CTACGAGAAGTTGTAACCATGACGAACACCTAGGACAGCCCTAGGGTTGCGATAACCTCTTCTAAGCCTAGAAGCTACGGTTCGCATCTTTTTGATTTGTTCCTTACTAATCAGATGAGGTGGTTTAAGACCAACCTGATTGTAATTCTCATAAATGTGACCGTTCCGCTTAGATACCATTACACGCTCTCCACTATCTAATCGTGTAATGTAATCTGTAGCATGCTCATATAAAGGACTACCAACAACCTCCTCGGGCATTGCAATCCACTTTCTGTTGATTTTCTCCTCTTCGAAAACTACCCAATCCATAAAAACTTTCTCCTATTCTTCTACAAAAATGAACTACTACCAATAATCCTAAACTACATCCAAACAGGTTTTGTTGACCTGAAAACCATAATAATCTCTTTCTTAGCTACACCAAGCTCCTGTTCTAAAGAACCTGCTCTAGCTGTTACACCGAGGTAAATGTTAGTGTAATATTCTAGCCCCTCCTCCTCGGCAATTCGCTTCCACTCATCTACGAAAGATACCATCCCCCTACCTTTCATATTAAAGTCAGCGATATTTACGGCACTGAAAGCACCGCCCTTAAGAGCCTTGTAAATGTTCTTACAAGTTCCTCGGACATACCCCTCAAGCCAAGCATCTAGACCTGAGAACTTGACGTGTGATTGGTTTGCCCTGTTTGCATCATGCTCTCCGTAATTCTCTAGCTCAAAATACGGTGGACTAGAAAAATGGAAATCTGACCAAGAGGTTTTATCCATCAAATCCTCTAACTCAGAACCACAACAATGCAACTCATAAGAACCTGTTCTACCAGTCACCTCCTCGATAGCCTCCGCTATCCTATGCGTATTGTACATCGACTCCATGTTTGGATCTACTCCAACATAAGTGAAGTTCTTCTTAGAAGTCAACGCACCTACCAAGCGACCACTAAAGCCACTCGAAGTATCAAAAATAACACCACCCTCAGGACAAAACCTCTCAAAGATTGCCTGAGCATTCATCGGTCTAAAGTTACTAGGAGCTGAACCTACCAATCTAAGACCTCCTTGGACATAAGAAGGAACTGCGTCCCCATCCTTATACCCAAAACAGAACTGGATTGCCCTATCGAGGTACTTATCCGTCATGAACTTACCGTAGAGAGTGTCTGCACCTTCTTTCTTCTTGTCCTCGTCCTGTATACTTGCAGTATCGAACAGGTTAGGGAAGAAGAAATTACAAAGACCAGTACCCACTCCAGCTCCAGTATTAACGGTATCACCATCAAACTTAGCCTCGTAGTCCAAACAACGTCTAATCTCCTGCTGTACCCCAAGAGGGCTGTAATAGTTTATAGGAAGAATATTTTTCTTTCTATAGATAGCCCTAACTTTTTCAATCATCTCCTGTTGTTGAGGAGTTTTCCTATTTGTACCGTCTCCCAGAGAATCATACATCTCCTTAGTATATTTGTGAATTTCTTCTAAGTCGTCTTCGTAACCTGTAGATACAGGCTCAATAGATTCGTAATTCCAGTGATGATAATTATCACTGTTGGCGAAGATTTCTTCCTTTGAAATCTCGCTTGCTGGTGTATTCAAATAACCCATTAAATCCTCCTAAAAACTACTACCAAGTTCTGTCAAAAGAAAGTAACACTTCTGCCAACTCATCAACAGATAACTTACTACTTACTTCAACATTTTCAGCAACTAGAGAAAATTTTTCTCCATTAAATTTATAAACCTTTACCCTACTTCGATTTACATCATAAACAACAGTAACATCGTCCATGATACCCCTGAACGAAAGCCTAACACCATACAGGTCTACAACCTTAATCTCCCTAACCTCAGATAACCTCTCAGCAATCATTAAAATACCTTTATAATACTCACTAGATTTCTTTCTAAGGAAATTAAGCTGGGCTTCATTACCCTTAAACATCATACACCTCTCTAAATAATAACTACCTATATTCTACCCCATGTACAATCAAAAGGCAAGGGAGCTTACCCCGCCTTTGTAGTGTTCTTAATTTTTAATAAGAGGATAGTCGATACTTACACTAGACTCCTCAGAAGCATAACCAAGGATACCTCGATAGATAGCCCTCTCGATAACATCTAGACCATGACCACCTGCAGAAATAACAGATAAGTTGCTTTTCTCAGCAATTGCTTTAATCTTACGGACACTTGCATGCCCAACAAAGCGCTTAACTACTACTGCAACATCAAAATCCTTTAACCTCTCTGTTACATGGACAGTAGTGGTATGACTATCAGAATCGATAAACATAAGCTCCTCACAACCCTTCTCGACCTCACACATAGTTTTCAAACGGTCATGATAAGAAGTCGGTACTCCAACTAAAGCTATCCTCTTACCCTTTAAGGAAAAGTCATACTTTGAAAAGCTTCGAACATACCCTACCAAAGAGGTTTCAGACTTCTTAGCCCGTGGGTTTTGATTCCCTTTTGTGACTACATGAGAATCTAAATAAAAACCTTGCCTTACCCACAAGATATAAGGCATCTCACCCTCTCGGATAAACAAATCCAAGGCATCTCCGTCTTTGATGTCGTACTTAGAAATAATCTCGTTATTCAAAGGGTAAGGATTAACCTTAGAGCCAGACTCCTTCAAAGAGATACCCCACTGGTCGTTGGGTACATAAGCACCATCATTATCGAAATATACAGGACAATTAGGAACAATCTTAACACCATCTTCAGGGTCAATGTGGTTCTCTTGACGAACATCCTCTAGATAAGTACCATTTAGCTCAAAAGAAATAACATCTCCATGCTTAATTTGTAGCATATCTAAAAGATAATAGTTACCCCTGTACAAACCCTCACCAGACTGTACGTCTTCAATAACAAACCCTCGTTTGTAAACGAGGACAATCCCTTGCAATTTATGGGCAATCGTAGAGTCATTAGAATACTTACACCAGACAGGTTTGTTTTCTTCTTTAACTTCATCTTCTTTTTCTGAGGTAGCTTCTTCATCATTTGATACCCCAGACAGGCTACTTCCAACACCCCTACAAGACTTGGCATTTACATACACCACATTATCTTCTGAGGTTCCTAGATTATAGGGTGCTTCGGTAGTTTCTTCCTTTAGTAAAGGCTTAATAAAATCATTAAAAGAAATATTAGAATATTCTAGTAAATCTTTTACCTAAATCTTTTACCTTACAAATCTCAGATATATCACCCCTAAGTAACATACCTCTTACACTACTTCGCAACTCTTCTAGAAAAGAATCACTATATACCATAATATACCTCCAAAAATATTTATAAAACTATTTTAGCAAAATGACATAAGAAAAGCAACCCTATTTAGAGTTGCTTAAGTTTTAGATTCGCCCCCTGTAAACTTCTCTGATATAATATACAGTTGAAGATATACCATAGAAACCCCTAACATTCCAAATTAAACTCTTTTTCATCATCTAATACTAAGTTAATACGTTTTAAATAATAAGCAAAGTGGTTCATAATCAAACCTACTGCACACGGGTATTGGTAAGTCTCTGCAGAACTCTCTTCACCTTCCTGCAAACCATCTAATATACACTCTTCATACTTTTTAGCATGAGCTCCTACTAATGAATAATACTCATGCAACTCTTGAGCTAAAGATATAGTACTTCCATAGCCGTCATAATTTAGGAAAGCGTCCCAATCTGCTACTTTAGTACCCCAGAGGATATTTAGATTGTTGTAATCTTCCATTAACGACTGTAGACTCGGATATTCATTTTTTAATTTACCTAGCTGAGGTGTTTCTGATGATGCATCTACATAGTTACAGAAGTCCCAAAGACCTTTATTTTTAATTAGCCCTGCTAAATGTAATCTATACATTTCATCTCTTTCAGTATTGTAGACATTATAGGGAAACTCAATAGCTAAGTATTTAAGTTCTGGGTTAACAGTAATAAGCTTAACTTTTGTTTTTGTTGCAGATAATACCCCCTCGAGGGCTTTTTCTCCAAACATATCTGCTTGATGTAAGCCTTGCTCATCGGATAAGAAGAAATAACATAAAGTAATGTACAATACTTGCGAGTTATTTAGCCTTATATCGTACTCGTTGGTGCTATGATTATAAGAACTACAAACTTTATTAAACCACTCATAAATTTCTGGTTGCATTTTTCAATTACCTCTAAATCTTCTATACTACTAGTTTATACCAATTACAAAAAGAAAGCAACCCAATTATAGGCTGCCTATCTACTATTTACCCAAGCACTTATTATACTGTTCTAAGATAAGGTTCATTATAGTCTCAACCCCATAGGTAGTTTCAACCTTATGGAAAGCTTCCAAGTAATCAGCTAAAAAATCAGCACTCACACTAGAATAATAACCATGAGTATTGTAAATGAAACCATTACTCAAAGCAATATAACTCCCTAAATCCTTACCCCTATAATTTGAAGAGTTGCTAAGACGCTCAAACGATACTTTTCCATCTTTAAAAGCATCTTCCATCTCAAAACACTCTAAACGGTCACACGGCAAATAAATACCATCACACTCTCTAAATACAATAGAGCCTACCATTGTATCGTCATAGACACTACTATAACAACTGAAAGACAGTACTCGTCTAGGTTGACCTTTCTCAACCTCATCCATATAAGCTTCGAACTTTAACTCGTCAGATAAATGGGCAAACGATACCTCTCTAAGGTCACTAGTTTTTAGGTAAGGTTTCAAGTTGTTGCTGAAGGGATACCCCACATATTTACACTCTGCCATCAGCAACATAGAACTAACTGCATCGATAATACGCTGACTAGGACTATCAGAACGTAACTCATTTACCGCTTCTCCTACTAACATACACATATACCACCTTTATTTTATGGTACTAGTATAACACCACTGTAAAAGAAAAGCAACCCAGTGGGTTGCTAAACTATATACAATTATAGATACTTGTCGTAGCTCTCGGCAATAACTGAAAGTGTACCATTAACACCACGGAAACCGCTATCTACCTTGTCGATACCCTCGAGATAGTCTGCTAGAGTAGATGGCTGAGTAAGGTAATTAAACCCATTAGGAGAGTAGAAAACACCACCACCTAGAGGATAATTGTCGCCCCAAATTTCAACATCGGAATCGTTAAAATTATCGATTGTGGGGAAAGTAACATAACCCTGCTCAACCCAATAAGACATGTACCCATAATCTACACGTCCACATGGTAAAAATAGACCGTTATCATTTGGTTTCTGAATAATTGAGTAAGCAGAAACAACTTCATGTAGACTATTAATGTGACTGAATAGCAAGATACGCTCATTGGTTAGGAAACTTGGAGCATTTTCTAAATTGTCTCCTACCTTTAGATAACCGAACTCAAGGTTATCGTAACCATTGATGCAACACTCATCTACCTCAGATACAGGAAGTAGTGGATTGACTACCCCTTCGTAGGGCTGTCCCTTATAAAAGCAATAAATTGACATTAAAAATGCACTAGCAATGTCTACAGAGCGCTGACTAGGATTGTCAGAACGCAAATCAGATACAAGTTCATTAAGAGTCTGTGTCATAAAACTTCACCTCAATTTTTGATAAGAATAGTTTAACACCATTATACAACAAAAGCAACCCACATTAGGGTTGCCATAAAACTATATGAGTCTATTTTCGTATTGTTTCTCTACATAAGATACTGTCGGGGAAATGTCATAGAAGTCATCTCCAATTTCTAACATAGCTTCTAATACATTTGCTAACTGGTTTGCGGTAGTTAGGCGAGAATAATAACTCTCTGAAACAACTGCACCACTTTCTAGGGTTGCCTGTAAAGGAGCATAGTCATTGTGACCAACTAAACCTGTAATGTCTGCGTAAGGAATAAGAGATGCATCTTCTAGTTGTTGTAACTCTATATACCGCAACCAAGAGCGTGGGACTGAGTAACTAAATTCCTGAGAACCAAATCCATACACTATACTAGCAACTTCATGAGTTTCTGAAATTGGGTTATAATATGAAAATACTAACGTCCTGTTACTGTTTTCTGGTGTTACTTCTCTAATACGAAGTTTTCTACCAAAAGGAAGATAAGAGAAGTCCTTCATATCCTGAACATTGTCTGGCTGTACAGTAGAAGAATCTGAATTACTATACATATAGGATGTAACTAGAAACAAAATAGATGCAATGTCTACTGCCTTCTGAGAAACTTGACTGGAACGCAACTCTGCTAACAAACTTTCTGGTGTGTACATAAGATATACCCCTTTTTCTATTTACTGATAATAGTATAACAGTCTTACAAATAAAAGACAAGGCTACTTAAGCCCTGCCCATTAACTATTAGGAATAACCGAGAATACCAGAGAAACCTCAGACCTGCTATAATTTAACCTCTTATAGACAACAGTCTTAACATCTCTAGGTAAAACAGTAACAATTATAATACTAAGAGGTTGCATGAAGATATGAGCCAAATCTACCGGGTCGTCACTAATATACCCCAGAAACTCGCTCTCAGATACCCCTACCCATTCGGTTACCCACTCTAAAGGAATACTAAGTTCTTCCTCTTGTTTAGAGCCGTTATAAAGAATACCTACACACTCCTGAAGAGCAAGGAGCTGAACCCTAGACCTAAATAAACCTAAGTACTCAGGTTCAGCACCCCTAAGCAACTCCAAGAAGTCACTTACACCATAAACATCTTCTACCATACTACTCTTCCTTACCTTCCTCATTCTTAACCGAAGAAATATCTTCCGTCTGAATAGGGTCACTAGGTATCTTAACCTTCTCATTAGTACCCTTTAAAGCCTTAAACCATACTGGTTTTACCTGCTTCTTAAAGTCCCTACCCCATACTAGGTACTTCTCCTGCAACTCTGTAGAAGCGTACCAATCCTGCAACTCGACATACTGGTATCTCTCGAGAGTTGCTAAATCCATTAAGCCATACATAGTACCAGTTCTAGCTGAAACATTACCTTCACTATCTACCAATGCACTATTAGACTCCAACTCAACAGTACCATCCACCAAGTTCTCCACTTTCCACTTAGTGTAGATATACTTATTATCCGACTTAGGGTCTAAACCACGGTTTCTGACATTAGCTTTCATAATCTCCTTGATAGCATCACTACCATAAGAAACCTGTAAAAGCGTTACCCTAATAGGTGTTTGTACGTCTTCGCCATTCTCACCTTTCTTAACTACAACAGTTATAACAGGTGTATTCAAACCTGCAGGGTTCTCCTTACTTCCATCACCAGTTGGAAGTACATAATCCTTAGGTTCTACCTTTAACTCTTTCGTCAAACTAGCAAAACCTACCCAATCATACCGAATATAACGGAACTTTTCCCACTTATAAGGTTCTGTGTATTTTTCCTGTTCTTCCTTAGGTTTAGCAGACCACTCCTTATGTTCTTTGGACTCAATCTCGCTACCCCGTAAAGTTAGATAACTAAACCTATCTAAAGCATTCCTAAACTCCTTACTAGAAAATAGTAACTCGTCCAGATAAGCGTCCTCACGCTCAGTAACCCTATACCCCTCGCCAGACTGTACCAACTCAACTTTGCGTTTAACAGTCTTAATAGGCAAATCCTTAGAGTTATCCGAGATGTACTGAGCAAACAAATCCGTTACCTTATCTACAAAATCGGCATCAGATTGTTTTATTTCAGACCTCTCCATCAAATCGTTAATCTCTTTAGCATCGAATTTAAGCTTCTTATAATCGATATAAGAGAACTCGACTTCCTCGCCATAATTTACTAAAGATTTATCCTTAACCGTCCGACCACTAGCACTATCCAGATAAACAGAACCATACTTATTCAACGAGTCTACCTTCAAAGGTTCATACTTAACAGTACCTAAGACAGTCTTAACAAACTTCTCCCTACTTTGGTTTTTATTCTGTAGCTTAACCTCAGTAGACAGATATATAGAGCCTGTAGTATCACTAAGAGCCTTATCCGCATAATCGTTCAGATACCCCTGATACAGTTTCAGAGCATAGCGACCAGTACGCTCCTCTTTGACCTTTAGCCTGCTAGGATATAGTACCTGAGACCTGTAAAAAGCTACACTTCCCACCAAGAAGATAGAAGATACAAGCAACCCAAAAAGAGCTGCACCAAAGTTCTTCCAAAATCCACCTTTCCTAGCTTTTCCAGTAAAGCGCTTATAACCATTTGGTATAGACACTCTATTTTTCTTACTCATAATCAACCTCCGAATGAAACACTATTACTACTTCCTAGTAACTGACTCAGTAACGCATCTCCAGAGGTTTCAGTACCTGAAGATACATCAGTAGACTCCTCAACCTCAATATCAAACCCATCAGAGAAACCATCGTCAGAGAAGTCACTAATAGGCGCCTGAGTAACAGGACTAGGCTTAGGTTTAGACTCTTCAACCGTTACACTAGGAACAGTACCACCCATGGAAGATAACAGAGCTTTAATATCAGCCATAAACTGGTTCTGACTATCCTGCATTTCACGTTTGAAATCTTCAAACTCAGAGTTTCTACCCCCACTAACAGGAGTCGATATATCTTGTTTAGCCTCATCTAAACTCATCTGCATAGAGTCACCTAGCATACCCATATAGTCCAGAGATTGATTAGCCTGCTGAAGCTGCTCCTGCAAGGAAGATAAACCCTCTAAATGGTTCATCTCAGCAGTACCGTCTACGATTGAACGTACTTTATCACTTCGATAATAGGCTTCTAACAAATTACCTACCAACTTGTTAAAGCCTTTACGTGCCTTAGCAGGTACAATGACTTCGTTAAATACCTCTTCAGACACTTCTGCCATAATACCAACTTTAGGCATCTAAACACCTCCAATCATACCCCTCTCGCTTGGCAATTTTTGCAACTTTCTCAGACATCTCATCTACCTTCCCAGATAGTAAGAAAATAGCCCTGCTAGAGCCACTAGCAAATCTAGAATTATAATACATAGACCTAGCCGAAGTTCCCAAAGAACGGCAAACCACCTCTACACTAGACCTACCAGAGACAGAAGAAAGTAAATCTCTGCCAAAATAATTAGAGATATCTCCGCCATAAATTATAACATTTACACCTAAAGATTCTAAATACTCTAACCGCTCAGATAAATTCATAGAATAGAAATACATCTCATTACCAGAGGACTTAAAGGAACTTAGAACGTAAACATCCTTATACTTACTAGAAGATAGGTACTTACGCAAGGAGTCTAAAGTATCCTCATACCAAGAACTAACTTCGATACCCCTCTTAACACCGAAACGGTAATCCGACACACTCTCATTAGACAAGTCTACAAAAATACCGCCATTACTAGATTCAGATAAATACTTCTCTGCCCTGATATAGGCTTCTCTATGTGAGTCTCCAGAACCTGCAAAAATAAATTTTACATTTCTAAATTGGATATTAGGACTTACCAAACTACCTACTACTAGCTCGCCATAACTACTAGGAATGTGTAAGCCATTACTAGACTCCTCTACACTAGATTCGTAAGAATCAGAACTATTTAGCAACCGTCTATTAAGTTCGATAACATTAGCTTGTTCAGACCTTAGTCTACCCTCTAACTCGTTAACCCTATCTTGTAACCTCTCTACATCCGAACTAGTAGAGTTAGTATTATTAAGTTGAGACTCCAGTTCGCTTATTCTCTCATTAAGAGTACGAGAATAGCCTGATTCAGTAGAGTACAACTCCTTATATTTAGATAAATCTAAGCTTAAACTACCTTTATCAGCTTCTAGTAATCGAATTTTTTCGTTTAATTCAGAATTACTAGACCTTAAATCAGCTAAATCCGATTTTAAGGAGTCTACAAGAGAATTATCTATAGGAGAGTCTACTGTAATTTCGAAATCTAAACCTTCATCAGAACCTAGAGACATAATGTACTTGTCAGCAAGTTCCTTATTCTGAAGTTGTAGCTGTCTTATAGTCTCTTCCTTAGCCTTCAATAAAGGAAGTAAAGAACTGGAATTACTAGAAAGAGAGTCATCTACACTAGGTAAAGACTCCTTACTAACAGTTTCAACGTATTCTAAGCTTAAATCATACCTTGAATTAAGATAATCAACCAATCCTCTAGTATCGAATACCTCGTAAAACTTACCACTAGACTCGAGAATACCCCTGCAAGACTCGAGGTAAGGATTATCAGCTAAAGGAGTAAGATATACCCCAAGGATAGAGGCATCGGACAACTCTAAACGGATTAGCTTAACTAGCTCTAAATCTCCCTCAAAGGCGTAACTTACAAACTCAACTACGCCCTCACCCATATAGGAGTCATAGGCTTGCCCAAGAAAAGACATCTGCTCATTAGACAAACCATTAACTATTACTTTCATGCACTACCCCTCCGATAGTACCCCTGCTCCTAGGATATTTAATAGCCGAGGATTAGTCTCAGCACCTGTAGAGTCCTCACCCTTATACTCCTTAGGCAATGGTACGAGCTCAATATTAGGAGAAAACTCCTTCAAACGGTTTACCAAGTAAGTAGAAAGACTCTCTACACCCTCGATATCGCTTGGAATACTTCCACCACCAACTACAAGCAGATTTTCAACTGTCTGCAATGGGAACATAGTCGCCTCAAAGTAAGAGGTGATTTCATTGATAAGGTTATAAGCAACCCTGTCCTTAGACTGAGCGATACCCTTTTCGATGCGGATAACCTTAGAGCCATCCTTAACAACACCAGTGCGGACTCCCTCCTCAACTACACTCTCAGGAAGAGTAATGTTCTTCTTAATAAGCCCCTGACGTACAAAGGCAATTACATTGTTACCCCCAATCTTAGTTGTAGACTTAGTGTGGTCTAAAGTTTCAGTACCCTTGATGATAAAGAAGTCAGTAGTTCCTGCACCAATATCCACAACCAAAGTTGTCGCATTCAGCAAGTACTTAAACTCTTCGTTTACAATCCGACCTCGACGCATTAACGTGCCGATATAAGCCGCAAAACCTTCAGGGAATACCTTAACGTTCTCAATATTCAAGTCTACCTTGAAATCTGGTAACAGGTACTCTAATTTAGAGATACTGTTAATCTTGTCATAAAGTACCTTACCACCAACCTCAATATCATTAGGCGGTAAAAGGTAAGTCACCTTCCAACTAACGTCCAAGGCACTCATGCGACAATTATACATCTCAGCGAGTAGCTTATACCCCTCATAAAATGCACGAATAAAGGTTAATACAGAAACCTTACTATCCTGCTTAGTCTGCATAGCGGTTGGGCGAATAGCCATAGTAGGATACTCGCGCTCAACTAGCAAACCATTAGCAAAGATTTCTCCCTGCTCAGTGCGGAAGATAACAGTATTGCTCTTGTCATAGACATCAGACAAACTGTAATCTTCCTGCAAAGGGGCAAATTGGTTACTTACAGTAGACAGCTTCTGCCGTACCAGACCACTACGTCCTACCCCTGATTGCACCATAACTCTCGTCTGAGAGTTACCCAAGTCAACAATTAGCGTTGCACTTACACTTTTCATATTTACAAAGTCCTCCAAACTTAAGATAACCTAAACTCTCGGCAAACAAAACCTAAGTTTTCAGGTATCTAAAAAATAATTTCTTTATACAATTCTACCATAATTAGTGTAAAAAAGCCAAGGCTATGTATGCCTTGGTCTTCTATTACTAAGTTTATACAACCATTAAGAATGGTACTTTGTGATGTGCAAGATTGCAATAACCAACAACGCTGGAATCAAAAGCACAAACCGACAAAATACCCTAACAAACCTTTTATTGGAAAAAAGTTTGTTCAAGATTACCAACAGTACAAGACCTGCAAATAACCCCATAAGGAAAGCTGGAAACTGCTGATAAAACAACTGCTGTGACTCTGCATAACTCATAACTTCTACCTCCTAGAAACTCCCTAAAATATATGCATAACTTACATAAGCATATATAAATAACACTCTGACCTTCTACCGCTGAAGTCTCCTGCAGAATGCCTTAACTAGGAAATTCATTACTAAATATTTTATGTATATATTATACAACACATGCATATAAAAGTAAATAGAGTTACAAAGTAGCTAGATAAGCAATTGCAAATCCCAACAAGGCTATCTATAAACCAAAATTATAAATTATAGAAAAGAAAAATATTAACTTTATAGAGCCACTAAGTACTCCATAAATAAAATATTCCAATTCTAAATAATTGCAAGTATTGGAGATACTAGATAAAACCCCTGACTATGAATTTATAATATCTAAAACATCATGAAATGCTTTACCACCAGTTGCGATAAAGTAACAAGCTAAGCCAACAAGAACAACTGCTATAAGCATAACTAGCAAATCTTTAGGTTTAACAGTAATATACTTCATAGTAATAATATACATTGCAACCCAGAAAACAAGCAATAACCCAAAATAAAGAGCTCCTGGAACAGTTAACCCAATGTTAATCAAGGACTGAGCAAAAGTTTTTAAAACAATTGTTCCCATCACACAACACTCTAAATAAAATAGCAACTCCCAAAGAAAAATAGTTAATTCATCTTCTTCTTGAGTCTTCTCATTTTTCTTATAATCCATTATAACCTTCCCTCTAAGACATACCCCTAACAAGTTGTAACGTAGGGCGTCCCTTCTCCAACATAGGAAGAATAAGACCTGTCTCGAAATTCAACTCCAAATCAAAACATTTTACATCTATACCATCTACCGTATAGATAGCATACTTATCATTGCCACGCTTCTTCTCTATCTGAGAAATATCGCCAACGTACCTTAAGTGAACCCTATGATGGTTTAATAGGTAGCAGTTTTCCTTAGAAGTCCGATAACCTTTCTTCCTATCCCGCATCCACATACCTAGGTGACCTACTTCTTTGACTGGTACCTCATCAGATACAGTCTCAAATAACTCTTTACACCTCTTAGCAATTCTTGCGAATTTTTCAAAGTCTTTGGAGAAATTTAAGATACCATAAGCACTAGCATGCCCCCTACCATCAATACCAAACCTATTTAACTCCCTACGGAAATCTACGCTCTGCACACTACCCCTAAAGGAAGCCCTCCCAACAATACCATCATCAGAATAGTAAGCAATTACAACATTACTAGGGCTAGTGTACCTAGATGCTAAAAGACCAACAAAGTTAGTTACAAAGGATTTCTCATCATCGGTCAAACCATAAGAAGATATCTCAATAAACAGAATACTATTATACTCATAAATTTCAATACCCTCCTCCAAACGGAGAACGAAATCACGCTGTAAAGACTGGTAATCCGTCAAAGGATAGCCATACCCCAATATGAAATCACAAGCCAAGTCCTGCAAGTTAAACCTAAATAAAGCATTTACCTTAGGAGAAAAAGTGTAATCAACAAAGTTTCTATCCATGCAAGGCAAACCAAAAGCATAATCTCTACCCAAAACAGATTCTATTAGATACCCAATATACCCCTCGTTGGGGTGAGAGTATAAGGCATCTAAAAACTGCCTAGCCTCAGGCATCTCTATATTACGGACATCCGATAAAAGAGTCAAACCTACCAAAGCACGATTAGTGTAATTTCTAAAGTACTTAGTAGAGTCATAAACCTCTTCATAATAATGCCCAATACAATGCCAAAGAACCCCCATACCAGACTGGAATAGCCACTCCTGGTCTTCAAAAGGGTACTGGTTATTGATTACTACACCAGATACTACGTTTGGGTTAAAAGGCTTTTCCTCGTAAATGGGTTCTTTACCCTGTTCTGCAAATATGAACGACTCCTCACACTCGTGGTGGTCTACGGAAACAACATTAACCCCATTATCTACTAATTCCTGTAGCTTGTTCCTTTCAATGGTAAAGTCTACCGCAAATACAAAGTAACCCTCTAACTTCTCAGCAGGTATAAAGAAACCATGGCTACGATTAGAATTTACATAATAAGGAATGTTCTCATCTTCTAACTCCTTCTGTAAGAAAAGTAAGAACTCTCGCATAGAAACTAACCCATCTATATCAGGGTCACCATATACCAGTACAGGCGGTCTATCTTCTTTAGGTAGAGATTTCAGATACTGTACAACCTGTATAAAGTAGTCTGTACCCCTAAAATCAGCTATCATACCGCCTCCTTAAATAGTGAATACATCACCAACAAACATCCTTAATATAATTAAGAATAACACAAAAATAACTGTAAATACAAAAGCACCAATTATAGCTAATATAGTACCCTTCGTATCTTGTTTCTTTTCTACCATAAGAAACTCCTTTCACTTACCCTATAAAATTAAGATAAAATCTTATAACGAGGAACATCAAAACTGAAATAAGGAAAATATAGCGACTTACTAAGTAGCTATTACAGTCTTCCTTTAAAATTGCGGTTACTCTCCCTTTCTAATTCTGATAAAATAATATCTACCTCTGTACCAGAAAGATGTGGGTTCTTAAGACGAGTGTAGTCATACCCCTTAGAAACCGCCCCTGCCATAGCCTTAATATGGTGAGACTGGTAAACATAAAGTGACGCACCAGAAGCATCTTTATCTGTCTCAAACAAATCTAAATCTATTACACGTTTTCTAGCTAAATCTCTAATAGAAACTAGAAAATCATAAGAAATAAAATCATAAACATAATCAACTATACTTCCGTACCACAAAGTAGCCGATATTTCCGCCAATAAATCTAACACATGCGATGACCAAGCCCCTTTAAGAAACTTAGAAATAGAATGACCATTAGACATAATGGTAATCATACTCTCAATTTCTAGTTCTGAATATACCTTACCAGTAGTGAACAACCACATAGGCAAATTACGCTTAAGCCCCTTATCCAAATAACCCCACATAGAGATAGGAGTTCTTAAAAGATTAAGGCGCTTATCTAGATAGCCACTCCTAGCCCAACTAAGGATATAATCCCATTGAGATTCGTCAAAACCCTTACCAATATAAGGATAAAGTTCTTCAGCACTAAACCCTTCTTTTAGATATTTCCTTACTTTGAATAAAGTATAACCACTAGAAATGTTTAATACTTCTTTCGGTACTCCTTCCTTGACTGCCAAACGTATCTGATTAAGACGATAAGGGTTCTCCCTACAAACGGATACCCACTCAGTTAAGTCCAGTCCATCAAGAATCATAGACCTTACCTCATCCTGAATATCCAAAGAGTACCCCACTAAGACTTCTGATATATTGTCTAGTGTTACCCTTCTACTATTTAAATACATATTAACTCCTAAACATACTTTTATACTATTATAGCAAAAAGTCTAGTAATTAACAACTAGACTCTTACTCTAATCTTAAACCCTAATAAACCTTCCATCTACAAACTCACTAAGAGGTCTAGCCCAATAAACTAGGTCTGCATCGTGGTAAATAACCAAAGGCTCGAGAGTTGACTCATTATAAGCTAAACTTGTTACATGATAAACTGTTTCAGTCTTTCTATGCTTAAAGTTTTTACCTATCAAGAAATAAGTATCTACAATTCTGTTAATCTTCTGCTCCATCTTCGAAAGCCTTTCTATTTCTTGCTTCTAGACTAGCATCTCTTCCTTTTAGAGAACCCTTAGTCTTACTCATGGTAGCAATCTCCTCAGCCCTAGACAAGTCCATTTCTTTGACAAACATACCCTCAGAGCCTTGGATAGTCATAATGGTTGACCGCTTCTTAGCACGAGTGCAAGCAATATAATGATTCCTACGCTCCTCCTCTAAGTCTTCACTAGATACAGCCTTCTTATGAGGGAATACATCAACCGAATCATTCCAAACATAAACCGAATCAGCTTCCTTACCCTTAAACTCGTGGACAGTTACAATACGAACTTCTACGTTCTGTAATTTCATTCGACTCTGCATACGCAGATTCATTTCATCTAGCTCGTATAAGAACTCACTAGCACTCCTAAAACCATCAGACCTTACAAGTACAATCAAGCTAGAAAGAATAGAACGCATCCTAACATCATAAGTGCTATCAGATTTGTAGATAAAGTTATGGTAATAGCTTAACAAGTACTCTACCAAGTCCATCTGAGTAATCTTCTCCTCTAAGATACCCACATAAACATTTTTCCACTCTTCCAAGATACGAGAGATAGATGGGCAAGAATAATCAATCTCATCCATAGACACCTGCCAAATACTCTCCCCACTATTCTTAAGAGCTGATATCATAGAGTCAACTTCCCAAGTGTTATAAGTTAGCTGCTTAAGAGCATCAGATACGTTCTTAGTAGATTTCTCACTTACCAGACGAACAATATTTAACACCTGCTTTACCATATAAGAGTTTAAAGACATACCATCACCAGAGATACTATAAGAAAATCTACCATCCCTATCTAGCATAATAGCTGGTAATAAACCATCGCTATTCTCTCGGCAAATAATGGCTACATTCATTCCGTCAGATACATCCTTATAAATCAAATCACCTAACTTCTTAACCATAGAGTTATATGTAGGGAATACCCCATAACGGAGTTCTCCTCCCTTGTTATAAGCCTTAATAGACTTCTCTAGACGGTTCGGATTTAACTCAATACTAGGTACAATAGCATCCACAATGTTGCTAGGGCAACGATAGTTAGTAGACAACCTAGAGATAGTAGGACTGAAGTCCTCAATAAACTTCTTAGTGATGATTTCATGGTCACTCCCCCTCCACGAATAAATAGTCTGGTCATCGTCACCTACTGCAACAATTTGCTCTGCTCCTAACATATAAACTTTTAGGATAGCATACTGCTTCTGAGAAGTATCCTGAAATTCGTCAATAAATAGAAACTTATAACGTTCTGATACAAAATCAATTACGTCCTGACGCTCCTCAACATACAATAGTCGATATAATTCGTCCTGTAAGTCTTCAAAATCAAACTTCTCAGCAGTTCGACGAGCAAGTGCCCAATCGTTAATAATAGCATCAATCTCAGCAGGAGTTACATGAAAATCCTTATAGATATCGTGCAAGTACCTCTTAGAGTCCAACCTATTTCTTGTATAAGTTAAAGCACCCTCGAAATCCCTAATATTCTCAGCATTAAGGAGTTTACCATTCTTTCTGATACCATAGTTCTTAAGGATGTTCCTTAAAATTCTAGTATTATCCTTAGCAGAAATAAAATTAGTAGTAACACCTAAAGCATTCAGTACAGCCTTAAACTCTGCGTGGATAGTGGAAAAAGTAATTGCAGAAGAAGTATCACGATACCCCATCCGCTTATTCCACTTCGAGAGTTCATACTTAAGTTCCTCAGCACCAGAACGAAGAAATGTAGAAACCCAAATCTTAGACATGGTACGAACAGTATTCCCATTAACCTCCACCTTTTCAGTAAGCTTACCAGTCTTAGTGCCGTAGATAAGCTTAATAATAGTAGATGTAGTCTTACCACTACCTGCACATGAAAGAATAAGCTGGTTTCCCCAAGTTCTAAGTACATCCTCCAGTTCAATTAAATCGTATCCCATCTTCGAGATATCCCTCAAGAACCTCTCACTAGCAGAGTCCTTTTTCATAACATACTCTTTAGACTTTTCTTGTACCTTTTCAACCTTTGGCTTAGCCTCTGGTAAATCAGACTTAAAGTCTTCAAGTTCTTTGAATAAATCCAAAACTACCTCCAAATACTTTCGGAAATCTGATCTGAACTAGTCAGAAAACAGATTTCCTATATTCCTAAAACTAAAATCAACTTTCAGAAAAGAGATACTTAGTCTAGGAAAACAAAAACCAAAACTCAGAAATCTAAATACTAATTTCAGATTTCTAAGCTCACTATCGGAAAACAAAACTCAAGGTTAAAAGTCTAGCCCCTCAGAAAGAAAGTCAGATGGTTTTTCAATGTTAGTACCTTTATGAACATCCCAATAACCTTCTTTCCCCCCAAAGTAATATTCTCTAAATAACTTGGCGTTAATAGGGGAATCGTTTTGCATAAGAGTGTAATAGATAGCATCAGCCTCTGACAACTCCTCCTCAACAACTACCCCACTAGGAGATACTAACTTCTTAACCTTGTCTACAGTAGAGATAGAGTCAATTAAGTACTTCTCTCTAAAGAAATGATTTCCAATACCACACTCCCTCAACTCAACTACCGTAGAGTCGTACAAGGAGTCATGTGCCTCCAATAAATCGTAATACAAATGCCGATTTTTCTCAGGTATCATTTCAAAATCTTTAGCCGTCTCCTCGTAGGTACGAGTAGCCCTTAGATAAGAAAGATACATCTTACCGTTAACCACTTCGTCTAATCGAACCACATGGGCTGCATCAATACGTCCTAAAGAGTTTGAAGTGTTGATACCCGCTCTATCATAGAGGATAAGAATCATACCTTCTTTGAAGCCGAGCTGGTCCATAAGAGATAGCTTCTCCTCTACAGAGTACTCTTTGTTAAAGCCAAGATGCTGTGCATCATACTGGAATAAAGTAAGCTTCAAATCTATGTTAGAACTCTCATTCAAGACAATCTTAACAATCTTAGAAAACTCAGGAAAAGACTGGCGAACAGATTCTATATCTATATAGCTAGAAATAGTCTTAGAGAGTTGGATAGAACACTTAATATAAAGACAACGTGTCTCTATACCTAAAAGGTAGTCCATCCAATGTTTAGCTACTAACCCTGCTAAGAAATATTGCATATCTAATACCCCACTCAAGGAGTAGTACAAAGAGCCAAGAGTCTCAAGACCGTAGCTTTCATCCCAATAGAGATAATCACCGTTATCTTCAAATAAGTTAGGCTTATCTAGATAAGAGCAATCTTTACCGCTATCATAAGGATAAAAGTCGCTTTCCTTAACAGTTGCGCCCCTAACTAAATTATTTTCAATTAGATAATTCTTATAACCTGCATAAACAGGAGAACCAAGCCCTGCCCTAGAACGGACACCGCTGAAATCTAAAAGATTACCTCTTCGAGCTCCTTCCATAGCTAGAGCAATAGCCAACCTATACTCACTACGAGTCTCAAGGTAACTCCGACCAAAAATATCCTTAACTGAAATCACAATTTCTCACCTGCCTTTTCCATAATGTAGTTAACTAAAGAGAAATAGTCCTCTCTAGTACCCTTAGAGCCATCTAATACCCCCAATAGATAGCGTAGCCTAGAAACGTCCAAATTAGATACTAAAGCCTTAATATAAGGCTCACTTACAGTTGCTAAAAAGTTAACCTCTTCGACAAACGTCGATATAGGCTGCTGCCCCTCTAATAACTTAACATCTTCCCCAGAACTAAGCCCCTCAATAAGAGAAACAACCCCACTAGGTAAAACATTAGTAAGATGACTAGAGCCTAACAACCTATCTAGGCAATCATTACACCACTGGTAGTCACCCTTATCTAGACTATCGAAGAAACTCTCTCCTACCGAGTTCCAAGCATCATTAGATAGGGTAAACCTAGCCCGCTTAACCGTCTCAGCAGAAACACCTAGCATCTCCGCAGACTCCTTAGCTTTCAACTTACGCAAAGCAAAGTACTGACTAGCTTTCCTAACCTTAGTGTATTTTCCACTTTCGATGTAAGCCTCTAGTCTATACAGAATAGATAAAGCTTCCGTATTACTATGTTCTAAATAAAAATCCCGCTTAGCATCTAAAGTCTTAAAAAAGTTAGACATATAATCCTCCCTTCCCTATAAACTAAATAAAAATAATATAATATCGCTATTTAAGTAAATACCCCTATACCACTAAAGACCACAAAATAAGCCCTAATAAGCCCTAAATAAGCCACTACTAAACCTACCCTACCCCCATATCTTTTTTCAAAAATACCAAGTAAACGCAAGCCAAAACGAGGTTTATTATATAAGGGTATCCCCAACCAAGGCAAAAATACCACTAAAATATGCCACATTATTTTACCCCTAATATACCACATTCTAACCAAGAAAGCCACCCACTTACAACCTAGTAAAAGCAACAATCTACAATACCATATAACAATCTACTAAACATATAATAGCATTCTAACAAGAATAATAAGTAATTAGATATAATGTAATAACTAGCATAATAACAAAATATAAAGCACTCTCCACACTATAAATAAAGGAGATGTACTCAGGAGTAAGTACATCTCCACGGAGATATATGTACAGGGAAAGACATAACCCTGATGACCACTGAGGGAATCGAACCCCCATCTAAGGTTTAGGAAACCTCCGTGATATCCGTTACACTAAGCGGTCAGGATAGCCGAACTATGTCGGCATCAATGATCTACTGAACTTCCTTCTTAAACTTCTTAGCTGCTCGAAAGACCGGAAGAATTCTCTCGGCTACAACACCTACCTTATTAGTTGCAATGTTGTACTGTCTACGCTCCCCACGAATAGAAGCTTCGAAAATTCCAAGACCTGGAATAGATACCTTGCTACCCTGAGACACTTCAGAGCGAATCTTCTCAGACAACTTGTCCAAGAACTTGTTAGCAGTTGACAACGGAACACCTACCTCTGTAGCAAGGTAAGAAATCATTTCTTTCTTATGCACTAGATAAGAACCCCCTAATAAATAATTTTTATGATACTATTTTACTAATATTAGTTATAAATAGCAATAGCAATCCTAACAATAAAGTTAAACCCTGTAATAATAGTCTAAAGGCAATCTCTGAGCAACAAAAGGACACCTAAGTATTCGTACCCCCTTAGACAAAGCCCTATCTAAAATCTGAGGATAGAAGTCATTCATGTACTTAAAGCCTCTAAACTCCAGTACAAACACCATCTTACGCTCTAAAGGATAAGAAATCAAACCAGCAGAATGAAGAAGTATTTTTCTTTCTCTAAGTATGGACTTAGCATCTCTACCATTCAGCTTATGTTCTTCTATTTCCTTACTTATAAGATAAGGGTTTAACCTAAGATAGCAACCCCAACATACCCCCAATAGACCGTGAAAACTAGCTGTCTTAGCTTCGATATTGTAATCAAAAGCCTCATAACAAACTATATGTCTTCTAAAGTCATCTCCTCTAGGAACTAATTTCCCACACATCTCACAGTTACCCCTAGCTCTCTTTTTGCACTCTCTAGACATCCTAGAGTATTCGGATGTGCTAACTAAATCTCTAATACCTACTCCAATAAGCGTATAAGGCTTATCTGTTATAGTCATATACTTAAGATTAGCTATATTGGGTTCCTTATCGTGTGGGAGAGGTTTCCTACTCTGATAGTTATATCTTTTGTTAGACATCACATATACCTCTCAGTCTTTAACTAAAGTAAACAGGTTAATTACTAGATATGGTACGATTTGTTAGACATAGCCAACTCAAAGTCACTCTCAGAAAATAACTCGGTTACAGTTCTCACCTTTCCAGAGTAACTAACTACCATCTCTACAGAAACATAACCTTTCTTCCTACTAACATTTCTAATCTTTTCAATCTTAACTTCCATAATATCTCCTATAAATACCATTGTTACAAATTATACACCTCTCTCCCTACTAAAGCCAATAACCTATACCCCCTAGCAATATAAAGGGATATAAAAGGACATTATAGATAAAATCTATAATGACTAGCTCTAAAAACTATTAGGTAGAGCAACTATATATCTACTATAATTCTAGCAAAATCTTAGCTAAAAATAAAAGCCCATCCGAAGAAAAATCCGCCTACTTAGGCTAAGGAATTCTCTACCAAAATCGACTTTATAAAAATAACTATGATTTTAGAACTTCTACTTTTTTAATAGCTCCCGCAGTAAAATAATACTGCTGCAAGCCTTCCTTATCGTTTAATAACTTCTCAAAGCTATCACATACCGAACTCTCTCCATCTAAAATAGATTCCCATACTTGGAAATTAGTCTGCATAAGAAAACGGTCTTCTACCTCTAGAACACATACCCTCTCAAACTTATTAAGTTTTTCAAGATTGATACAATCAATATCTGGATAAGCCCAAATACCTGTCTCACCCTCTAACATAAGAACTCCAGTTAAAAGGAAGTACAAATCCTTAATATCTCTATATGCTCTCAGAAAAAACTCGTGTTCTCTAGCAAAAGAACGATTCAGTAACGGTAAGTAAGTCCCACTCTCCAACTTAGAGATTACACTTAAAGGCTGAACAGTGTACACTTTCATGCCTCCACTCCTTTCCAAAAGAAAAGCCTGCTTAAGCAGGCTTACTTTCCTAATCGACCTCTATCTGTTCATCAAATGTTTTAAGGTCCTCTAAGCGAGCCTCGATGTCTTCTAGATCTTCCTGAGTAAAGTAAGGAGCAAATCCTTCTTCACTAAAGGTGCTTACACGATTCCCATTTTCGTAGATAGCATAAGCCTCTTCGAAATCAGTAAGGAATGACTCAGGGAAACCACCTTCAGCCACGATGTCTACGTTCTCATCGGCAATTTCTTTTGCCAAACGCATTACCTGACGTCCATCTTTGAGACCTTTAACCGCATCTGAGAAAACGATGGCATTTCCACCAGAAGTGAAAGCTACCCCAGTTGTTTTTCCTGTTTGCGGGTGCTTGTACTCAATGACCGCTGCATGCAGAAAGAAACCTTTCTGCGTAATGAAGCGTTCCGCTTGCCACTTCATCTGTACCATATCAGATTTTACAAAAGTCGCTGATTTGTTGAAATTTACTGTCATAAGTTAATAACTCCTATTTTTAAATATCTTTTATTTCGAAAAGTGACTGATGACGAACCCTACTAGATGCCTGACCTAATAAGGTATCCTTCTCAGAATTAAGGTAGTCCCAAGCTTCCTTAACTCTCTGCATCTCCTTAGGGTCACCACCCATATCAGGGTGTAACTCCTTCATCCTCTTACGGAAGATACGCTTAGCGTCCTCATAAGATGTAGAGGAAGTAATACCCAAGATTTGATAAGGATTCATCATAGCCTCATTTCTAATAATTTTTATAATACTATTTTAAACAATATGCCCTAAAAGAGCAACACCACTCCAAGAACTATTTTGATAAATTGCTAGACTCGTCAATTATATCTTTAAAGTTCTTAGCTGCCTTTCCAATACTTCGGAAAAGCTTCCTACCTGCCCAACCAGTTGCCTGAGTAGTTCCAGTAACACCTGCGCCTATAAGACCAGCTGTTGAGTAAACAGTCTTGCGGAAAGTACCCAAATCCTTTCGTTTCCATACATCACGACTATACTGCCAAGTATTAAGTCGTTTTCTATGAAGCCAAGCCTGAGACAATCTATAAGCCTGTTCAGCCCTTCTAGGTTGGTAGAAATCATCGCTAGAGCCATACCCTAATTCCTTGACAGTAGACCTAGAGTACTCCCTACTTCCAACTACGAATTTCTGTAATGTTCTGATATCTTCGAAAAGCTCCTGGACATTAAAGTTAGCACCATACCCCATTCCCTGAGAGATTGAAGTAAATACAAACCTAGAAGAATCTACCTGTAACTTAACCACTCCAGACCTAGGAAGAAGCTTCCAATTAAAGTATTCAGCTAATCTACCACTTCTAATATTGTCTGCAACAACACTAGGTAAACCATGTAGTAAATTCTCAGCAATCTTAAGACCAACCATTACATCATTAACTACCAATGAGCCACCAATAACGGAAATAGACTTAATACCACCTTGTTGCTTAGCTGTAGCTAAAGCCTTCTGAGTAACTGTCTTAACTAATGCTGGGTAAGAAACTTCAACTACTGAACCATCCAAACTAGACATATTTTGGTCAAGTACAATCTCATCATACTCACCACTAGTCAAATCTACCTGACTAGTATCAATTCTATAAGCCCTACCAGACTCATCGTAAGCCACACCAAGCTTCCCATACCCCAGTTCCTCATCATTAGGGTTTGAAATAGTAGGTGTTCCTTTTAAAGAGTCCAGTAGATTCCTAAGAATTAGTTCCTGCTCACTAGTAGGAAGATTCTGTATCTGCTCTAGAGTTAAGTCCTTAAGTCTATCCTGATTAGAGAACTTAATAGCCTGAGCATTTTGATAAACATCCTGATGACTACCTAAATCTAAGTCATCCATAAGACCATCCATACGGTCTATCTCGTCTAACTCCTCTGGAGACTTACCTTGTTCGTTAGCAAAGACTGGTTCTACTAGTTCATCACCTAGTCCCAAGCCACCATCCACAAGTGAAAGGTCGATACCAGAGCCATCCTCTACATATTCATTTCCTGACTCCTCCGGGTCATAAGCAGAAGATGTAGTAAATAATTCTGGGTAAACATAGTAGAATTCTTTACTACTATTGGTGGTGACGTTGGCTAATGGTACACCTGTTGTAATAGCTTCATGAATATCGTCGATAGAGAAAATATACTCTGGACGTAAATCCATAACAAACTCTCTCCAAGTTCCGTTATACCCAATAAGCCTCATAAACTCATTAGCAATGTCACTAGACTTCTTCAAGTTAGCGTAGATTTCTTCATCTGATACCCCAATATAATTGAGATACCCCTTAAGACCAACAGCAGTATTAAGTTTAACCCCTGAACCAATATGAGCAGTACCTTTACCCATCAAGTCGATGTCATAAGGTTCACCGTAGATATTGTCTCCGTTAGAGTTTACCTCTGCATTCTGCTCAATAACCTCTTCTACATCCAAACCTGCACTATTTAAGAATTCCATAGAGTTCTTAACATAGTACTTATTATAGTCATGGTCAGGAAGAATAAGGAATGGTTTGTAATAAACAGGAACATTAGTTGCAAAAACTTCATCGCCATCCAAGATTTTCTTTCTTGAAGTAGCATTAAAGTCATTGATATAAGCAAACATACGGTTCTGAGCATTTAGCTTATCCTTAGCAAACCCACGATGCTGATTTAGGTAGTTATCATCGCTATACCCCACCAAAATGTCTTGACCAAAAGGAGCAACAAGAGGCGCAAGAGGGTAGTAACCAGTCTTAAGAGTATCTCGCTTAGCCTTATTAACAGTAGCCATACGCTCAGGATAATACTGAGACAAATCACTAGAAGAATCTACAATATCAGGCAACTCCTGCCCAATGATATAGATGTCTGTCTTAGAGTTCTCACCATTACCATATCCCGCATTCTTACCCTTGGAAACACGCTCAGCAGAAGATACCATCTTATCTACTAATGTAGTAGCCCAATAAGCAGATGGGCTAGGTTTTGTCTGTGTCTGCTTAGGTAACTTCTTCTCATCTTCTTCCGTTAATCTAGCTTGGTCAATCTTTTTCTCATTAAGGTAGTAGTTCATGCTAGCGAACTCTTTCTTATAGATAGAGTCTAATAAACCTCTCAGAGAGGAATTCAAATTATTAAACTCATCAAAGAAAGCAACTAACCCACTATCCTGACCGCTGGAATCCTTGAATAAATCCATGCTAGAAACTGACGGTATTCTTACCCTAGCGTCTATAATAGACATGATAAGTAAAACACCCCTTAGATAATAAATATCAGCAAGCTGACTAGGATGACTACTATCAAAGATACCGCTACCCCTAGCATGTAAGAAGCTAGGAATAAGTTCTGGTTTACCCCAAGAAGAGTACTGTTGAGGTGTGAAGAAACCTTGGATATTTAAACCCTGCTCTTCACTAGGCGGTGCAAAGTCACCACCATTAACTGCAAAAGCATCAGCACACAAATCTAATACCATGCTAGCCATATCAGGCTTATCATCGAAATAAAAGACCGGCTTACCAGATTTAATGGCGTTGGCTAACTTAGATAACCCCTCTACACCCTTACCTGCCCTAGAACGAGCAACAGTGTAATGAGTAATCTTAGGCGTCATATTTACCTTACCACTACCATTCTGCAAGATGTTATCATTAGTGTCAATACCCAATATCATCTTAGAATAGAGGATAGGTTTACCAGAACGAATTAGAGACTCTGCTGCTTTATAGGCAAACAATGGCATAGCATTTACCATCTTAGAGTCACCTTCAAAAGTATGTACAGAGTAATATTCTGATTGTGGGTCGGTTACTACATTTCTTGATACAGACTTAACAGAGTCCTGCATAGAATAAGCTTCGTATGCTACAAGAGTTGCAAGGTTTCTAGATACATCTAAACCGTATGGGTCTAAAATCTTAAGTTTAAGTAAACCTAAGACACCACCAACCTGAACTACCTCAGCAACCATCACACAAGTAAGAAAAGCATTCTTAATACGCTCTATAGAATCAGAAATAGTATTTCTAATCTCTGGAGAAGCGATATCGTCAATACCCTCTGCTTTTTTCTTTCTTACAACCGAAACAATAAGAACTTCCATTACTTGCTCTAACGACTTACGGACAACATGAGAATACTTCTCCCAAGACTCAGCCTTAGAGTGACGAGGGTAGTTAGTTCTCCCGCCCTCAGTATCTTTCGGTGTATCTAAACCATAAGCGAACTCCAACATCTTATTAGGGAAATATAACCTATCCCCACTAGATACAGATTCCTTACCATCTAAAGTCTTTCCAGTAAGAACAAGCTGTGCAATATCCCAAGCATTACGAGTCTCACAAACTCGTAGACCTGAAGCATTGATAGTTTGCCTAATTAAAGGTCCATGCATCAACAAACCGTCAGCAGAAGTATATTCTCTACTAGTACCTTTAATAGTTACAATATTAGGTTTACCATTCTCAATAGTAGCAATACCATAAGGACGCTTTAATTGGTAAGCTGCAGTAAACATTAAAGCGTAATTAGATAAAATTACATCTACTGCACTAGCATACATACTCTTGTAAGACCTTACCGCTTGCTTCTCCTCAGCATCTAACTGAGTCTGAGATTTATCTACTACGTCCTCTTCTTCGGGAGTAGCATCCTTAGGGATATCTTTAACTTCTTCATCTGGGGCAGATACCCCTTCCTCTAGGCTAGAGAAGTAAGCCTTTCCGACTTTAGAGTCCCACTCATAATGCTCGGGCTGTAAAGGATAAATTCTAGAAGTCTCCTCACTAGACCTTATAGCAGGGATAGACAACTCCTCCGAAGTATAGCCAGCATCATAGGCAAGACTGTACTGTATAGCATCATCTTCACTAACACTAGCATAGTAATTTAGCCTAATCTGACCATTTTTAGCTTTTTCTAAGTAGGTAACAATGATAGGGAAACTAGAAATACTCTTAGATACAATTAAGTCCTCTAAACAAGCAAAAGTCCTATCTTCTAAGAAGAATAAAGGGTCTTCGCCATTCAATAATGACTTATCATAAGGCATAAAATAACTGTCATCCGCAGAAGTCGCCCCGTGCGCCCTTAAATATAGGAAATCATCTCCAAGTACCAAAGTCTTAATCATATTCGGAGACTCTAAATCTTTTAAATCTCCAAAGACATCTTTAATATAAGACATATCTACTTACTACCCCTTTCTAAGATGTACTTACACTTACCTATTACATCTAGACTTAACCAACCAGCATCTGCTAATTCCTTAGGCGTTCTAGTTACCTGCTTACACAAGCTATCTAGACCCTTAGAAAAATCTATGCCAGCTATACCTCTAACGTCACTAGAGCCACCCAAATAGTTTAACTCCTTAAAGACATCTAGATGAACTGGTAAAGATAACCCCTCTAGCTCTTTTTCAGAGAACTTGCTACTATTATCAGCACCGCTCAAATAAAGTTTAGCTAACTTATTTGCAACTCCTGTAGTATCTCTAAGGACACTTCTAAGACTTCTCATAAACTCTTCCGGTAATGCAACCAAGATTTCGTTTCTAAGAACGTCAACCTCTTCTTTAGATGTACCTTCCAAATCATCTGAGTCGTATTCTGAACTTCGGACTTCTGTCTTCGAACCATCATTTACATTACCTGTACTTTCAGAATTCAAAACCTTAAGTACTTCATAAAGGATATCTGCATCATTAGCATCCTTCTTAATCTTGATAAGAGATAATGACTCATTCTCACCAGAAGATATAAGCCTAGCAATTTCAGGTTTAACTAGCTTACCTACGCTCTCAGCTCTCGGTAAATACCCCACATGGTTTTGCTTAGGACTACCAGAACCCTCGACATTTAGATACCCCAAGAGGGTATAGACCTTAGCACCTACTAAAGCAAAGTTACTAGAAGATTCACTACTATGTAACTCCTTTAAACCCTTAACATAGCTATCACCCTTAGCCAAACAGACAGACTTCAAAGAACTAACAAGACCAGAATACCTAGAAACCTTATTGTTCTCACGCAAGAACTTAGCAACCTCTAACCAGAAATTAACCCTCTTATTGTCCTCTTGTAAAAAAGACCTACCGATGTCATAGACACCCTCCTGAGCTTTCCTACTAGAAACTAAGGACTCTATTTTTGCAAAATACTTACTTAAGTTACCTTCAGTAGAGTCTAACTGGTACAATGCAGGGCGAAGATAATGCCTCTTATGAAAATCGGCTACATCAATCTTCTTATTCTTAGCACCTGTAATACTGTCACCAATAAGGTTCATATACCAAGTTGGTGAATCATTAGATTGCTTGAATAAACTCTCTAATAAAGAAATATTTAGATTACTAGGAACTAAACTAATGCACCGTAATCTATGCGTACTTACTAATGTGGCTAAATAGGTATTAACCATCTTATCAGTAACAAGAGCCTCGGATATAAAGACCTCCTCCAAACAAGATAGAGCCTTATACTCGAATAAAGGTCTAAGAGGATTCTTATACTTAGCACCCTGTGCCATATCCTCAGATACCTTTACCATGTCAAAAGGAACTACCCTAGTTCGGTGGTCAAATCCATGATACTCTACTACTACCCCATCCGTAAGGATAGCAACTCTTCGGAACATATTAGGCGACCAACCACTAACTAACTTCCCATCTTTAGTGGGGTTAACTAAAGGTTTGCCACCTAAAATAGCGACTACGCTATCATAGACGTATCCCATGAATTTTTCCTCCCATATAGTTATTTATTTTTATAAACATTGAATAATACTAAAATCACTACCCAGATAAAAATAACTGCCCTAAAATACACAATATTCTCCAACTAAAAATACGCAAGTCCTACCTAAGACCTGCGTACCTAACTATGCTTTCTCAACTTCTTTCAAATCTACATTTCCCTCAGCGTTAGAGAAGATATATACCGACCTAGCATCATAATCTTCCCCATCTAAATCATAAACATAAGAAGTCTTACCTGGCTTCTCAACATTGTAGATTTTACCAATGTCGTCAAAGCCATACTCAATCATGATAAATTGGAAATCCTTAGCAAAAATTCTAATAATCTGCTTTAAAACTTCTTTAGCTGCTCCGTGAGTACCCCCAAGCAACTCGTCCTGAATAAACACCTTGCGACCACCAGATATTTGGATTAGACACAAGCAGAACAAGAATGAAATAACTTGCCTAAGACCAGTTCCAGACTGCAATAGCATATCATACTCGACACCCTCAGCATCCGTAAGGAGAACCTTAAGGTGTGCATACCTACCTGCATGCATCTGCTTCTTCAAGTAAATACGTCTAGTATCAGACTTAAACAACTCACCCAAAGTTTTATTGATTACAGAGGTAATATAATCTAGAGTATCCATAGACTGCTTATCAGCAACAGTTGCAATAAGCTTACTTGCATCTACTAGATTATTATATTCCTCTTCCTTTTCCTTAACCTCAGCACGTCTATCACTAAGGCGATTCAATAAGCGCTCCTTATCCTGTAAATCACGCTTCAAGGATAAAATAGATGTTTTATAAATACCCATACTTCCTCCAAAATAGATAGCCCTGCAAAGGCAAGGCTATTTCTATACCTACGATACCATAGTGTTAGACAAGAACGCACCACTATCATCCGAGATAGTAAGCTGGTACCCCACTCGTCTACCCTTTTCTAGATACATGAACAAGTTAGGACTCATCACACTATCCTCTCCAATAATCATGGAAGATAATAGAGAGGTCTTAACCTTAAACTCAACCCCAAAGATATCGCCCTTAGCCTGCAAGATAGGTACTACCCTAGCAAAATCACTAGTTGTAATATGTACCCCATCTTCTTTAATAGCAAGCGTAGGGTCAGCACCAGTAAAGGCAAGACGTCGGATAATGTCCTTTAGGAAAGCCCTATCAAGGATTACACCGTTTTGCTTAGTAATTCCCTCCAAAGTGGGTTTATAGTTAAACCTAACAGGAATATTGTTGATGAAAGCCTCAACCATACCGTCCTCAGAGCGAATAGCAAACTTATTGCCACTAATAACCACTGACAAATGATTACTAGTCTCAATCATCTTCCGCATATATGCAATAGAAGTATAGCGGAACGAAGAATTACCAAATACCTCTGGCAAGACATTTTTATAGAATACCTGACCACGAGTGTCCATTACAAAGACCATATCCTCAGCAAAGTGGATAAGGTTATTATTTACCCCCTTCTTATTATCCATTACAGGCATAAGAGCTCCAAGGATAATATCCAACTCTGCAGTACTTACAGTCTCAGCGTTAGCTTCATCAAACTCCACACTAATGTCGTTTAGCAAGCGTTCCTTAATCTTGATATTGTCAAGGCTATATGAGGTATTACCCCCATAAGCATCTGACTCCTCGTCGATACCAGACTCATGAACAATAACCTGAACCTTAGCATTGTTCTCACGGAATTCTACAGAATCAACTTTTGTTCGACTAAGACCTGTAAAGGTACTTAAAATCTTACTAAGTTCTGAAGAATTAACCTGAATACTTCCACCCTCTTTTACAAGCTCTGGTGTGAAAGTTACCCTAGCCATTAGGTCAGAGTTTTTAGCTGCAATTAAGCTTTCGCCCTCTTCCTTAATCATAAAGACAATAGTCTTATCAGCCTCTTTCAAGGCTGAGTCAGACGTTACTGCAGTTGCATGGCTTAGCAAACCCTGCAACTCTTCAAAGTTCATCGAAAAATTTAACATTTTACCCCCTACTAATTATCCCAACTAAAGCTACCACCAGACTTAACAGGCGCTGGATTACCTACTGGCATATCCTCATCCTCTAAGTCATCAGGAGAAACAAGCACTGAACTACTACGTCTACGTCTTACAGGACTAGCAGAGGACTCGTCGTTGCTAACCCTAGGACGTCTACGGATAAGTTTAGATACCTTAGGAGCCTCTTCCTCAGCTTCTTTGCTTTCAGAGTCTAAATCATCTAACTCTTCCAAAGGTTGGGTTTTCTTAGGAGTTACCGCCGCTACCTCATCAAGGTCTTCCTTAGAGATGCTCATATCAAAGTCCGAGGTTTGAGGGACTCTTCTGCGTGACCTACGAAGCTTAGGACGTTCCTGAGGAACTTCTTCCTCTTCTTCATCCTCTTCTTCAACAAGTTCTACTTTTCGGATAGGACGCTTAGGTTTCTTGACAAGGTCTTCCTCAAGCCTCTCTTCGAGCTCCTTTAGGCTTTCTGAGACTTCATCGTCTTCACCAATAACCTCTTCGTTACCATCTTGCCCCTCCAAGACTTCCGAATTGTCGTCCTCACCGATAGCTTCTTCCTGCAAATCCTCTTGAGAGTCATCTTCCTCATCAGTAACTTCTGGGATTGCTACCCCTTGTCTAGATAGAACTTCCTTAGCTTCATCAAAGCGTCCCTCGGAAATAAGCTGGTTTACCTCTTCAGCGAGTTCAACCTCATTCTCAAGAGCTGTAGCAGTCTTATCTAACAAGTCTTCCAAGAAGTCTCCAAACTCTTCCAAGTTTGAAATAGTCGGAAAACTAATGTTATATTTCTGAGAATAGTCTTTCACTAATTCGGAAATCTGTTCTTCTAAAACATTCTTACGAGCCTGAGCCTCTACAGACTCTTTGTTGATACGCTCACGCTCTTTATTTACTCGCTTAATACGGTCAATCAATTCCATCTTCTACCCCCTCTAGTTTCCAGTAGAGCCAATGCCACCTACTCGTTCAGCATCCGTATTACCACTATCAGCAACAAGGTATTTCATGAATACACCCTGCATAATAGCATCACCACGCTTCAAAACAACTGAGGCATCAGTGATGTTCTTAAACTGAGCAAAGATTAACCCATCATTAGACGGATTGCCATAGTAATCAGAATCGATTACACCTACCGAATTAATCAGGACAATACCCTTTTTCTTCGGATTGGAAGAACGGTCATAAAGATAAAGAACCTCATCACCCTGCATATAAGCCTTAACCCCTACTGGAATTAAAGCAATAGCACCTGCTTCAATAGTTGTATCTTCTTGTGCAAAGAAATCATAACCTGCTGCATGCTGAGAACCACGTTTAGGAGTTAGCACTTCAAACTGCTCACTACCAAAATGTTTCTCCAAGACAGACTCTTTCACTGCCTCAAAACCTCGAATTTTTTCCATTTTAACCTCCAAATTTTGATACTATTATACCATTTCTATTGCGCTTTGTAAATAGCGCTTAGCAATAGCTTTTACCTCGTCAGTAGCCTGAGGAATACGGTCTACCTGCTCTATTAAGTTTCCACTAAATAACTTATACGTCATAGCTTCATTCAAAATGTCAGCCAAACGCTTATTAGCTTCTTCTTTTTCCTTCTCAGATAAGATTTCTTCCTCTGACTTAGTGTCTACAACTTCCATAAAGACCTCACTAGGCGGTCTCAAACCAAAAGGAGTAACCTCATAATCAAAAGCACCCTCATCATCGTTATAGAATAACTGATAATAGAAACAGTCTCTATAAGTTTCACTAGCATTAACCCTATTTACTGCACCTGGGTAAAACAAATTAACCGTATTACCCCCAATAGACTGAGAATAAATAGCAGGACTAGGTTGATGAATATGCCCACTGATAACCCAAGATACATGCCTGAAATTACCTAATGTAGACATCTCTACTCCATCCTTAGAGTAATACCAATTAGTTACACCAGAAATAGAGTAATCGTTGTGACCAAATACGATTTGATGGACACCATCCTCTACCCCCTCATACCGTAAAGGACGCTTCTCCTCACCATACCCTACAAAGTGATAACGAACCATAAGGACATCATCAATGTAATGGTCTACCTCGGTAGGAGTCTTAATCAAGCCAATACCCTTGAAATACTCAAAGTCAGGGAAATCACCAATATCATGATTACCCCTCACGATAAATACATTTCCGTTAGTGAGGTTATTCAATGTCTGCAACCAAACAGTTACTTCTAACAGAAAACGCTTATCACGAATAGAGCGTTCAGATACCCCAATCAAGTCACCTAATAAGACAACTGCAACTGGTTTATGTTTCCTTACAATTTCAATCATACGAGCCATAGAGTCTAAACACTCTTCCTGATAATCAATATGATTTCCCTGAAAGATAGCAGATAAATGTGTATCCCCAAAGACAACAATACCTGACTTACCCTCAATAGAATATTTAAGCTCTGGACTAAACTGTACCATCTTCTTCCTCCTCAACTTCTTCTACCTCTGAATGACGTTTTAGCCTCTTAGAAGTAAAGCTAACCAACCATCTCCAGAAATCTGCTACAATGTAATAAACTACCAGAACAAAGGAAGTCCAATAAACAGATTTAACCAAGTAGGGGAATGTATCAAACACCTTACGAAAGGGGTCTACAAAGAAATATAGTACTGGAAATAGTAAAACCAGATATTTTAACTTTTTCAAATTTTTCATCACTACCCCCTTTCTAGACGTGTACATGACCTGCACTACCGATTACAATGTTACCACAATTATCACACTTAGATATAGCTATGCTATTTTCCCTAGCATACTCTTTAATCTCTAAAGCTTCTTTTTCTAAACGCTCAGACTCAGCAGTAATAGAACTATACATACCAGAAATTTCATAGAAATTTTGATAAGCTTTATATAAAATTTCTAAATCACTTAAGGCACTAGAATCAAGCAAATCCAAATTCCGGTTGAAACCTTTATAATTTTCGAGGGAATTTTGAAGCTCCCTAATTTTAAGCAATTCTGTATAGCTTTTTGAATCGATTAACTCTAACTCTGGAACACTAGGAATGACGGATAGCTTATCTAGATACTTAGACAAAATAAGTAACTTCTCATAGCTATCATACTCGATACTATCCAAAGTAGGTACATCAATAACTAAACTATTAGACTCATCTAACAAATTAGCTATCTTCTCACAACCACGATACCGATCCTCCGCATCGTCATAAAGCTTATCCAACTCAGATAAAGCCAAGATAAAGCCCTCATCCAAATCTTCATAACGCTCTAAAGAAATCTTTACAGACTCAATATCAGCAACCAGACCGTTAATAACAGAAGAAAGATTGTTAATATCGTTCTTAATAGCAGTGGTAGCTAAACCAGTCTCCTTTAACCGTAATACCCCATTCAGGAGTTCTACGTTTTCAGAACCTGTAGTCTGAATCAGGAACTGCTTATCATAGATTGACTGGCTATTAAGGTAGTTACCACTAGAAGTCTCAGTCATACCTAGATACTCTCTAATTTCTAGAGGTACTTCCTTAACCTGAGTCAACGTACTCCCTACCTTAGTAGAGAACAATAAATCACTACCCTCGTACATCTCGTATAAACTGGTACCTGTGATATACTTATCACGAATAATGGAGATACCATCATCAAACCTAGCAATAACCCTGAAATACTTTTCTCCGTGCTTGATAAAGTTCTTCTGAGCGTTCTTATAAGAGTTAAAGAACAAGACATCTAAAGCACGAGTTATTGCTGACTTCCCACTATCGTTATACCCTTTCAAGTTGATAATGTTCGATTCATCAAAAGTCAGAGTAGCATTTTTTATAGCCATGAAATTTTCAAGTTCAATGCTTACAATTTTTGATTGAGTTTTTGCCATTTTCTCCCTTTCTAATTTCCTAAACCTTAAAAGACCTTAAAGTAAAGTCTTCAACCTCACCAACATACCCCATAGGGTTCGATAATAGCCTAGAGCCATTATACTCACTATCCTCTAAGAAATGCTGATGCCCACAAACCCAATACTTAGGCTTAAACATCAAACTCAAAGGTTTGATAAAAGCTTCGTTAGGTTCAAAGTAGTTATTTTTAAAATGTATTGGCGGTATATGCGTAATTAAGATGTCTACATCTTCCTTAATAGACTCTAAGAAAGTAGTGTCCTCAATAGAATGTAGGTTCGAACCAAGATACCCCTCAGGGTGGACATAAGTATAATCATTAGACATACTAGACCACCAAGCCTTAGAATAGTTCTCCTCTAAAGAATACCAATTAGTAGAGCCTGCAATAGTAATACCATCTACAGTTACTACCTTGTTATCTAAGATGAATACATTCCCCAAAGCAGAAGTCTTTTCTTTAACTTCCTTAATGATTTTCTTATAAGTCTTAGTTGATGGCTGTATATCGTAATAATCGTGATTACCAAAGACGAAGAATACCTTACTATAACAAGGACTTACTTTTGAAAGTAAATCTACTATATCAGATACCCTTCCTACATCGCCTGCAATAATCAACCAATCATTACATCTACCACCAACTAGGAGTTCTCCAACCCTCTCAGAAACCTCTCTACTACTTAACGTATCCAAATGTAGATCACTCAAATACCATACATTCATACCTTCCTCCAAATAACACTTACTATTATACCATAAAACAAATAAAAAGGACAGCGCACTCTGCCCTGCACTGCCTTTCCTTTACTAATCTTCTAGGTCGTCGATGTCGTCATCCAGCGCTAAGAGCTTATCTTGCCCCTTCTTGGGAGCAGAAGTTTCAATTGCTGGTAGTTCACCTACTTCACTACCCAACTTGTGAATTTCAATCTTGTCACGAACTGGCTGAAGCAACTCATCTACAGAAGCCTGAACATCCTCAACTGGCAAGAAGTGGTTAGCAATAACCATCTCGATAGCCTTATCAGGAGTCCACTCCTTAGCTGACTCGTCGATTTCCTCTTCCAGTGAAATGATGGTATCTTCATCCAAACCTTTAGGTCCCCCGTTAATCATGGAAACGGAGAAGTTACGAGCTGCATCACGTGCATTCCACTTCTGGCTGTCCTTAGCGTAATCACCTTTAAGAGTGAACCAAAGACCTGCAGGAGTCAAGATATCTTCGTCTAACTCCTCAGAGCGACGTTCCAACTCAGGTTTCCACTTACCTGAAGTGCTGTCCGTACCAGTGTACAGAGCGTCAGAGATTGAATACCACATCAGCTGGTACTTAGGTTTGCCATCTTCATCAAGAACAAATTCGTAAACCTTACGTCCAGTCTTAGGATTCTCAGAACTAGTGCGTTCGAACACTGCAATTGGGAAAGTCAAATGTTGCTGCTTACGCTTGATGATGCGGTTTTGATAGATACCTGAAGTGATTTTCTTAGCTTCATCAGAAGTGTCACCTGCTTGGAATCCTTGAGATACTAACAACTTGTCAGCCTCGAGCTGAGCCAACTCATTAACAACTTCTAAGCTATCACAGATAGGACAAGTCCCATCCAAGCCAAGGGCTTCACTCTCGATACCCTCCCCACAACGTACCTTGTGGTAACGGTTGTGGTCTTGCAACGAGTGAATCCAAGGCTTATCGCAAAGCAGAGCCTCACGACCTTCTTCATCCAACGTTGTAAGGTTAGGTACATAAACGAGATAAGACTCGTTACCCAGTCCAAACACTGGGAAGTTTTCTGGGTCTTCTGAACGTGGTACAGATACGAAGTACCGTTGTTCTTGAGCTTGCTGCGAAATTTCTTTCAGTACATCTGCCGATGCTTTCTTAGGCTTAATTTTTCCGAATGCCATAATACATTTACTCCTCTTTATTGTGTAAATTAGTTTTATTGTGTAAATTGGTTTTTATAGTTTTGCTTAGGCAGATAAGCAAACTAAGACTCTCTAAACTTCTCAGCTTTGAGAATACCCACTGGGAGATTCGAACTAGTAGCCAAAAACTACCCCCTACTAGAGGTCCCTCAGATATACGCTGATGAAACGCAATCTAGCACCATGCCATCGTGGGAAGAGTATAAAGTAAGGCAAAGCTAAAACAATTACTCCATCAAAATAATGTTTATCTAACTTTACTACTTACTTCTATGCTTGTAGAGGGATTTGAACCCTCAAACCAACTTTGGGTCGCCAATAACTACAATCTGTAGCCTTACAAGCTAATTTAACGCCATCTAGAGTAAGACCTCTCAAACCCCCTAAGACGTTCTAAAACTTCTAACTCAGAATAATATACATCACAACTAGCATACTGACAAGTTCCTAAGCCATTCTCAAAACCAACATACATAACGTACTTATAACCATCACCATCCGGTAGGACAAATAAAGAAATCGCATACTCTTCAAACTCATCCGCACCCAAGAAAGCACCATAAGAAGTTAACTGGTCATACTCAGGTTTATACTCTGCAAGAGATTTAATCTCTTTCTCTGAATAACCATAAGTATATCCTTTAGTCTTATTTAAGTAATCTAAAATTTCTTTAGTTTCACTAACTCTTCTAGACGGCTCTAACATAACAGACTCCTATACATTTTACAAATAAATAGTAGGCATAGCCTAATCCACATCTACGATTTAAGGAAAATCTCCGTCGATTAAGCTACCCTACTCCAGTACTGAGTCATAGCCCAACTACTGCTTTGAGATACCCCAAGGAAAACCTTAAGGAAGTATCTCTATTCTTGTACCCCCTACCACCGGGATATTAGAAGTACAAAAGCAACCTATTTCGCTATCCCTAGCAACCTTAGGACAGGTTCTGTACTTTAACGATAGTACAACCGCCAATGTATCTTCACTCGCTTACATGGAAGCTATGCAGACTCTATTCCCTGCCAGTCACCTATACATCTCGCAGATAGGGGCGCATACTTGTCTCACCGTAGGCACTTGTATGAAAGCCCAAACGTAATGTTCAGGCAATAGCCTTTTCCACTAAATCAGCTGGCGGCTGTGGAAAGCCCCTCATGCACCCTGCTAGTGTAGATGCTTTTCAATGTCATACAGAGGTGTACTAGCCATGTTTATCAGTTGGAACATGGCAACCCTACCGTTTTGGCTTAGGAACGGAAAACCCTCGTCCAGTTCTCTGGCATATCTACCTGCCTCAACACAACACGTCTAACCAGACTAGGTTTTGTCTACCATATCCATTTTAGGTACTAGTGGCTTTTGTCCCTAATCGGTTTATTTTACACTCTGCGTGTAGGTAATATTGCATCCTAATGACGGTAGCGCCATTCATGTGTATGCTGTTTTACTTCACCCACAGAAAGGAGAAGATAACCCTCTAGAGGGTATGCCTACTGCCAGACTCGAACTGGCATTACCCATATCGACTTAGTTCAAGCCTAAGTAAGCACCTCTTATTCGGTGGAGTAGGAAAGAGAAACCTACTGCAACAATCTGCATAAATCCAAATCTCAAAATATTTAAGGCTTAGGGTTTTATATTTGGGGTTACCCCTAACCACATACACCCACCGAGACTCGAACTCGGACGTCCCCAAAGGACACAGGATTTTAAGTCCTGAGCGTCTGCCAATTCCGCCATAAGTGCAAGGGAGATAGCTAAAGTTACCCCTATACTACTTCTACAAGCACACCACACACTCTCCATAGTATAAAGCCTCTAGCTAAGATGAATGAAAGGATTAGTACTGATATTACTTAATAAAGCACTCCCATCAAAGGACGATAGGATAAATCAAGCACTACACTACTCGCTGGACTCGAACCAACTAGCTTAATCAATAAAATTAAACTAACCTCCAAGGTACTAGCTAAACAAAGTAGCAAGGCTAAGTAAGGGAATTAGGGAAATACCTAACCCTGCTATCGGAAAAACAGGATTCGAACCTGCGACACCTTGCTCCCAAAGCAAGTACTCTACCAAGCTGAGCTATTTTCCGAAAAACAATATACCTGGAGAGGGACTCGAACCCCCATCACCTACTAGGTAGGTACGCTATCACGCTTTCCGATTCGTTATAAGGAATTACACCCTATAACTATCCAAGTACCAAAAACTTATCTAGGTTAGCCCTAAAGAGTAGGGCTGAACTATGCCGACTGCTCAATTAAGCGAGAGTAGAGCTCCTCTCCTCCCCATGGGAGTAAGCAATGATCACCAAGTTTGAGGTTTTATACTTTGGGATAACCTCTAACCACATACCCTATAAGGGAATCAAACCCAACCCCTAGATACACTCTAAGGTTTCAACATTAGGGCAAAAACTTTTCCTAACTAACATATAACTATTGTACTAAATCTCTAACCAAAGTACAATAACACTGTAACCTCGCCATAAAGGCTTCTAATAGAAAGCCTAATAACTAACTACCCCTAACTTTCTATATACCTAGTATAACAAAAACTTAACTAATATGCAAAGCTAATGTAATCTAACATTAAAGCTATTTATAAAAACAAATTTGTAATTTACTTACTAATCTTTATCTCTTTGATTCTAGTAAAACTTTACTAACCAGCTCAAAGATAATATAATGCAAACTGTAAGTAGAGGGTCAAAACTGTTTAAGCCTGCTACATCCTTTCCAAAATCACCTGTAAACATCGCATAACCTATATAAGCAAACATTTTAGGAATTATAAGAAAAGCCATAATTAACCCTGCTAAATAAGAAATAACCTCATGCAAAGCATTTAGAATTAAAAGAGTTTTTCTCAAATTTATACCCCTTATAAAGATTCGACTACCAGAAAGTACATGAAAAACCGTTTGCAATTAAAATAGATAAGGAGATAAACCACCGCTGGTAGCCGAAACTAAGTTTCATAGCACATCCCACAAAGCTATGACACGAACAGTAGGAATCGAACCCACGCTAACGATTTTGGAGACCGTTGTTCTACCATTAAACTATATCCGTAAAATACTTAAAAGGAAATACCTAAATGACAAGGACGGTCTCGAACCGACTTCCTAAGGAGTAACGTTACCTCTCCCTACTGCATCACCCTGCAAATGCTTCTTAACATATAGATACTATAGCCCAACCTAGAAAGGACTAGGTCATACACCGTATGAGACTCGAACTCATGCCCCTGCCGTGAAAAGGCAGTGTCTTAACCCCTTGACTAACGGTGCTTAGCTTGGAGTAGGTCTCTGCTTTACCGCAGACAGATTTGGCTTTCGCAACCGTGTTCTTTAAGGCGACTCCGACTCCCTGTAGACAAATGTGAAGCAGGTGTTTGGTAATCGTTACGATACCCACCAGATAAATCTGTCTGCAAAAATAATAATTCTAATGAGGGTAGAGGGATTCGAACCCTCGGTCATAAGTAGTTGTGAGCCTTACCGTTTGGCTACATAATAACTTAGTTATCATGAGGGGAATCGAACCCCCAATCCACAGTCTCTTACCGCCTTACCGCTTGGCTATACCCTCTTATATTGGATACCCAAAACCACAAGAAATTACTGTACTATTTAAAAACTTTATAATATTAGCCTGGGACATTGGAAACTTGATGATAGATTTCCATAATTGTGCAGAGAAGTAAAACCCATTGCCATCAAAGTAGGCATTACCAAGAAATCCTGTACCCCTAAGGTAAACTTTTACAGCCTTAGAGCAAGTTATAAAAATTACACCATTGCTAAAATCCTTATTTCTTTTGATGATAGCCTTTCTAAGACTTGTTGGTAAAGGTCTTCTAACCTTTCTCATCTACTTCTCCTTTCTTAGTTTTTAATATGGCTTCGGTAGGAGTCCCACCTACGACACTTGCGCCTGTGTATTGTAACCATCAAAGCCTCCGTATGTTTTTAGTTTAGGATTGCTAGACCTCTGCCCAAGGCTTTTAAACATACAAAAATCACCATAAATCCACTTAAATCTACGTTTAAGCGCAACTTCTAACTGATGTGCACCCAACTAGAGGGCTGGCTGTCGCCCCTGCCGTTTCCGACAATACACCGTATGGGAATCGAACCCATGTTATAGGCGTGAAAAGCCTATGTCCTAACCACTAGACGAACGATGCTAAGTAAAATATTAATACCCCTAACTAAGATACTAATAGTATAACACACCTTACAAAGTAAAGCAACTACACTTAAGTACCTTTTTGGTAGACTTTAATATCATTACCAATAATGGGGTATAGTGGAATCGAACCACCGTATTCAAATTGCGCACTTCGAACTCCGTTGTACGGACGGAGGACACACTCGCCAAGTCCTGTGTCTGGCTACCCCTAACTAAGATACTACTATCTTACCAAACATTAGATACTAATGCAAGATACTTACTAACTGTTTATTCATACTTCTTAATAAAAATTCTACCATCCCTAAAATAGTAACCAAGCTGATCACCGAGTGACAACCCTAGAACATCCCTCAACACACTAGCAAAAGAAAAACTAAGTACAGAGCCATGCTTAACTAAAACCTTACTTCCTAAAAAACAATTGTCCTTATAAATCCCATAAGAAGATTCATCACGCTTAACAGTTTCAAGATAAACAATTCCTTTCTCTAAATAGAGGAAAAGTTCTTGACCTTCCGATACGTGGAGGTTCTCCTGAACCACTAAAGGTATTGATGTTCTTAAAGAGACTTTTGCCCTCTTATTTCCACTTAACTTAGTATTACCTAATAATACTTCCACCTAACTACCTCCCACAAATAAATAATGGAGCCGGTGGGGCTCGAACCCACGTCCAAACACCCTCACCTATAAACCCTTTAAAGCGCCCTGCTACATTTAACTATTCGACTCTAGGTAAATGAACAAACCCTAAAGCTATATCTCCTATTTAACTAATGGGTTGAGATACCCCACTAGCGATTGACGTGCTCTATAACTACTACCGTACCGCCACATACAAGTAGTCGCTCGTCCTAAGACAATTACGTTTTAGCTGGTAAGCAACTAAGCCGAAGCTTAGGCTGCCATACCAACAGGCTGAACTGTTTTAGCAGTTATATTTAAGTTTAGCGATTACGTCGCCACACGGAGCGAGGTTCAAGGCTTGGTATGCCTGTCGAATCCAAAATCGACCCCTTAATACTAAAGTTTAGTGGTATCCAACTCGTGGTAAGAGTATGTGTCTCCCTCGTCAGTTTCACCTTCAACAAGTTTGAAGTTTTCTGAACTTGGAGAAACATCCTCATCTACTTCAGATTCACCATCCCATAATTCGATAACAGGCATGCAATCATAAGCTGATACAGCCTTAGTTGCCTTAGCTAGCTCTCTTAGGAAAGAGTATTGCTCTTCGGAGCAAACTAATTCTAATTCTGTCTCAGCATCGCAACCTTTTACAACTACACGAATGTCCACTAATTATATACCTCCTACAATATAGCCTAGTAAGGATAAATACCCCTACCAAGGATATAAATAGTATAACACACCTGAAACTACGATACAATACAACTCAAAAGGTAGGAATAGCAACTCCCACCTAAAACTGAGAAACCTGAGAACGGTACTGAGAATGCAACCTACCCAATGAGTAAACATCAATGTCCTTAGAGCGAATACCAAAAGGTTTTAAGTTTTGGAGTAATACCTTAGCGTAGTTTTCAGCGCTTTTCTGGTTGTTGAAAGGGTCTGCATTGTTTAAAATAGCTACTACATCAGACCGCTTACACTGACTAAAGCTATGAGTAACCTTATTATTCAGTACCCCCATACCCTCTACATAAACATAGTACTTACCAACATAAGGGTTGTGACTGTAAAGCTTATACTGCAAAACATAAATATCCATCATAGCACCAAGCCTAGGATGACCAGAAAACTCTACACCAAAGTCCTCTAACCAAGAGAGGTCGCTACTAGACAATATACCGCTTATACGATGATAGTCTTCCCAAGGAAGTACATAATTATCTAACAAAGTAGTGTTCCGAACAAACCTAGTATCACCTAAAGATAACCTACTAGTGATGCTAAAAGAGCCAAATCTAACCTTAAAGTGAAGAAAGCCACTTCTAAACATAAAGTAAATAGTCGAACTACGGCTGTCTTCAATCTCCTCAATATACCTAGCCTCACGAATAGACCAAGAATACATATCTAATAGTACTGGAACTAATTTACGATAAAAGGAAACAATCTCTTCCTTTACATTAGACCGCTCAGTAAACTTTACATTATTTAATTTATGTTTGAAACGTTCCATCTTAGCATTATAACCATATAAATCTTCATCACTCCACTCGACTACAGTCGTACTAGTACCCCTTGTAGGTATCTCGAATATATGTTTACCAGTGGAAGCTAGATTCTTTAAGTGATGCTGATGAGAACTAACGAATTTCTTCTTTTTCTTTCCAGAAAATAAACCTCTTACCCTATCAATAAATCCCATGATATCTCCTTCTCATAACATTCTAAGGGAAACCCCTAATAAGTTTAAAACAACTTAACTAAAAAGAAAGAGCGAATGAATAACAAACGCTCACTAATCTAATTAAAGCCATTGCACTTAAAATTCTTAAGAATTCTCAGACTTCAAAAACAAAACTTAAGCTAAGTAACTTACTAAGATACATGCTCTCGGAAAACTACCAAATTAAACCTAATCAAACATAGCATCACTTTCTTCTAATACTGCAGGACTCTTAGGTAACAAAGACATATCCTCAGGATAAACATCTAACCAGTTTATATCGGAAATGAAGTCACCAGTCTCTTCGAATATCTTATTAGATACTTCCTTTAAGGTACTTGCTAACTCCTCTACGGTGAACTCACCAAATACCCCCAACTCACATATAGAAGAACCTTTGTCCCTCATTAAATAGTAATTAGGATTTATAAAGACCACTACACTGCAAGGGTACATAGCTACACACTCCTCAGCTAAAGCCCTGTAATCTACTTTATCCATCTTGTAACCTCCTTATCTGTTCCTATATGCAAAATAAGCCAAGGAAAGCCTAAACCAAGATGTGGGAAAGGAAATACAGCAGAACCACCACCAGAAAGACTAACCTCATAGGTTAGGAAAGTAACTGTATCACCCTCTATCCTAGTATCTCTAGCTAACTGCCACTCTACAAAGCTTACCCTATAATAGTCTTCCCCGCTTGCTTGGAGATTTCTAGGGTGTGCTCCGCCATAAAGAGAATCATAGTACTGTTCCTTAGTAATAGGAAAACCAACATAAAAGCCATTAGTCTGAACCTTAACTACAATACCTACTCGGTTAATACCCTTACCTAGGTTGTTTAGTTCAACCTTAGTACCAACCCTAAGGTCTCTCTTTAGAGATGATAAAGATACCATTTCTACTCCTCTACAATTTTATAAACTTGGTTGAAACTTTTCTCACTTACAGGATAAAACTCACCATTAATACCCTTAACGAGAATTTCACCTACATATAACCTCTCCACACCTTCTAAGGTATTTATGTTGATATAGCCTTGGGATTTTACCTCGTCAACCATATCATCTCGTTGAATAATCTCAGGAACCTCTTTAGCTTTATACCCCAAGAAGTTGAGTACTTCTACAATGTCTTTATAACTTAAAGACTTAAATTTTACGCACTCAACCGTAAAAACCGTCTTTTGGTAAACATATAAGCTGTTAGGAACACGCTCGTAAGTTTTATGAAAGATTTCAGAATCGATCGCCCAAAAGACACCACAAGTATTAACCTCATGTATAACCCAATTACCATAAGTTAAAGCTACCTCACCACGGTCTTTTTGGATGTAGATAGTTTTTGTATCTTCATCGTACCTAACAGGTTCTCCACCAGACTCAATTAACTTTAGAAACTCGTCTAAAATAACATTAAAATAACGGTAAGCAAGTACCTCAATAGGTTTCTTCTCTGCAATCATGAACTACCCCTCTATCATTCTTTCTAAAGACCTAATAACCCAATCAATAGAATCATTAAAATAACCTTCATCTTCTAACTTAGAAGTAATATTCTGTAAATCCTTTAAAATATTTCTCTCTGCAACTCCTAAGTCTGGGAAATTTTCTTTACTTACTTCAGGCACTACATCAAAGTAAGAAATACCCTCGTTAGGACTATTTAGTAACATATACTTATAAGACTCACTAGCCTTCCTAGCCCAAATAAGAGCCTTCTCTAAATCCTGCTTACCGCCTTTATGTTTATGACGAATTACATACTTAGAGACTACCCCTAAAGGATAAGGAAAAAGACTCTGTATAGCAAAGTCCCAAGCCTCAATAGCATTCTGAGTATATCTGCTAGGGTTTTCTAACTCTTCCCCTTTAACAAACTTTTCCATCTTATACCCCTTACTTAACACCAACGGCTTCCTTAGCCAACTTATCAACAACATTATTTACATGGACACCACTATGCCCCCTAACCCATATAAAATGAATACGAGTAAGACCATGCTCTCTAGCATACTCTAAAGCCTTAGAATGGTAGCTAGCAATAGGACTAGACTTATGCATACCCTCAATACCCCAACAAGGTAATCCTCTCAATATAAGAGACTTAGGAGCAGACCAACGCACAATCCCCTCATAATCGCATACCAATGTAATAGAAGATAACCCCTGTTCTACTGCCATAGCGATAGCTGTAGCAAAAGCTACTACCTCTCCCGCAACATTCCTAGACTCAGCAAACTTAGGGTCAGTCCCTGTAATTCGTTGTGTACCTAACAGATTAGCATTACTATCGTACTGTGCTACCCCACCACCATAAACCTTAGTCTTAGGATTGAAAGAGCCGTCACTTACAAATACACTACCCTGTAACCCTAAAGTAAAAGGGTCAGTATTCTCAATACAACGGATAGTACCACCAATACCATTCAATGAATAGTGCAGAACCTTTTGCTGGTCTGTAGGAGATACCTCTCCATTAATAAATGCCTTTGCTTCATCTAAGCTAAAGAACTTCTTATACTTAGCTCCAAACATCCCATTAACAATAGCTTTACACTCGTCCCAACTTTCTACAATCTGGCGAGTATTTTGTATTGCATAATATGTTTTCTTAGACATTACCTTCCCTTTCCTTAAAATACCTCAGTTTTATGAAAAATTAGAATACCACATACTCCATGCATGATAATAAGCATTCCTCATATAATCATTACAGTTACTTAAGCTCGAACCCCAAGACAAATCAGCATAAATGATAAAGGAGATTTCAAAATTACGGTACTTTAGAATTGCATGATAGCCATAATCTTCCGAATTCCTAGTTAATTTAATAGATGCATTATACTCTTTTGCTTCTTCTAGAGAATTAAACTGTCTTACTAACTTTTGGAGTTCTTTAAAGTATAAATATACTCTATCTCCTCTTGAATTTACTACTTTACTAACAAATGACTGTGCCATAATAAACCTCTTATTTTTAATTATGTACCTTGCAGGACTCGAACCTACGATAACTCGGTTATGAGCCGAGGGCTTTAACCAACTAAGCTAAAGGTACTTAAGTATGTTCTACTATACGTTTGAAAAATATTAGTTATTAGATTTCCATTTTTGAAGAAATCTAATAATTTGCTCTACTTCCGATTTAGTTAAATCGTATGTACCATAGTCATACGAGCCTTTAGTCTGACAAGTAATAGATACTCCATCGTTAAAGCCTTCTATTTTTAATTCTCCATCAATATTTTCAAAATCTAACTGATTCATAATTACACCTCTAATTTATTCTCTATACACCCTACTGGATTCGAACCAGTGCTAACGGATTAGAAGTCCGTTGTCCTATCCCCTAGACCAAGGGTGCCTAACTAACTATATAAACTATTTTATAACAATTATATAAAAAAGAAAAGGCGACTTACATCACCCCTTCTACGTTCTCATAAACAGAGCCACCACTAAATTCAAACCGACAGGCTAATGGAGTAACCATCCAACTTCTAAGTTGCTCCTCCTTAAAGAACAAAGTAACATAATCATCCCTAAAAGCCATAGAGTTCTTAAGTAATATATTACAATTACTTCTAAAAGAATCTAGTTCCTTACCTTCTAGTTTAAATGACATACCTCCAACAGAGAGATTGTAAATATAACCACTATCTAATGATACAACAAATAAACTTAGAATCTTGCCCCTTACATCTGCAGACACCACAATAGAATTACCTAAATTGTTACTTGCATCATAAGAGAACACTAAAGGCATACTAGCATAACTTGTACCTTTAAGTAAGTTCTTAGAAATCCTACATAAGCTATTATAAGACTCTTTCTTAAAACCATAATAAGGCTTAACAACTCTATTAACCAACCCTATACCCCTTTATTCCTATATGAGACACCGTTAAATGACATAAAGTAACACTCCTCGCCATTTATAAACCAATCATGTACCAAATTACCAAATCTAGCAAGAACAGTTGAGTTACCGTCCTTAAACAAGACCTTAATGTTCTTCTTAATCTCTTCACACTCTCTATGAGTTAAAGTATCTCTTAACTGATACATAGGAGGTCCAGTAATTACTAAAGTATTAACATTTATAGTAACTAACCATAAACCATTACAAGATACAACTATATCGCCTGGGATATTCCTTGAGACATCGTAAGAAAGGTTCAAATCTTTACCAAGAAACTCAGGTTTCAGTGCGAATACACTCCCCTCATTAAGGATAGTATTTATAATACTTAAAAGATTGGTATAAGCCACCCTTTTATATTTATAATACGGTCTAACTACAAGTTTAGACATTCATAATACCCCCATAATACTTAATATCATCCTCACTAGCAAATACCACTAAGCAAAGTGAAGAGTCATCCGAATAATAACATACCTGAGAAGAGTAGTGATTTGCTACAAACCTGTATAAAGTCTTAGGTATCTCCTCACCTACCCTAGCCAACTCATAAAACCGCTTAGCAATAAAAGAGTAGTCAGCTGCAGATAATTGCAACTTCTCTGGCATTTGACCATTTCCCGAGTTTACCAATACTGTTCTATCTTCATCTAAAGAAATCTGAAGCAATAGAGCAGACCTACTAGAGCCTGATATACTAACTTCTAGAATTCTAGGAACAAAATCATTTTGATTCTTTGTAGATAGACTAAACATAAGATTAGATTCTTTATTCATCGACTTAACTAAATTATATAAAGGTGAAACTTTTTCTAGATAAGAGGTAAAGGAGAATACTAATTCTTGATATGCATTCTTTTTATAACTGTAATAAGGTTTAATATAATTCATAAATACTACCCCTCATTGATAAATCTCCCACCTGCAAAGGAACGGAAAACACAACGCTCCGAATCGACAGACCACTCGAACACACTATCATTCAAGGTCTTAACTACTGTGCCAGTACCATCCCTAAATAAAGTTTGAACATCTTTAGACATAGTCATAAAATGGCTAATACTTAGCTTATCAAGTTGATACCCCTTTACTCCGATGTTAGAGGACATAATAACATCTCCACTAGTCTGAACAGTAAACAACCACAACTCACCAAGGTAAAAAGACACTGAGCCAGCTTCCCTAGAAAATGTAGAACCAATCCTCAAATCCTGACTAGTAGAGTTAGGGTGACTTGCATAGAATCCAACCTTAGACAATAAGGACTTACCAAAATTATTGAGTCTATTATAAGCTTCCTTTTTGTACTTATAGTACGGCTTTTTAATTACTTTTTCCATAAAGCAATCTCCTATTCTTTAAATAAATTTTAACCAATTACCAAAACTGTCATAAACAGACTTCTTACCACTTACAAAATTTGTAAGCAAAAATACCTTAAATAACAAAATATCTCCACAATAAGCCTTAAGATACCTTTAGCCTAATCTAAAACACTACATAACCATGCTGCGACCTCATAAACAGACTCATCAAACTCCTGACAAAGGTCGCCACAAGATTCGCAATCCACCTCTACACCTGAGGTAAAATCACCAAAATTTACCGCCTCACAATTATTACAAGACCAACGGTGACTTACTAAGTCGTTCCGTATATCCGTAAGCATCGCAAGTTCGTCATCACCAATACCCTCTAAGCTTATAGAAGATAAATCCACCTCACAAAGCTCATCTAAAGTAAACTCCTTTAATAGCATATAAACTCCTACAATAAATTCTATAATATTATTATAATACAACTGCAGGCAAAATAAAAGAGAGCTTATAACTGATTATAAGCCTCTTCAATAAGAAAAGTTATCCTACTAATACAACTACCAACCTACAAAATAATGACCTACTTTTAATAACAAATTAAATAAAAATCTAAACAGTTTAATACTAAAATTCTAGGCAACTGATAGCAGGCTAACTACCTTTTAAATCTTCGACATTATTCTGAAACTTAGACAATGCACCAGAACTATCAACCCTCTGAGAATAAATAACCTCACTACCCCTACTAATTACTACATAAGGTACATGAACACCCTCAAAAGAAAAACCGCTGAAGTAACTTTCTAAGTACTCAGGAATACCACTAGATACATTAATAACTGAATAATCTTCCTTATTTACCCTAGCTAACACATCAGAAATATCTTTACCGTACTTCCTACAAATAGGACAAGTTGGCTTGTAGAAAACAAAGACATGTAAATCGTTAGTTCCCTGATTAACGTACCTCTCAGCAGTTACAGGTTGACTACTTTCTAAAATCTCCAAAGGACTAGAACTAAATACTACCGACCAAAGCAATACCCCTAACAATAACAAGCCAACTCCAATAAAACCTAAACGCTTACCCAAAACTATAACCCCTTAAATCATGAAAAGATACAATCTGATACCCCTTAGCTACAAGAGAAGATAGATAACTTTCAAGTATCTCTTCCTTCTCTATATAAACACCACCAATCGTCGCATACACGCAACCAGTTCTATGACTTACCGTTAAGACATCGTCTAGATTTACATACCCATCCATAGCGAAGTAATACCTAGGACACAGACCTAACTCAGCATCATGCTTCAACTTACCTAGAAGTTCACTAACCTCGGTAACTACCATAAGCAACTCCTTCTACCTAATCAACTAATTTAGGAATTATCCAAATACCATCAGCTAAGATAGTATTGCACTGACTACCAATACTAACACCAGAACCTACTATACTAAAGTTATTCTGTATAATATTCTGGTAATGACCTAAATTTTCATTCGTTAATCTTTCCATACCATAATAACTCCGAAGAAGATAAATAATTGCAACAAAATGCTCACCAAAATCTACCAAACACATAACATCATTAACCAAATCATGAACATGTGGTACATCAGAACCTAAAGCCATCCTACTAAAATAACGTTCCTTAACCTTGTCGGGAACTTCTCTTAAATTGTAGCTTTCATCGAACTTAAGCATTTTCATAGCCGTTACCCCCTCAGTATTATCTATATAAAACAAGTATAACCTATCTGGCTATACTTGTAAACCCTAATCTAATCTTCTACCCCATGAAAACTAGCTAAACATATTAACAATAGCCTTCCACAAATTACCGAAGAAACTTCCAATGCTTTCTAGCATACCATGAGCCTCATCGCTGTTTACAAACTGCTTATACTTATCAGATAAAGAATCATACGCTGACTTAGCGTAATTCTCTAACTGTTGCGCAACTTCCTTAGAGTCAATAGCTGAAGTATTTTGGTAAGCGTCAGCAAAAGAAACAAGTTGCTGAACCTGCTCAGAGGTAATAATCTTATCAAGACCTTTATCCTTTAGGGCAGTATTGACAATCTCAGTAATTTTAGCATTGTCTGCTACCTTACCATTTTCTTGCTTATACTTAGCTAGCTCAGTCTTAATCTGAGTCATAGCTAAATCCAAAGCTACTGCATCAAATTCCTTATTTTCTTTGTTAGCATCAGCAATATTAGCAGTTGTTGATAGTTCCTTATTAGCTACCTCTGCACGATTTTGGTCAACCTTGACACCATTAGCAGTCAATGCCTTAGATACCCCAACTAGGGCTGACTCACCAGTTACAGGAATAGGACTAGCGATATCAATGTTTACATCACTAGCTCCAGCTGTGATTGCTGCGTTCTGATACTGTAAAGTAGTAACCTTAGTAATGTTTTGAGGTGTCTTAATAGTAACCTTTACACCACTACCTTTGTCAGTCTTCTGTACTAAAGCAGAGGAAATCAGAGCAGGAGTCTCACCCTCGGTACCCATGAATTTGTTGAAATCTTCAGAAGTAGTAATCTGACGATTAACATTTTCAATCTTGGTGATGTTGAAAGCTGCGTTAGTATCAATAACCTGTCGGTCATTCAAATCCTGACCATAAACAAGAGTTGGTTTACCCCACTTCTCATTGATAACATCCGTCTGGATATCGGCAGATACAACAGTACCCCCAAGACTAGTAATGATTGAAGCCAAAGCCAAACCAGAAAACAACTTAATTTTATTCATTTACATGAACCTCCAAAATGATTGCATAAAAGTTCCTAGTAGAACCACTAGAAACATACAACAAAAATAAGACTATTTAGCCAGAAACCATAAAGAAATTAGATAGAGAAACTAGTACCTACTTAGTCTTCTCCTTATTTTTCTTAACAAAAGAAATCCTCTGGTACTTGGTACTATAAATACGGAACGACTTACTACGCCCAGAACCACTTACAACATCATACCCTAAATCATTGGCAATAGAGACTAATTCAGTTCTGGGAATCCGTACCCCTTGAGTACGAAAATAGCGAGACAACTTAACAATCTCAAAGAACTCAGGGTCTTCTTTAAGCAAAGGGAAAGTAGGATATGCCAAACTTTCTTTTGTTACATTGTACTTAGGACACCACTTACCTACCAAGTAACCAGTTTCCTGAGCCTTAATAACTAAGGACACCAGACGTACCTTAAGGTCATCAAGCTTAAGCATATCTAAACCAACTAAAGTATTTAGAGAAACTTTGGGGGTAGTGTAAGCTACCATGAAAGAATAGCTACTTGCTTCTGGAATAACAGAGACAAGCTTATACTCAGGGCGACTTATCTTATTATACATATCTGTAGCCTTCTGAATGGTGTCAGCTGCAATACTGATGGCAAAAACCTTTTCCATATTATACTCCTACTTATAAAAATCTAAAATATTTAAGAAGTCTTTAGAGAAGTAACTAAGGAAATCTTCTTCAGAATCCTTATAACCACTGATAAAGAGATACCCATCTTCGATTCTAAACTCTAACCCAAGTTCAATCAAAGACCTTGCAAACTTAGAGTCAAACAAATCCTCCGAAGTGAATTCCGCCTTAAAGTCTAAAGAAAATAATCCTTTATCAGTAATATAGACCTTACAATCTATACCAATTACCCTGCTAAGGTTCTCAACCCCAATCTGGATATAATCTTCTTTAGGGTAAGCGAACAGACCTACCTCATTAGTAAGCCCACTAATCTTCCTAGCTAAAGAATTTAAGTCTCTTTTCTTCATAATATATACCTCTAAAAATTCTATACTAATATTCTACCAGACTTAAACTAAAAGGGCAAGCTATCTTAACCTACCCCTTTCGAACTAAATCCAACCACTCTGGCGCTTAGCAACGTTCTCCATAACAAAGTAATCATCACGTCGATAAGCCTCAGGAACAACAGTCTCCAACTCTTCTCTAGTAAAGAGCTTAGCATTATGTAAACCTTCAAAATCCCAAGAGTAAATGCGTTTACCCTCCTCATCATACTGAACATCAGAGATAGATAGGTACTCCTCACGTCCAACAGGTTTACCTACATTTACATAATACTGACCAGTATCTACAAGGAAATCCTTATGATAAACAGCCTCAAGCAACTGGTCGTATTCAAAATCCCCCAATACAAGAGGGTTTTCCTCCGCTCGCTCAGCTGCATGAACTGCTGCTAATACAGAAATAGCATTCTTAGCAGATGAAAAATCCTTACCATACAAGAAATCACCAACTTTAGGCGATACAATTACAAAATCTTTTTCCATTAAATAAACCTTTAATCCTTTTCTAAGCCTCTTAGCATACTGTCTAGCCTTACACCTTGATTCAAAGCCCCTAAGCAATCAGCGAGAGAATCGGAGTCCCTAAAACCAAACCGCTGTAACTTAACTAGACCACTATCGTCGATAGATACAATGATTCCAGCCTTCAAGTCCTTAATCTCCCTAGACATATCAGCCATAGCAGACAAGAAAACCTGCTTCTCACTTTTAACCAAATCTAAGACCTCACTTTTCTAAGTATAATATAATTATACTACACTTACAGACAAAATACAAGAGGATTACACCTATACATCAATCCCTAATAAATCATTTTGAGAATTTACCAATAAGGGAAGTTTATCTGGGTTCTCAACCAAGTAATTTAACGTGTTAGTGATACCGTTCTCATCTACCCCAAACAAAGACTCATTAGGTATATACTGACCAGAAGATACCCCTCTATAACCCAAGCGCAAACAGTTACTCTGTAAAGCTAGACGATTAGCACCAAATACAGTACCAGACACAGCAATATCTAGAAATACACCACACTTAGCGAATAGCTCCTTAACATCCTCACGGCTAGATACAGGGTATAATTTTACATTAGACCTATCTCCTAAAGATAATAACTTTTCAGACATTCTAGTAGGGGCTGCTATATGGAAAGTTGTATCCTTACAACTGTCTACCAATAGCTCGATGTTTACAATCTCATCAGTCTCAGTAGTAATTAACGCATCAGTAGGGCTACCAAAATCGCTTATAGGTGGCAAACATAACTTATACAGACTAACCATGCTTTTATCTGATAGGGAGTTATAAGACTCTACATCAACAACATACATACTGATACCCAGACTAGTGTTAGAATGTATATAATTCATATTCTCTGGTAATTTCCCATCAAACTTCTCTAAGAAAATCAAGGTATTCTCTTTACCATTATTTCTACGCTCGATTACTTCTAAAGGCAAACCAAGGTTATCGAAAATAATTCCTTCCTCACCATACCCCATAAGCTCAAGAGACTTAACATAGAAATCTAGTACTGACGGATATATAGTATTACCTACAACCAGAGAGTTGGTCTGATGATTCCAACTAGCAAGTACATCACCACCCCTAGAATAGAACTGACTACCAACCAAACCTAAACCATCAACAAAAGTATCAGACCTGAACAAGAAACCATACTTATTATATAAGTCCCTTTTGTAGGTCTTACCAAAACCATTAAACCACTCAATAGAAGAAACTAGCCTTTCACTACTATCACCATGGAAGAATACCTCCCCCAATACAGACTCAATAGACTTAATAAGGAATCTTCCATTTACTTTTTCAATCTCGTATTCTACTGGTAATTGTAGGTTATTTACATGCAGAGGTGTATAACCGCTCTCACTAGGATAAAGCACACTCCAAATAGAACGTACATCCCTATTAAGAAATCCCTCGTCATTAAGACATACTGCAGTATCAGTAGTACCATTATATATTAAAGAATAGTGCAAATCCCAAGCCAATTCATCATAATCAGCAAATAAAACTACCACCTTAATACCCCTTTCCAAGCCCTAGCTACATTCTCCAATAAATAAGGCTTAGCCTTATCATACAAATCAGACTCACTATAACCATCTCGATACATACGGAGAATAGCTTGAGCCAAAGATGCTACATTTCTCTCGTCCTCTGAGTCTTCAGTATTCACAGGGTACAGATAACCAGTCCTGCCCTCATCTACAAAGTTAGTATTACCATAAGGTACATCATACCCCACAATAGGCAAACCAGAACCTACCGCCTCCATAAGAGATAAACCAAACCCCTCAGCAAAAGAAGCCGTCACATAAGCATAATAATCCTTGTAGACCTCGGACATATCACAATGACCTTTAAGATTTACAATACCCTCAAGGTTATTCTCTTTTATCAGAGACTCTAGCTTACTACGCTCTACACCCTCACCATAGATATCCAAAGTAATAGGACAAGTACCTTGTATAGACGCAACAGACTTAATAAGCAAATCTAAGTTCTTCTCCTCAGAAAGTCTAGATACTGTAATAAACTTTGTTTTATCTTCTTTAGTTTTCTTAGGGTAGTGCAACTTGTTTAGAAAACCTGCAGGGGCAACAAATACACCTCGGCTAAGACCTAAGTGCTTAGACAGTAAATCTGCCTGCTCCTTAGTAGAGCAAATAAAGGCATCTATAAGGTCGCTATTCTTAAACTGGTACTCATAATAATTGTTGAATAGTACCCCATGCTCGCTTACAGACTCCCTAATAAAGTGCTCCGCATGAACAACAACCCCCAACCTAAAACCAATAGACCTCTTACGAGTAAAGACAGCCTTTCCAGTTCCAGTAGACCTATCTAGCAGTACCCAGTCGTCTTCCTTGATTTCTAACATATCCAGAAATACCCCAAATAAGGATTCTTTGGTAGGATATACTAAGCCATTATAGAAGAAAGAGGAATCATCCAAGGTGTGGACATGCTCAGTTAAAGCTACCTTACCGTTTTTATAAAACTCTCTCTTGTAAAGATAAGCCTTACTCTCAGTAGGAGTATAGTACTCACTACAACAAACAGTAAGCCCTGAATAATAATCTTTACGAACCAAACAGTAGTCCACAACATACTCAAGCCTATTATAGAAGCCCTTATTCAAAGGGTCTTCAAATGCTAAAATGTAAGTTCCATCTTCTTTATGGAAATAGACCTTAGATAAATCGGAAGTATCTGCCTGATACCCCTCGAACAGAGTTTCTAACTTAGGTAAGTCTAACTTACTGTTGACCATTCTAGCACCTGTAAGGACATCATAAAACCAGAAAACATCTTCCTTAGCTATTCCTATATTCTTAGCTAGATTGTATGTACTGGATACCCCAATAGCATCCAAAAATATATACTTCTGCTTAAGACCTAAATACTTAAAAACCTTATAACGATAGGATTGGGCATATTCCACTCCACTCGAAGCAATCCCAATCCCTAAATTGATATTATAAATCCTCATTAACCTTCTACCTAATATCTGTATATTTACAGATAATCATATCCTTACCAGTACCAATAGTTACACCATCAAACACTACCCCTTAGGAATTCTTTTAAGACCACGGCTTCGAAGAATTTCTTCTTTCTCCTTCTTAAGCAAATCAAAGTAATTTACAAAGAAATCACCATACAAAAGTACGTTTGTAATGAACAAACTTAGAAGTAACTCATAAGGTAACTCATTGAGTAAAGAGTTTAGAGAGCCTGAACTCTGTACAAAGTCCTTAGGAATTACAGAAAAGATTCCTAGTAACGATAGAAAAGAATCAACTACCCCCAATAACATTGCAAAGGCAAAAATACTTAAAGAGAAAATAACTCTCTTCTTTAGATTAATACCTTTAACTACTGACTCAACCCAATTAGCGAACTTAAACAACATAACCTATTTCTCCTTTAATTTAATTATCTTTATCAGCATATACTTATTAAGTACTGCTAAAGTAAATACCATAAGCACCGTAGCGCTTAAACCAACAATATAACCCTTAAAAGGTAAAACAGTAGATATTACTAGTATAAACATAGATATAAAATAAATGTCACATACCTGAATAACTGTGTTAATACATCTTAAAAGGAAAATTAACTTACTTAAACCTTTGTACTCTTCTTTATTCAACTAGTCCTCCCTTACTACTAAAAAGTAAACCATCACAACTTATAAGGCAATACTAACTAGCCTAAAATAGACTAACTAATACAACTATATAACTACCAATATTGTACTAAAATCATCCAGAAAAATCAAAGCAATTCCAGTAAAAATTAAAGCTATTTAAGACATGCTATTTACTAGCATTTTAATAAGTTATAAAATAAGCAGAAATTCTGATACCTAGCAATCTCTAATACTTATCGTAGTAAATCCTCAACAAGGAGATAATATTTCCAAAATAATACCCCACTCCGACTGTGAATACTAACTGTATAGGCTCACTTCCTAACCCAAACCTAGCAATTACCGCAAACGCTAAACACAAGACTAAAAGCAAAACGGATAGAAGCACATCTACCCTAATTCTGCTCTTCGTCGACCTATCTATTTTCATAACTAACCAACCACAACTAGTTTAACCTACTCTTTTTCAAATCTTTGTCCTTTATAAGTTCTTACTTTCGTAAAACCAAATAAATCTTTATAAGTTACAACCAACTTACCAGTAGAAACAGATTTTACTTTATCGCCATTTTCGAAATCTTTAAAATTAACAACTTCCTTATATGTCAGAACCTTATCACCTGATACTAAAACAAAAGAATCTCTCTTACTCCAAGTTCCTTTTGAAACTATCTTAGCCGAGATATTGTTCGTAGTACTAGCCTCAAATTTCTCTACCCTGTCTATATTGGAAACATAGATAACAGAGAAAATACTAAGAGCAGTTACTACAAAAAGAAGTACCTTACCTAACCTACTCCAACCATAAGAGCTTAAAAAGACTAAGCAACCTAAAATAGAATGTATGCAAGAAACCCCTATAATCGCTAAGGCAACAAAATCATAACCGCTCATATAGTTTCCCCCTACTATAATCCCATTTATCAGAATGTAAGACCATAAAAGCACATGGGCAGAGATAATAGAAAATGACAATTTGTTTTCAAAGGCTTGCTCTTCTTTAGACAGTTTTTCTGCTTTAGAACTATGTCCTCTAGATAAATAAATATATAACATCAGCTACCCCCCTAACTAAGTGATGATACCATCACGAATTCCCACTACCCAAAGCAAATCACCTTCTTCTATGAAGTCCAAACACTTAGCCTCATAGATAGGGTCAAGCTTCAAATCACCAATCTGATTGTTCTCGTAGTACTTATGGTAATCATAAGGAGATTTTTCAGTACTTAACTCTACTCCATTAGCAGGGGCATAAGTCTTAAGGCGCTTCTCATACTGACCACCAACCTGAACACCAACAATAGGTACATCAATACCCCAATATAACAAACCCCACATAACACCGCTAAGACTCATTCCAGAGCCAATAGGCATTATAATACGGGAGAACTTACCCTGCTTATAAGGTTCTAGCAAAGAGCGTACCTGTAAGGCTGTCTGATAAACCGCCTCCCAACACTCCATACCGAAAGGTATCTCAGCATAGCCCATAGCTTCAGCATCATCTCTAGCACGTTTAATAATTACATTATTATAGCCTGCACGATGCTGAATGATTTCAGCCCCATTAGACTTTGCAACTTCCAACTCCTGCCCCAACTCCCCCTGAGGGCAATGAGCATGGAAAGGAACACCATAATGATTAGCAATAAAGGAAACAATCTGAATTTGGGGGCTTTTCTTAGAACCTGCAGTAACTAAACCAGTCAAACCACTCTCTAAAGCCCTCTCACATAAATACTGGCAAGACCTAGCCTTACCACCCATAGCTCCAAAAGCTGAATACAAATCGTCACGCTTTACTAAATGACCACCATGCTCCTCAACAGGAGTTAGTTTGTCTGCATACCCCTCGTCTACTAAGGTGTCCAGTTCCATGAAAACCTGTAAACTATTATCTACAACCACTACCCTAGCACCTCCGTAGCATATCCTACCCTAATTCGATTACTCTTAGGGTCAAAATAACGTACCCTCGCATATAACGTAGGTATCCCCTCAGGACTATAACCCTTAGCAACCTTGCCAACAATTTTCATAACCAAACTACCTACGCTCACCTCTTGGTTCAAACGATAATGTTCGGTCAACTCCACATCAGACAACTGCGACGGAGTAAACTCCTCATTAGGCTTTAACATAATAACCTCCCCTAATACAACTCAATAGGACTAGGAAATACATAATCCCTAGAGTAATCAATAATCCTAGCCTTACTAATTAAACTCATATCCTTATCAGATACCCCTCCTAGAGGGAACAAGACTCCTTTAGGATGCTCAATACAAACCACAATTACACCCTCTTTAATAAATGCAATTACAGTACCTGCAACCTTTAACCCAGAGAAATGCTTCTCACAACTAGTGTAAGAACCTGCTAATCTCATACAGAAATCTTTATAATCTTCTAGACTAGTAATCCTATACCCCAAGCCAAATGAGTTCCAACTAGAACGCTTAAACTTAGGATAAAGGTCAAGACCTCCATCATTAACCTTTGTTACAGTTTCAGACCTCACAATCTTAGTCTTAGTCCTCACTACAACAGGTTTCTCTACTTCTTCCTTATTTACAACACTGAAAGTTAAACTATCTAGCTTTAGATATAAAGGATAACTTTCACTCTCAATAGACTTTAAAGACCTGCTAACAGACCAAGGAAGAAACCTATTAGAGAAATAAAACTTTAAACGATTAAAAGCCTCCTCACTAGTAACCTCAAAATAAACGATATTCTTTTTCATTCTTAAATACTAAAACCCCTAAAACTTTTTATACAATCTTACCAAAAACACCCACTAACTGCAATAGACATGATAAAACAGCCCATATAACTGAGCTGTTCTAAAGCAATTATAAAGAAATTTCCAAATCTTCATATTTTTTAAATAAACCATCACGATTGACAGGTTTAACACAGATAACCGTATCTAAAGACTTCCTAATGTCATGTAGCATCACAAACGAGCCAATAAAAGGAACTAACCAAATAACCCTACGCTCACCTACTACCCCTAGAGACAAAGGTTCTAAGATAAAGCTCATCGTAAAATAAATAACTACACTGAATACTAACCCAACTACCATTAACCCAAAACTAGGGGCAAATAGTAACAAGCCAATAGACACTGCATAAAGGACTAAATAAAACCTAAAGAATAATCTAAGCTTCGGTCCTAAACCTGCAAACTCCTTACCAAGCTTGGAATAAACAAACACCCTAGTAAAAGGTAGGAATGATAAGAGGAAACCCCCCTTACCAAACCGACTACATAACTTCCACACCGAGAAAGAGCGAATTAAATAACCAAAGAGGAATACCCCCTCTACACCTAGTAGCAAGGCAACAGGAATACTCCTAACAAACTCCAAGCCCTCTCTACTAAAGAATACCAAATTATTTGGATTAAACATTAATAATCATCCTCTCCAAAAGGTCTTCTACTCAACAACCGAATACTGTTTCCTTTAGTCTTAGGGTTGAAAGCAAAAGTAATATCATCAAGAGTACCATTACAAGCACCAAAGACATCCCAATCAACCCTATCAACTACAATACCCAAACCAACTAAAGCCTGAATAACTTTGTTATATAGTGGGAACATTGTTACATGGTCTCCCTTAAGTCCAACCTTTTCCCACTCACGAGTGTACTTGTTGTTCCTAGTAGCAGAGTAACTAATGGAATTAGCTGTTAAGTTCTCGATAAGTAACTCATGCTCACTCCCGTCGATAGCGTCAGCCTGAAGCTGAATAACAATACCCCTAGGCGTATCAGCAATAATTCCCATCTCGAAAGCAAAATCATCAGAAGCATTAGTCAAGAACTTAGATAAATCCCTAAGAGCTGATTTCAACGGTTGTAACTGTTGTTTTGTAATCTGAACCTTTTCTACCATAAAATAAATAATCTCCTATTCATAAATAATATGTCCTATAATAGAACTATACCTTGCCTTGATAATAGTTCTATTAGGCACTAGCCGAACTAAATCAACTAGAAACTCCTGTACCAACTCTACTAAATATGAGTCATCCTCAAACCTACCTGCAAAAGCAGAACTACCCCTTGAGAGATAACAATGAGCAGTACCCTCACTAGAGTAAATAAACCCTAACGACCTACCACTGAACGAAGCCTCACAGTAATCTCCCCTATCAAATACTAGTACCTCGAAGTTTCTAAATATTCCCTTAAAATCTAAAATACGAGAACCTATATAATTGCTTAAGTTCTCAGCACTAATTACAGTATCATCTACCAACCTAAACCCCAATCTAACGCTTACTATAAGCGATGCTTAAGGAAGATACAGGTTCTTTCTGCTCGTGTAAGGCAGTTACTAGTAAATCACTAACAAGGGAATGAAAGAACGTATCTACAGGTACATTAGCTTCTAAACCAATACTAAACGGTTCATACACTTCCCAATTAATATCTGCCCCCTCAACTAAGCGACGAATAGATAGTACCCCCTTCTTATCTAAATCTAAAAGGATAACAGTTCGTGAGCCATATTCTGTCTCATCTATCATAACTTTCATACCCTTAAGAGTAACTTTACCAATATAAGGTTCAGCCTCCTGAAGAAAACTTTCTAAATAATCTCTTACATTCCAATATCTTTCTTTACTATTCATCTAATTTACCTCATAGCGCTAAACCACTCTCTAAGAAAGGAAGTAATACCCTTTCTAGAGAAGCCTAAGTAATCGTTGTCTAATCTAAGACCATGGTACTTCTCAAATCCTGAACAAGACGGAAGAATACCACTAGACCTACAACTATTCAAGTAACTATTTACCATCTGAGGATTAGAAATAAGTAAATTCCTAACCATTAAAGTCTTGTCCAAGACCATACCTCCGCATTACAATTCTAATTTTATTATTTTGTTTTGATTAGTTGAGAACTCTCCCTCAAAGGCTTCACGCAATGACTCAGCATCGAAAAGTTTTACTAAATCATCCACGTCCTTGATTTTGATATTTTCAACATCTTCATCCTCTACTTCACGCTCTCCTACCCAAGTAAGGTACTTCCAGCAACCCCACCTATCGTAATCTCTAACTGCATTACCGACTCTATCCCTATCAGATACCCCAATAACCTTGTTGCCTAACAAGGGATAAAGCATCTTCTTTTGATTAGAAAGCTCAACACCCATCGTAGCAAAAGCCCTAAACCCTAAAGAACGTAATGCCAAGCTATCAAAGATACCCTCACATACAAAAGCATAAGTTTCTCGTTTTGTTTTGCTTAACTGCTCTAAGCCAAAGAACAAGTTAGCACGACTAAAATACTTGCTTGGAGTTGTGATATATTTCTTCTCATCAGGATACCAGCCAATCAAGGCTAGTATATTACCTAACATATCCCTTACTGGGAATACAAACCTACCCTCAAGTAAGCACCTGCCAGTCTTAGTCTCTAAACCTAAAGTACTGTAAGTAGGTAAAGAACTAACTGGACGCAAATCTACTGTCTCAGGTAGTTTTACAAAACCAACCTCTTTTAAAACTTCTACCATCTCAGGGTCAGAGTAAAACCTTAGAGAGCAAAGTTCTTCATAAGTTGAACCACCCTCTAAGGAATTAAGATACCCCCAAACCCTCTTAAAATCCTGAGCATGAAGCTCGAAGTCTTTCAAATCTAACATCTTCTACCTGCTTTGAACTATTTAGTGATATCAATAAGAATTGCTTTATCAGTTATTTTAACATTTAAAAGTATTTTATCGGAGCCATCAGTGTATCTAGCTATTCCAACCATACCCCTAAAGCCGTCTTCCAACTCTTGTGGTAGTTCTCCAGAAATAATCTGTCCATCTACATAAGCCATAGCACTATCTTCCGAGATATACCCTAGAGGAGTTCTTGAGGTAGCTCCCCTTAAAAAGATACCATAAACTTCTCCACTCTCAAAACCATTATCTGTGAGTTGGCGAATGTTTCTTGCTTGAATACTAAACTCTTTATCTTCCGTATAAGAAGATGCTACCAACTTAACAGCATCCTTTACAGATTTAGAGTCATAAAGATTAGTAATCTTATCACCAAGATTTCCTTCGACTTCTTCCCTAAGAGCCTTAGCAAACCGTAAACGGACATCTAAATGTTCATAAGACTTGCTAGGTTTTACCTCTTTAGGTTCCTGATCCTCAGGTTTTTGTTCTAGTTTTGGTTCTGGTTTAGGTTCTTCCTTTACCGAAACAGGAACTCCATTACGAATTCTAACCATATTAAACTTGAAACCTTGCCGAGAAACATTAACAATTAAACCCTTGCTATACCCCTTACTAAGGTTTAAGACAATTGAAGCTAAACCAACATACAAACCATTACCTAAGATATCTAAAGGTAAGAGGTGGGAGTTGTTAGCTGGTATCAGCTCAAAAGTACCCTTAGCGACTGTAAAGCCTGACATAAATACACCATTGTGACCTTTGATGGCTACTAAAATATTGTTAGTATCTTTGCTACCACCGTCAGAGAATATAATATCATAAACTCCCTCCGACCTACTAAGAATACCAGAAAGAAATTCATACAAATTAGGGCAAGCCTCTAATAACTCCTCCTTAGAAATTAAGGATGCTAAAGGATTTTCAACCCTTATTAAATCATTTTTTGTTGGACTAGACATTCTAAACTCCTTTAAATACTATCTTATCTAATATTACATACTGATATATACCATCAGTATAAACAAACTCATCATACCAAGTAGAATAAGAGCTATTAACAAATCTTAGAGAGCCATTTATAATAACTGTAAGGGGATTACCATACTGGTTTTTATCCCTTACAACCCAAGTTAAGACTTGCGTACTTTCAGATATTGCTTTCGATTTACTATCAATACATAGAACATTAACTTTTACAGGTTGACCAGTAAACTTGACTACTCTCTTCTTCCAGACCTTATGTATAACAGACTTATACTTATCAGAAGTGCCATAGAAGTTTATATCGTTATTTTCAGATAACTCCCAACCATTACTTTCTTGATATTTGTCTCCTTCATAAGTAGAAATTATTCCGCTCAGCACATTAGATACATGGTAAAGATTATAAGACCTCTCATGAGAAAAGGGCAATGGTTTACTTACTAACATAATGTCGCCACTTTGGACATTCTTTAGATTTATTTTCATCTTAATACCTTAACGTTTTCTTTTATTACTTTTAGGAAAGGTTATAAGTTCCTGAATAACATAAGTAACACCATCAGAGAAAGAAGCCCAAACCGAAGTACCCTGTCGAGGAAGATAGTGAAAATACATATCACCAACTAACAAATCATAACCAAAAAGTTTCTTTGGCGAGTTCTGGTCTGGGACAGGAAAGGCTGAAGTTAGAGTTCCCTGTACCACATCGAAAGTCCCTTTTGAATCATTTAACCTAAGAATATTTACTGTGGTAGGGTATCCTTCAAAGAGAACCTTTTCTTGCCGTATAACTGCTAAAATTTCACCATCTGGAATCCAAGACGATTTCACTCCCGGCTGAGTATCTTGCCCTACAGCCTTTCCAGAGGATATATCATAGTGAATACCCCATAGAGTTTTAACTATTTTCTTCGACTTAAGAACAGAAGATAGAAAATTAACCGTCAACCTAAGCATTCCAGTAGCCTGAACAGTATCCCTCACAATAACCATATCGCCTCTCTTGGCGTCTTTTAAAGCTACCTGCATTACTTACCTCTCAATTTCGGAAAATCTTCCAAAAGATATAAACACTCGCCAGTACGGATAATAGCATAACAACCTAAATGCTCTACCCAAGAGAATACCTTATTCGAAATTTTAATTCCTGGCGCAGAACCGTTACTAGCTGGGACTAACTCCTGAATAGGCATAGCGACTAAGTCTAATTTGCTACCCCTATCAACTATAACCCTTACAGACTTACCAACAAAGAAATTGGAATTTCTGTCTTCCTTAGTACGTGGAATACGTTGAATAACTCTTCCATCATAAGTACCTACATTTACATCTCTAGTTTTATCTACCTTCACTAAAGAACCATCAGCCATCGAGAAAGTTCCAGTGGCTGTAACAAAAGTACCTTTAGTTGGTGAAGCAGATAAAATAACGTTTACTACTCTAAATTGTTGAATTGGTAACCTAGTTAATACCTCGAGATAAACTAAATCACCTTTCTTGTAAACTGGTGTCATAACATACCCCCTAGGCTAAAGCCCTTAACTTGTTGATATCGAAACCTGTAAACCAACCAGTAATATCCTCTACCCCATTAGGTAAGATGATAGGTACAGTCCGAATACCAATCCTATCAATTAAGGATTCATGCTCTTCATTGCTAGAGTCAAAAATCAACTCTTTAAACTCTACATTTTTGCTGCTAAGGAATCTTTTAACTTGACGACACTGCGGACAAGCACTCTCCGCAGGATTTCTTGTAATTACAACTACTGACATAACTAACAACTTCCTTCCTGTGTTTAATTTATTGTTCCAAATTCAACTTATAGACATTACCACCCCTAATCTGATAGAAATGCTCAACTTTAGAGCCATCAGAAAGAGTAACCTCTACCCTATAAGCGTCTATATTAGTCTGATATACACCATACTGCCAGTTCCCCCTACCATAGATAGCATCTAACTTCTCAGCTAAGAAGTCCTGCTCCCTACGATAAGTCCTCAAACCATCAGAAAAGTCACCCTTAGGGCTACCAATCAAATATACCCCTAACAAGCCAAACAGACTAAACAATAACAAAACACTGAAAAACGAAAGATGACGTAAATATTTAGACCTTAAAGACAAAATTTGCCTATCATCTAGAGTCTTAACCATCTCAGCGTCATAGAGTTTTCTACTTCTAACCCTACTAGAAATTAAACCCCTAACTTTCTTTACAAACTTAGAAATCAACTACTTAACCCCCGTAATAAAGTGCTCCTCAAAGAAGTTCTTTCGTACTTAGCCTCTAAAACACTATTAGGACTACCAATAAAGGAAATACCACTAGCATTCTCTAAAGCACGAATAACACTCTCCCTATAAAGTACACCTGAACCATCCTGACATAGGAAGAAAGTAATACCCCCTCGAGACCTCTCAGCGTCTAAGGAAGTCAAACACAAAGGATGACTATTGACATCTTCGATTTTTAAGTTCTTACCTAAATAAGAAGATACATTCTCCGCACTAAGTTGCTTACTTAAATCTGAAATAATAGTAATATCACTTAAAGAGTAACCCCTCTCGATAGCGTAATCTACCATCTTCTTCAAAACAGGTAACACCTCAACCTTACTTGTCTGCTTGTATGCAACTTTCTTGCCCTCTGTAAAGTCTAAACAACTACCATCATTTACAACGACAAAGTCTTCTAAACTAAGACTATTGTACTCCTCCATAACTAAAGCCCTAGGAAAAGCACCACATACAGTTTTAAAGTAATTATCGCCAATCCACGGATTTCCAAATAAGTAAACTGAACTACCCTTTTGTACTTTGGTCAAAAGAACTTCTAAATCACTAAGCGATAATCTATGAGCTCTCTCAACCAAAATAAGCGAGTCCTCAGGAAACATAGGAGCATCAGGTAGGATAGAAAAGTATAACCTATCCAAACCAAGGTAATCCTCAGATACAGGTAGACCTGTACCAATAATATGAATAGACTTATAAGTCGCTTTATTACTGAATAAACCAGTAATAACCTTTATGATGTCTTTATAAGAATCCCCAGAACCCATGAATACCCCAATCCTTTTAGATAGGAGATTAAGGCTCTTTTCTTGACTAGGTGTGAGGACTAATTCCTTACTTTTATTATACTTTCTTAAATGGTCTTTAAGTCTTTGAATATCGTAGCTAACACTTGAATCGCTAAGATAACTAAGAATTGCTAATACATTATATTCCATCTCAGCCAACCTATAAGGCATATACTGCTTATCAGATAGAATTATAAAACCAGAAAGAGCTGCATCACCCAAAACTAAATCGAAATCGTCTGCCTTGTAGTAAAAACCATCACTAATAAGATTAGAATAATCAAGACAAGAACCTAAGAAGTACTGCAACAGAGAAAAAGGAACCTTACCTAAAGGAGTTTTTGTATCTTTAAAAGAAGTTTGTAGCTTCTCAGACACCTTACAAATAGGTTTACTAGCTAAAGTATTAAGGAACAAGGTAGTACCATTTCTCTCAAAACTACGATAGCAACCTTCCACTAAAAATGCTATATTTCTCCAATAACTATCTAAGTACTTACCACTAAGACAACTAGAAATATAATAAATACTCTCAGCCTCATCAAAAGATAAATACCCCTCGAGATATAAAGCGTGAGGTCTCTGCATAAGCAGTTGCTCTAAGTCTGGCAAATCTATACTGTCTAACTCAACACCAAGTAACGCATTTAGAAAGCCTGAATAGCTATCTATAGATAAGCTATTAACAAATGAACTAAACCTAACAGTAGTATTAGGTACAATCCTAGATAATAAAGTACCCTCTTCATAAGCTTCGATAAGTTTATACTTCAGGCGGTCGAAGATAGAGACCTCAGAGCCAACAGATAAATAACTCTTATTCCTTCTCTTGTTTTCTGCCTTTTCAAGTAATTGTCTAATAAACCCTAGATTACCAATCTTATTATCAAAACCAAAACTTGTTGTGTAATTGGTGCTATGAATACTTTCTTTTATGCTAGGATTTAGCAAGATATAATCCTTTGAGCCATAAAAACTCATATACTGAGAAGTAAAATCTAAGTACTCAAAACCAACTTCCTCACATTGAGCAAAATACTGGTCTACTTCACGGCTAGAAGTCCTCTCAAAAGGTCTTACTACATTAGGAAGAACTACCCAAGAGCCTCTTACCTTCTTAAATACCAGAGCACCATAACCAGAAACCTTTCCAGAATTGTCTTGGCGCTTTAAGGTTACCCCTCCAGACATACTGCTACCGTACACAGAAACCGCCTGACCTACTAAAGATGTGTCCTCTAAAATAAAAACAACAGAACCTTTAGGAGTTAATAAGGTACTCTCAGAAAAAGTAAAAGGGTTTTCTTTTAAACAAGTAATTGCATAAACATCTAGTACTGCCCAATTACCTGAGGAAATTTCTAAAGGGAAAAACTCATCAGGTTGACGAATAATACCCCTTACTACCCCATGTAAGGCTACACCACCTAAAGCCCCTAAATCATTAACTACTCTTACAATGTCTGCTACTTCCACTAGATAACCTCCTACTCCGATATAAATAATTTTACTACTATTACAAAGAAATAGCAAGTAACTTAATACTTGCTATATTATAGTTTATACTAGAGCATCCAACTCACTTCTTCCAAAACCATCTAGAGTTAACATGCTGGCAAACTTCTTAACCCAATCAGGAACAGGTTTAGGGTCTTTCTCAGTATATTCCCACACACCACCAAAATAATCTACAAAGGAAAGAGTAAGAACTCTATAAAACTCAACTCTATTAGAGATTTTTGCAACATAATCCCCAGATACTAGGTATATATCATCGCCCCTAACCTTAACAGTAAAACCAAAACCCTCTGCTAACTCTCTAGCATTCTCAGGAACAATTTTCCTAAGAGTGGGTCCTAAAAACCTATCGTTTAAGCGAATAATTCCTTCGCTTGTTAAGAGTACCTCAGCCATTTCTAACTCCTTCTAAAGAACCTAACTCCTTACTATATAAATCCCAGTACTCTTCAAGACTACCAGACATAGGCTTGTCTCCATAATTTACAAAACAGAGAATACCATCTTCTAAATTATTTCCACTATCATCTTCAAGTAAAATGTGTTCAAAAGAGTAATCACGGAAAATTTCATCTAGTAGTTTACGTTTCTTAATTTCCAACTCGTGAGCCTTCTTTAATTTGGATATAAACTCTTCTTTAGAAAGCTTCTTACACATCGCATACCCCCTATTCTAGCCTATACTTACCAAACTCAACACTTAGACTACCAGAGAAAGGTAAGCTCTCCTCTAACATCTGTACCCTAGACTCAAACATATCCACCAAATGAACAATATATGCTTCTACCGTATGACAAGGCTCTCCGAACTCACCATGGTGTTGTTGAATGATAGCCTGCAACCTGTAGTAGAATTCTTCACCCAAAGGTTCAATAAACTTAATATCGTTTACAGGTTTTGTAGTAATCTCAAAGCCTTCAAGGATATCTTTCTTGAACTCAAACAACAACTCCTGACCTAAGAAATTATGGGTAGCAAATGCAATGTCCGTCCGAGTACCGTTATTATACTCTAAGATTTTACCCATATCATGAATAGCAAGACCAATAAAGACTAAGTCCTTACTAACATTCTCACTAATGTTAGAATAAGTACCCCACATAAGTTGCAAGATTCGTGACATTTTCAAAGTATGTGCTAACAAGCCACCACGCTGTGCATCATGAATTCTAACCGCTGCATACTCAGAACGAAACTCCTTACGAATGCGACGATAAATCTTCTTAAAGAGCTCAAAAGCACTCTCAGAAAGTTCAGACTTCATGATATTATAGAACTCCTGCTCATTAGCGTCCAAATCATAAATTGTAGGGTCAAGGAGAGTAATATCCAACCCCAACTCATCAGGGTCAATAGCTACTACATTATTAAGAATAAGGGACTTAGAATCATTCCAGACATTGACTTCCGCCTCAATATAAACAGGCACACCCTTATAGTCTTCTTTTTCTAGTTTATCATACAGAGAACCGCTCCATACTTTGAACTCGACATTTCCTTGAGCCTTTAAAGTACCATTATAGTACTTACTATTGTTCTTTGCAACAGCTTCTGTGTAATTACTAATGATAGTAACACCCCTAACTGTCTCTTTGTTAGCCTGCTCCATAATTTCTTCTTTGTTTAACAACCTGTATGTTGACATTTTCTTTTTCTCCTTTTTATAAAAGGGAGTAGATAACTCCCTTAAATTTCTTTATGGCTTCTTAGGTAGACCAAACACGTTGTCCAGAATAACTAATAAGTCATCATCTACATCGTAATCTTTTACCCAAGCATAAGCTTCATTACAACGCCAGATACCATCTTCCCCTTCGTAGTAAGCTTCTCCCATATACCCTTTAGAGCTAGGGTGTTCTTCGTTCCCAACAGAGAAAATTAGTAGTGTACGTTTAGCGGTTAAAATAGCGCCAACAAGTGTCTCATAGCTTCCTTCAACACCATTTACAGTACTTAGAACCTCTTCCAAATCTTTTTGATTCTTCAACAACTTAACCTTAGAATCAAATTCTCCATCTAAGACTAAATTCTCTCCGCCAAGTAAAGCAACAAACAAATCCTTAGCGATGCTATCAGAGCCATTCTTAGATTCAACAACTAAACGTTTTAAGTCCATAAGTTTACCACCTTTAAATTTTATACTATAAGTATAACAAACTCATCAGACAAATACAAGGCTATTTATAAATAAGAACTAAATACTTAAGGTATAAATTAAATCGCCCTCTAACAAATACCCCTTCTCGTAATAAGCTTCAATACTACCCCTACCAAGTAAATCAATAACCGCCTTAACCTGCAAAGAACTAATACCCCCTAGAGACAGTAACTCGTCACCATTAGAAACATAGACCTTAATAGTATCTTCTAAGGATAATGAGGACTCAATCATCCTAGATAAAGCAGAAACAACGTGCTTAGGAAAAACACCAGAACCATTTAATACAAAACAAGGGTAAGAAATATCAGAAGAAGAATACCTCTCAATAGTAGTCTCAGTAGGTTTACTCTCTTCTACTAAATCTTCCGAAGATTCTTCAACTACTTCCTCCTCGACCGATACTTCATTACTACTACTATCTTCCTCTAAGTCATCTAGACCATCTAAACTATCTTCAGAGGACTCTAGCTCTTCCTCAGTGGAATAAAAGTCATCTTCCTCTAACTCAAATAATTCACTCATACCAACCTCAATACATTAACTACTACTAGAAGCAGTCAGACTAAACACCCAACTGCTTCTTAACCCTAACACACATAGAACAAACACGACTAACACTTGCAGATTTCATGTAAAGAATTGTAGGATGAACGCTACCATCTCCAAGAGTAAATCTAATAGCAGTATAAGTGTTGCTTCCACTACTATACTCTTCCCTAGCTTTGGTATAGTCACTACCATTCTTCTTAGAAAGAGCTCCATTCTTAAGAACATAATTAAGCATATAAGAAAGTAGTGAATCAGAAGAACCCTCAAGATAAAGTACCCTTTCTTCGTAGTCTCGGTAATAACCAAAACCTTTAAGGTACTCAGCCATTACAACTTCCTTATCTTCAGCCTCTAAGGTAGATTCGTAAGTCTCTTCTACAACTTCCGTACTTTCTTCAACAGAATGAGGTTCCTGCAGATTAGCTGTCTTAACAAGTTCCTCTAAACCAAAAGCTTCGCCATAGGCTTCTAGAGACTTCTCGATACCCCCTAGTTCGACTTTTGTTGTTTTCAACCCGTCTAGGAAGTCGTACTTGGCAATCTCATTAGCCACTGAACGAGCATTCTCGATAAACTTATCCAAGTCTTCTTGAGATATGTACTTCTCAAAGTCTGGTTTAGTACCACTTTCATAAGCTTTAAGGTAAGACTTCCAAGCATACTCGAACTCGTCTGTAAACTCCATAACAGGTTCTAGGAACTTATCAAGATGGACACCACACTTACCTAACTTGAAGTAGTTATCTACTATACTTAGTACTTTATCGTCAGTAAGAAGTGACGCATTAGAAGATTCTTGTAGAGACTTAACGACTTTATTGAGTTTACCTAGACTCTTAACATAAGGCATTACCTCGAACAAGAAACCAGAGATAACAGGGCTAATAACCTTTCCATGGTTATTTTTGTCCTCTAAATACTCCTTAATACGTCTTGCCTTGTAATCATAGATTTGCTTAACTTCCCACTCATACAACTCATGGATATTACCATTCCAAAACGGAAAACCTTCGCTACCATAAGACTCGATAATCTCCTCTTGAAGCTGCACAGGTACTTCTGTTTTCTTAGCATTATACCAATGACTACCAAAACCAAAACCAATATATAGAGGACACCAACCCTCAATAGTAAGCATTAGGCTATCTCGTACAACTTTCATAGCAACTGCAGGATTTATAGAGTTATGGGCTTCCATAACAATTTCATCATGTACGAAACAAGGAAGTAAGAACTTACCCCACCAACCTAGATTGATGATGTTGTTGTATAAGTTTACCATAGCCTGCTTATACAAATCCGCTGCTGTACCTTGGATTGGGTGGTTACCCCCTTGGCGCTTAACAGAACCAATACGCATCGTAGGTGGGAAATAACGACGTCTTCCAAAGAAAGTCTCAGCATACCGATTAGCCACAGCCTTATCAAGGTTACTTGCAATAAATGACTCAGTTACATCCATACCCTTAAAGTAAAGCTTACGCAACTGACCACCATAACGAGTGGACTCAGCACTCCTAATACCTGTAACGTTCTCACCCAAGGATGCATCACCCATACCATAAACAATACCAAAGTTAACCCCTTTAGCTGCCCCACGCTGCTGCTTAGATACCAACTCGTAAGGAATCGAGAACATCTGAGACGCTTTTAAAGTATGGTAATCCGAGTCAGGGTCAAACAAGTAATCAATCATAGACTGTTCCTGAGCCATCGACATCATGATACGGATTTCTACAGACGAGTAATCCGAGTCCATCATATAATACCCCTTACGAGGGGAGATATATTTCTTGACCGTATCATTGTAAGACTGATAGTTAGGGTTAGATACAGAAAGTCGACCAGTCTCCAAGAACTGCTTAACCCCTGAGAACATGAACCCATCAGGTGTAGAAATAGTATCAATATTCTTAATAAAGTCAGACATTAACTTAGAAGAGTCACGATACTTTAGAATGTAATCTGCAATAGGATACTTAGGACTTCCATCATCCAAAGTCATACCTTTATACTTCTTAAGAGCAGTCTTAGAAGTACTTGGTGCACCAGAGTCAGTATATTCCAAGATAGGCATATCCAACTCATCAAACAACAATTTCTTCAACTGAGCAGAAGAACGAAGATTTAAAGAGTAACCTGCAATCTCAAAGATAAGTTTAGAATAAGTCTCTACATCCTCCTCAAGCTGTCTACGAAGTTTTGCAATCTTTCCTACGGCAACATGATGCCCAAAGAACTCCTGATAAGCTACGACTTTAGTAAATGCGACCTCGAGTTCGTAAACCCTACGCATACCCCATCTATCCCACCAGTTCTCTTTCTTTCCTAACTCTAGGAGAGCCATCATATTGTCCGTATCAGGACAAGCATAGTACTTAACAGACTCATAAGGTAGGTCTGCAAAGGTTACATCACCCATACCCCACTTGCCTTTTACGAAGTCATCCAGCTCAAAGCTATCTCTACCTAAGAACCGTTTAGAATTGGGTTTCAAACCTAGCTTCATCATAGTGTTCTCAGCACCATGCGAAAGACGAAGCATAATCATTGTGTCATGTACTAAGTTAATGATAATACCATAGATAAACATTACCTTCGAATCATAAGCACCAAAGTGACATACAATCTTCTTCTGCTCCAAAATAGGTCGAATGAACTTGTCAATAAACCAAGCTACCTTATCCTCTTGAACAATGTTGTCGATATTCTTATGTGCAATAGGAATATACCATGCATCAGAGTAAAGAACATCATTCTCCAAACCAAGCTCTTCGATTTTCTTTTTCTCAGCTTCTGTAGGTATAATAGTAAATACCATACCAACCAACTGGTCGCCCTGACCAGTAATAGACTTAAATGTAATATTCAGACCAGTGGTCTCCGTATCGAAACCAACTTCATGAGGGTGGTTGAAGATACGTTTAGCAATAGGCTTAAATACCTCTAAGTCATTTACGATGTTATAACGTCTATCCTTTAACCAGATATAAGACTTATCGGGATTACGTTCAATAATCTCAGCCAAAGAATAAACGTCATCAGAATTAACACTATTGGCTGCAAGGAAATCTTCCATACCCCCTGTTTGCAGGTCAGAAGTATTCTTAAATTCATCAAGCACCAATGTAAACTTACGCTGGGTATTTGTATTCCTAGACATAGGTACTGGTTCAGAATAAACATCTTCTAGCACCAAGACCTCATCACCCTCGCCATGATACTCTAGGTAATCAATCTGCCCCTCAATCAGTCTAATAGTATTACCGAAGTAATTATAGGTGTAAGACGGCTTAGTACCAAACTCACTACCAGTCTTAAGCAGATAGTAATCCTCCTCTCGCTGAGGAATACAGATAGACTTCATACCCCTTATAATAGAGCCTAGACGAGAAAAGAACTCGATATTAAAATCAGTTTTCTCACCCTCAATACGGATATCGTCAACCTTAATATCCCCTACATTGACCTGAATATATAACTCGTTCCAGTTAGAATAGTAACGCTCTCCGTCCAGAACTACGCCCCTATCCAACTTAACTCTCATTTTCTCACTAGAGCAACTACCAATGAAAGATAAGTAAGAATCGAAGTCATACCCAATTAGATTTATCTTATACCCTTCCCTCGATACATAATAACCTCTAAGCATTAAAATTCCTTTCTATTAACTCCTACCAATGGAAAATTATATACGCTGGTATAAACTGGATAAGCAAAATCGTTAATATTACCTAAGAAGTAATACAACTCCTCACCCTCTCCAACATACTCTAAACCAATCCGTTTACATAGGAAGTAAAATAATACTTCCTTAAGACTAACTCTAAGCTCCTCCCTAGAACGGAGAATACCCCCACTAGGCGAGCGATAAAAAGTCCTATCTAAAAATGTCTTCTTCAATAAAGGATTGCCACAATACTTCGAATCTATAATACTCTCAACAACAGTATTTAGATTTAACTTCACCAAAGACTTCGGAGAAGTACCCTTAACTAGAACAGTATTACCTTGTTCGCCTAAGAAATCCATCTTAGACTTATAAGTTTTCTTCAAAGCTTCCAAACTTTCATTCGGAATAACATTGTTAATCCTGCCACTAAAAGACATGAACTCTTCTAACTCAGGCAGATAGTTCTGCTGAATAAACTGCAAAGCACCCAAAATAGTCTCAGGAGAATAGATAGATAAAATCTCACTATACTCCCCACGCATCTTAGCCTTCTTCAAAGTAGCAAAGAACTCATAATCTAAAACAATACTAGGTAAGAAAGCCTTAACACAATCCTCTAACTCATCCGAAGCACTCTCTAAGTAATCATCGATACTTGAGGTATCATCTTCCTGCTTAGAGTCAACATGGTAATAGAGAGCCTCATCTTCCATAGAGGACTCTTTTTTCATTGAATTAGTAAGGATATTCTTCATAGTTGAGATTATATAATTTCTCAACTCGCCCTTATCCCTTGAATAGTATTTTATGGCATGATGCAAGGTAGCGTCTAGTGCATCATCACAACGACTCTTCCAGACTACCATAGCATACCGCTTATTCATTTCTATAGTATCATGTATAGCTGCCAGTAATGCTGGAGACATACTAGCATTTATATTTTGATAGTAGCTCAACTTAGACAAAAATACCGAGCCTCCTGAACTCTTCCAAACGCTTCCTAATGTCAGGCAACTTATCTGGTATAAAGATAGACTCTACCCATTCCCTAACTTCCTCGTCCGAATCACAAACCTTAGATAGGTTCTCCCTAGCAGGTTTAGAACCATCTATAAAGGAAATTAGTAAGTATAGCAAGGAATAACCCTGCTTCTCAAGCTTCTTAGACAAATCAGGAAACCTACCCCAAGCTAATGTATAATCGAGATTTTCCTCTACTAACTCAAAATCGTTAGATTCCTCAACAATACGATTCTCAGAGTATTCACCATAACCATCCTGAAACTCATCACTACCTTTATCTATCTCATTGACTAGATAAACTTCCTTCTCCAACCGTTTAAAATCAGATAACTTCTTAAAATTACGATGAGCGAAATCGAATCCACCAAGATTAAACTCCTCCTGCTGTAGGTTGATACCCCCAGAGGAAGCCTTCTCGATTAGTTTATCAGTAAAAGAGAACCTATCAACAGCCCCATTACGAGACTGCTGAATAATCTCCTCTTTAGTCTGCTTTCCAAAATTAGAAAACAGATTCCATACTAATCCCATTTTTGAGAAGTCCTGAATACCTAAATTACTGTAATAACTTAATTTTACCATCTAGAAATCCACCTTTTGAGAGAATAGCCTAGAGAAAGTCTCTTTCTTTTTGCTAACCTTAGCCTTAGGTAAAGACTTCTTGACACCAACTTTTTTCTTTTTAGGTTTCTTATCTTTAAGTTTACGGACAGTAGGCATCTTAGGTTTTTTCTGAGAAATTCCCTCAGTAATTAACCCCTCTCCCCAATCTTCTAGAACAGATTCTAGCTCTTCCTGAGAAAAGAAATCATATTTACTATCCTCGAATACAACCTGAGGTAACTCCTTACCCAGAATACCATAATCCTTAGCTACCCCCTCGTCGAACATTCCCACGGGGACACCCTCAACCGCAAGCAACTTACCACCAATAAAACGATATGTTGGGTTAGATTTAGCTTCCTCGGATAGTTCATATAGATTAGGCACTCCACTCTTCTCAATAAGGTTTACCATTCCATCAACTACCCCTAGACCGCCCTTAGAGAATACTCTTCCACTCCAAGGCATAGGAATAACTAACCCACTAGGAGCCTCTCCCTTAATAGTTACCACCTTAATAATAGACTTATCAGGATTTACCTCACCCAAGACCTTGTTCAAGGACTCAATATCTTCCCCATCAACTACAACATTAAGATAAAGTAACTCCTTCCAAGGCTTACCCTCACTACCATCTTTTTTAGTAGTTGGAACAAGGCGATAAGCCTTACCAAAATTCTTATAATCTCCTACCTTAGTAGGAGCTACCTGAGCCAGTATTGTCAACTCTGCTTCTCCAATCCTATATTTCTGTAATGCGTGTACAAGAACCTGTACATATCTAAAGAATTACTCCAATTACCCTCATTATAAAGTAATAAGTATAACTCTAAAATATCAGAATAACCAATTTCTAGTATTTTACCATAAAATGCCTTATACCTCAATAGCCTCTTAGAGTCATACCCCTCAGGTATATTATCTAAAGACTTGTATAGGACACCAGTAAGATTTAAAGTTTTAATATCTAGAATGTCCTTAACAGAATTAGTAAGTATAGTTTTAATACCCCTAATACCATAGACCTTCGACAACTCTGTCAAAGTACTGCAACGGTTTTTAAGTACCTTTTCCCTAGACTTTAAAGTCTTAGGCGGTTTACCTAAAAGCTGAAAAATGAAGTGCTGAACAGAGCCAGTGGAAACACCAATTAAATCAGTGATTTCTTTTCTTGATTTTACAGTCTGACCATTATCTAAATAGGCAAGAAGTTCCATCATCTTTTCTACTTCACTTCTATAAGAGTGAAATACGAACTCGAACAAATCTTTAGGTAATCTAAAGTCCCTAAATAAGAACCTTACGTCCCTAAGAGTTAAGTTCTTAAGATACATAGTATTTGCTATACCACCTAAATCATCACTGAACTTCTTAAAATCTATATACTTACTAAAAGTGATAAGATACTTAGAACTGATATGTTTTTGTTTAAGTAACTCAATAATCTTCTTACGATGACGTTTTACCTTGTCAAAGTTAATGATAAATAACCACTGGTCAGCTTGATAAGGCATTACCAATGCTAAGTCAGACATTTCTAAAACATCTGACTTCTTATTTACATAAATAACAGTATCTTTATTACCCCTCGTTGCCGACTTAAGGAGCTCATAAACATACATATCAAGCTTCCCGCTATCACACATAGAAAGATGAATATTCATCTCCTTATCAGTCAACGTCTCTAGCATAAGAAACCTTTCACCTGCTCACGGACATAGTTCTGTGCAGATTCTAATTTTTGCTTGTAAACCGCTTCGAAGCTATCATCAGCCAAGATATTTCTAATTTGATAGAAAGTCTTACCTTTAAGGGAGTCATCACCCTTTTGCATAGCTTTAGAATACTCCGTACCCAAATCCCAAAGTACCTTAGCCTCGAAAGACATAAATGCAGAGTACTTCTCAAACAAATCTGCTACCAACTGGCTATCATGAGTAAAGTTTGATACATTGTCATCGCTACTATGGAATAAAGAGTTCCAACCAAATAGGAAAATAGGCAAGCAATTAGCTACAAGAGAGTCATACCCCTCTAACCCATCCAAGACCTGACCAATACCCTGACCGTACCCCCAAGTACCCTCAGAGGACTGAGATACCCCATAGAATACGATGATATCAGCGATATTGCCCCCATTAACAGGAACAACACCCCTAGAATCCTTAATAGGGCTATCAGATACACGCTGAGTGCCATTCAAAGATAAGTAACCACCCAACTCAGACTCTGCAACCTCTACCTTATCAGAAACCTCTAAGTCCAAATTAACAGAATCTACCTCTACAACCACGTCTTCAGGGCTAGAGTAAAACATCTCCTCCATGAGTAAAGATGGGTCAGCATAGAATAGTTTATAATTACCACCCTTAACTAAGCTTGAAGCACTAATAACAGGTTTATCCTGAAAACGTAAGTCCTGCATAACACTCACACTAGAATCGCTATAAGTCTTCCAAACAGTAATCAAATCCTGACCACTTGCAAAAGAACCTTCCATAGTGTCTGTTTTATTAAGATAGACTGCACTATGTAAATCAAAGCGACTCATAAACTGCTGAGTAATCTCAGTATTTTCCTTAAAGAAAGCAGAATCGCTGATGAAGATGTAAGTATTATCCTCTGACTGATAAAAATCATCCATTAAGATAAAACGTAGGAGCATGCCTGCACCCTTAGACTTAATAGGATAACCCATCGACTTACCAGTAATAGAAATCTCAGACTTCCCAATACCCTTGGAATCAAGATAACCTACATAAGCGACATCGCTTTCGTTATTCTCGCCCAAAGTACCATCTACTAGGTCAACCCCATTAAACCAATCAAACTCATCAACTAAGTCTGTAGTTCCCTCAAAGCCGATTCCGCTAAAGTCATAAACTTTCTTAGAGTCAGCGATATGGCTTTCTAAATGTTTAGAAACAAGTTCTGAAATACCTTCAGAAGAGTCTGACATTAGAGATGCAAGAATTTTCAGCTTCTTAACTAGCAACTCTGTAAAAGGAATACCCTCACTGTCAGCAATCTTAATAATTCTACCTGCCAACCACAACTCATAGTTAGAGCCATCATACCCCTGCGCCGATTCGATTAGCTGGAATAACTTATCGGGTGTAACATGAAGCTCATCTAGAGCATACTTGATTGCTTGTGTTGTTTTCTTCACTACTACCACTCCTTTACTTTACATATCAAAATTAGTTGTCTCAACAATAGGGTACTCTAAGTCAAGGCTATCCACCTTAACCTTTTTATTAAGTACCAAACGATACCGACAAATCAACTTATTAAGCGTCTGCTTAGTTGCAGAATACATCTTAGTATAAGACTTATTAGCCTTCTCAGAAGTCAACCAACGATGAGTGTACCCATCAGACAACTCAATAATTAGTAAATCTTCATGATTTACATGATTTAAGGCTTCCAAAACACCTCTCTGGATATTTCGTAGAATAGCTTCACGCTTATCAACACTTCTAAAGCCTTTAGCCTTTAAGGTTTTGCTATCCTTAATAATAGCAAAACCCTTATCCGAAACAGATAAATTAATCATACTACACTCCTAACTAATAACCTAATTTTAGCACAATTACATAAAAAAGTATAGTGGCTTATAAAACCACTATAAACACTTTCTATAAAAATATTTAAGATACCCTAGCCGTATTTCCTAAGCTCTCAGAATCATAAAGCCCCCTAAGAAAAGGTAACAACTCATTAGCCCTAATAAAAGACTTATCACTAGGATAGGTAGTCATCTCACTATATAAATCATCAAACCACTCAATTATCTCCTCAGAAGTTAAACCCTCTCGATTTCGACCAATAAGCCTATTTAAAATAATTTGATAATCGTTCTGACTAGGAAATACCAATAAGATACGATACCCCTTAGCCCTTAGAGCGTGATATAAATCCTTCCTAGAATTAATCAAAGGAACTAACCCAGAAGAGACAGTATTCTCTAAAGAAGTTAAATAATCCCCAATCCACCCACTACGCTCTACTAACTCGTTATGCCCCTTTAACTTATCAAGAGGTAAACCTCTTAAATGTTCGGGAACATCATAATGAATATAGAAAGTATCTAAATCATAAAATCTTTTATCCCTCTCAGACGAGAAAGTCTTACCCATACCTGGCATAACCATTACAACATCATAATGACTATTTAAAGTAACCTTTTTCCTTAACAAAACTCCTCCTACCACTCTAACCAAAATAGAGATATAACCTAGGTAAATAAACCTACCATAATACAACTACACGCCTACAAGAATAGCTAGAAAATTTGCACAAGATTTATAAACCTTTACCTAAAATTTTCTAGCTATTTAAAATACGATATTTAAGGCTATTTTAATAACTTATAAAATCAATAAAATTTTGATAAATAAGTTTTTAAAAGAACTTATACCTAAGAAATACTAACCCTTAATACCAAAAGCCGAATCAAAGGCAGAAATAAATTCATCAGCCGTATAACCTTGTATTGCATACCCCTGCTCATGTAGTTCATAGGTTCGCTTAACTTTCGATGTAACCCTAGCAGGTGTTACATTATCGAAACCTTTCCATATTACAATGTTAGTCTTACGAGTTACAGAACTACCAATAGTAAACTCTACTAAACCTGCATAGCGTTGCTTAATGTAGTTATAGAATTCTCGTTTAGTTTTGAATTCTCCACCAACCTCATCACTAGCCACAATAAGGAACTCTTTAAGCTGAGTATTGTCTGTAAGGTTGATATAAGTAACTCCCTCCAGTAACTCATCCTTAGCCTCTAGCAAACTAGTATAAACTTTAGTCGCCTGTAAGGATAGGATAGGATTACCATAATCATCATACTGGTCCCCAATACCAAGTTTGTCCTGAATAAACTCAATACCACCATCTTCTACGTCTTCGTAAAAGGCTTCCAAAGAACTATACCCCTCTAGAAGTGTTTTTGCAATAGTTTGAATATAAGGCAACTGAGCATTACCTACAAACTCCCAAAGCTTCATAGTTTTTGAAGCTTTAATCTGAGGTAAAACCTTATCAGCTAAAACAGGACTAATACCATTTAGCAACATACCCTCTTCCATGTTGTATAGTTGTAAAGGACTTATAATACCGTTCTCCTCAACCCAAGACTCGATTGAAGAAACCCCAAAATGCTTGATACCCAAAGCCTCACAAAGCTTCCGTACCCTCATAACAAGCTTACCGCTACATAAAGGATTGATACACTTCAACTCTGTAAGAGCCATATTGATATCTAAAGGAGAACCACAACTATCACAATACTGAGGAACTACCTCAAAAAACCGTGAATCTAAGCTCTCCCCCAACTCAGATAACTCTAAATCTAAAACCAACACCATCTATAATAACCCCATAAACCACTAAATTCATTTACTATATTCTACCACTAAAACCAAGAAGTTACAATACCACTCACAAAGTCATAAACAGATTTCATAATAATGTAAGCATAACCTGAATATAATACCCAAGCTACAATCTCAACAAAGATAACCAACTTAACAATGCCTGCAGTATTAATCAACTTAGTTTTTCCTTCCTTCTCAGGCATACCATCGTGCCTGTAACCATAACTTCCGAAAGTTAATAAACCAAGGAAAGAAACCTCAAAGAAAGAATTACTTCTATCCAATAAATAAGATACCAATAAGAATACCCCATAAACGGCTGCAGTAATACCAGAAAAAGCAACTGCTACTCTAAGGAACTCAATCAAATTAAATCTCTTAGAAGAAACATCCTCACCTAAACTAGCTACGTTAGCTTCTTGCTCCTGAGAAAGACCACTCTCACCAGAGATTTCTTGACCTGGGAAGATAATGGGTAACTGGTACTCATACAACTTATGATTCCGCTTAGTCATACCCACTAGCTCGTCTTCTGCTGGCAGAGAACCATCGCCCTCTGTAGGAGTAGTTTCCTTACCTTTATTTTCTTCTTTCTTACTAGCCTTACCATTAGAGCCATCACGGACATCGTTCAACCTAGGTAAATCCTTAAACTTAGAGCCATCAGGAGATTTCAACTTATAAAATCCTACAATAGCACCCTTACCCCACTGTCCAGACTCGTCTAAGTTATTACCCCCTCGTCCAGTATCCAGATGCATTACAGTATCGCCATCGATAGAGTCAATAGTAAATACATGATACCCACCATTTCCCATCGATACGAAGCAGATAACACCATAACCCTCTTCCCAAGCAGATTTCATAGCCTGATAACCACCGCTTACGAAACCTTCCATAGTCCAATCGCCCCACTTAACACCTGCATTATAAGCATTAAGAGGAAATTGACCGCCATTACCGTAGTAACCTGCTTGGTTTAAGTCCTGCCAAGCTTGAGCTGGTCCAAAGGTTTTATCTCTCTGACCAGTTTTTCGCATAAAAGTTGCATAAGACATAGTCATGCAACCCTCAGACCAATGGAAACCACCCATACCATCAACAGTTGGTGCCTTTCCGTAATAACCCATCTGGTCCCACGAAGCTACATCCACAATGTCATAATTAGAAGTGCCAAGCAAATCTTCCCTACGAATATATGCCTCAACACTAGTTGTACTAGCTGAATACGCAAACCCTAAACCAATTATAGATACTGCTGCATACCCAACTACTTTCTTAACCTTTTCCAAAGAAATATACCCCCTACTGAAATACCAACACCTAAAACTGCTGCCACGATATTCCAAAAGTTAAACCTACTACCAGACTCCTCTTTTTTCTTATTCTTAACCTTACTACCCTTTTCGATAGCGTTTGGAGAGTCATCAACAGACTTATACTTACCTAAAGACTGGTCATCCTTCTCAGCACTAGGCAACTTAGTCTCCTCCGCAGGAGTAATCTTACTAGGTGGTAAAGCACCTCCACCACCGTCAGCCCCATCATAAGGTCTACCATTAGGGTCGTTCAAATCCTTAAACCCACGCTTCTGCCATAACTTAGGCAAATCACCAGACTTAGCTTTATCTGACTCTAGAGTAATCATACCTACAATATCGTGCGCTGAGTAAGAATCACTAAACTTCCTATTAGGATTCACGCTATCGAAAATGTAAATATCTTCATTAGACTCAATAGAGTCAATAGCTAAGAAGTGAGTGTAAGGAGTCTGCTCACTATAATTAGGATACTTAACCTGTAAAACAACTAATTTACCAGATGACCAAGCCTTTTTAGCTGCATCTAAGGTAGCACCCTGCTGTAGCTGAGAGCCATTAGATTGAAGATTTGCATGCCATCCATTACCCCAGATACCCTCAGCACCAAAGTGAGGTAAGCCATTAGCATAAGCATGTAACCTCTCTAAATCAGCATTAGCGAAAGAAGGGATATAGCCTGGCTGTTTAAAACCAGTCTTAATAGCTAAGAATGTATAAACATAAATCAAATCCCCACCCTTAGGGAACTCTACCCCACTAGAACCATCTAACATCTGACTACCTAACCAACTAGGTGGCATACCCTTAGCATTCATCTGATTCCAAGATAAAGGGTCATAAGCATTCCAAGTGATATTATTAGGTGAAGAAGTACCCCCATCTATATCAGAGAAAGCACTTACCCCACTAACGCTTAGGAGAGATACCCCAAGTAGAGAGGTAGCTCCTAGAAGTTTTACAATTTTACTAAATTTCATATTTACTACTCCCACTACTATGAAATAGCTTCCATATTTTCTTTCAGATCTGTTCCTGGCATCTTAAACCTTGTAGCTTCGTAGGATGCCTTCTGCAGAGCCTTGTCAGTAGTAGACTTACCTTGACGCTTAGCCTCATCTACAATAATTTTACCGTACTGCAAAGCACCATACAAATCACGCTTATCTACTTTATCCAACTGCTTAAACTCTTCAGGAGACATTCCAATCTTACCACCTAAGCGCTCGATAACGTGTACCCAAGTGTGCAAGTCCATCCGCAAGGTTACTAAATTATCTAGCGTATTCTTACCACCAAGATATAAAGGAATGATATGGTGAACCTGAAGTACTGACATAGCCATAGTCATCTTAAGACCAGTGTTTAAGCCAGTATTACTAATCTGACAAGAGTAGTTATCCCTAGCTAAAGCTGCCTGCTTCAACTCTTTAGGAATATCCTCACCAGCTCTTCTGTCAATTACTACGCCATCGTCTTTACCACCTGCAAGGTCAATAAACTCTTCGTCAGTCATATTTTCTATATCTGCATCATCAAATTCTAAGAGTTTACGAACTTCCTCATAAGATAGCTGACCATTACCAGAGGTCATATCTCCAACTACCCCTTCTGCACCCTCGACCTCAGAAAGACCACGCTGGTCATCTAAATCAAGTTGGTTTTCTTCCTTACGAAGCTTCTGTAAAGCATTATAACATTGCTGAAGAGATTTTGCTTCGCGAAGTAAATCTTCCTTTACATCTTCATACTCGCAGAGCATAACGTCCTTAAGCTTCATAGCATCACCTGGCTGCAACTGAAGTAGGTACTCCAAAGTAGCTGGCGTCATTAGAGAAGTAGTTTCAAGGATTTGATACAATCCCCAAGTTTCTTTCCAATCGCGATGTTGTGTCTTATTTAAAAGCAAACTAAGAGGAACAAGCAAGTCTACTGCTAAATCCATGTCCTTAAAGTCCCAGATAACCGCTGGAGCCTCTTTAATCTTATTAGTTACCCCTGCCCATACACGTCTAAAGCCGTCAATAAGAATGTACTTATCCCCAAACTCTTCCTTAGTCCAAGGTTCAGAGAAATCCCCCTCAGCTAAATAGTTCTTATACCCCTCAGTAAGCATGACATGAATAGGGGTTAGAATACCTAACTCCTTCACGGACTGAGTAAGACCTTTATAAGTTTGCCGTCTGCTCTCTTTAAGAGGTAATGTAGGGGAAAGTTCTAAAAGATTAACTACCCCAACTGATACTGAGAAAGAATCAGAACGAAGATTCAATACCGAAGTAATACGCTCCTCCTCAGTAAAAGTAGCCTGATACTCTTGAGCAATACTAGTATTAGCACTTACTGCACTTGCCATCTCTTGGCGAAGTAAGTCTCTTCCATCGGTAGACTCTTCGATAACCTCTTCGATGGGCTCTTCTAACTCTTTTTCAGAATCATAAGCCACACCCTCAGTAGGCTCTTCTTCATAATCTTCGTAATCTTCCTCATCCAAACCTACTAAATCAGACATACCATCTAAGTCTTCCTCCTCAAGACCAATAACATCTAATTCTTCTGCTTCTGTAAACATATAATCAACCTTTCTATATAGAAAACAACCAACTCAGCAAAGAATCGGTTGCTAATAAATATAGTACAAAAATCAATAAGGCTAACTATCAGCCTCTACAACTCGAGCAATACCCACTGCCACATCCTTAAGAGCAGTACCCTCTATATCGTAAGCCCCTACAATGTACTCAGCACAACTATAAAGCACTGCCCCATCACCACTCTCACCATACTTCCAAAAATAGTCATCCAAACAAGTATTGCGGTACTCATTCTTTACCACTTCACCACTCTGGATGGTAAAATGCTCTAAACCAAAGCAATTAAACTCACTACCAAACCTAGCCAGAGTATCTACTGTACCATCATCATTAAATAGCCTCAAACCAAAATCTAGAACCTTAGTCCTATATAGATAAATGTCGCCATTTATGTTTAACACAACTGCACTAAACATAAGAGTTGTTCCTAGTAAAATCTTACCACTCATGTCTCCAAAGTCAAAGGAGTTAAGATTCTCTTCCCAAACCTCAGCGACTAGATTACCAATAGCTGGTTTGATATGAGTAATTACTCCTCCGTCCTCATAACCTACTGCGGTTAAATTGATAAACTGGGTTATAGCCCTAAGACCGTCCCAATAGAAATTGGCTATATCGCCGATAAAAACCATTCGTTTATCATTTGACTCAGCAAGTAGTTGGGAGTCTTTAATAACTTTCTCGGACTGTCTAATACCCATCTTAACCTCGCAAGCCCTAAGTAAGTTAGATACTAATAACTCACTAGGAGAAAAAGAACGATTAGGTAAAATAAGTTTTCTATGACGCTCCTCGAAAGAAATGCCCAAGCGAACTTTATCGCTATGGACAGTTTTCATTTTATCTTCCATCACCAATCCCCCAAAATATTCTCTACTACATAGTCCTCAGACAATAACCTACCATCTGGGAAACAAGGAACAACCCCTGCCTCGCCACCATACTTAAAGCTCAGCGGAGTATTTAAGTAAGCTCCAAGAATTACTAAGTTCTTAGGATTATAAAGTGGTACATTCTTAACTCGATTACCTTGGACTGTAAGTACACCTTCTTCACTATCCAAGGACTCAGTAACCACCGCAACAGGGTTTAATTTAAACTTACCCCTCTTCCATGTGATAGACTGAATATACCCCGTGTAGATATCCTGTGCCCAAGAATTTACCTTTAGGGCTAAGTTATAGTCATGATACTTACCACTTCCCTGAAGTGACTCACGAATATAAGACTCAGAAACCTCAAAAACTACCCCATCACAGAAATAGCCAAAGCTCTCATAAGAGTCTTCTAAAGTTTTTACAACTTCTTGCATACCTTCTAGCAGTTCGTCCTTAGAGGTATCCTCTAAAAGGAAATACTCGGTAGTCATAAAGCCCCAAGCATCTAGCTGACTAAATACCTCCTCCTTACTAGAGAACTCGAAATCTTCGATATATACCCCATAGGTAAGGAAGTCTAGCAACTTAAGTTCTTCCTTAGTAGCGCTAGGCTTAATGAGAGAAGATACTGCTGAAAAAGCAGATTTAAGACCTGGTGTAAACTTACGAGCATCATCAAGCCTATCTAAGCGAAGTGCTAACTCACCCCTAATCTCAACCAAGCCCTCATCAGCTAGTAACTCCATATAATCACCTAAGATAACCTTAAGGTGCTCAGTAATATCCCTACCATTAGTAGAGCGACCACGAGTTGTAGCTTCCACCAAATAGCCATCTTCAAAGACTACTCGAATACCATGACCGTTAATCTTATAGCTTGCTAGATAATTAGCAGTTTCTGGCATACGTTGGATAAACTGACGAATATTGTCATCTTCCCAAGATTTAACAGTCAAGATAGAAACCATAGGGTTCTCTTCTAATAATTGGTTATAAGAACCAACAGTCTCAGAATCCTTAGACCACAACTCCTGAAGAACAGGACTATCTGACTTAGCTCTAGTAAGTAGCTGAACCAATTTATCATAAATTGCATCTTCTACCAAAGGCTCACCGTCAAGGTTCATTGCCTCATTACATCGCTGAATATACCCCTCGAGGGCTTCAATTTGGTCTTCCTGTAAAGCAGATATACCATGTAAATCTACCAAAGAAAGAAGATTACCAATCTCTACTACCGTATTACCCAATTCTAATACCTCACTAAAATCTTAATCTACACCAATAACAGTAACACGACCCTGACTAGTGTTAGCAACCATAGCTACGTTCCCATTAGTACATTCAATACTAATTGAGAAAGGCGTTACATCGTAAAATGTAAACAAGGAAGTAATGCTGTCAAAAGCCTTACCTAAAGCCTCAGAGCGACTCATAGACAAAGATTTGTTTGTAGACTGACGTGCCTTAGTCTCAAAGCCAGTACCAATACACTTAACAGCCCAATAATCAACCAAATCGTTCTTACCCTGTACCTCAAGTACCCGTGTAGAAGGATTTAGGTTTAGATAGATATTTTCATTACTTGGTTTATAAGGCAAAACCTTGCTATAAGTAACCAATGACAAAGCACTAACTACCTCCCCTAATAAAGCCTTACCAACCTTATTCAACTTCTTTTGCAACTTAATATGTTCTGACATAATAATCTCCAATTTCTACTACCTAATTTATTTCCTACATAAAGTCTCGGTAAACCAGTAGCTTACCACACCTAGGACATAAGAAATATTGTACTATAATAGTACCATCTTCATCAGAAAAAGTCCAATAGTTTAGATTCAAATGCACAATTCCTGCATACCCCAAACAACAGTGCTTAGTGCTTTCCTTTAAATCATCAAAATAAACTATCTCTACATTAGGTAAATTTAAAGCCTGCCTCAAACTTTCAACTACTATCTGCCTAGTAACCCTAATTTTATTGCCCTGAGCATCTATCATAAACTAACCCCCTAAGTACTCCTCAACCAACGAGAAAAGACATTCCGACCATCCTGTAAGTGAACAGGGTTACCTTCCATATCAAATACAACCATCTGAACTAAGAAAGTATGATTTACTCTAATTCTAAAACCCTTGCAACCATAAAGTTGTTGGTAATCTATAAGAGCCATAACCTTTAACTTGATATTATCAAACGATTTCTTGTTAATAGGTACTTTTATATACCTACCTTGATATGTACTAGCCCGCTCATAAGACCTGATGTACATAACTGGTTCTTTAGACTCTAAGTCGAAATAGCAGTTATCGAAGTCATTCTTATAATCGTTCTCAGACAATCTAATATACATACGACTTCCGTCGAAATAAAAACAACCAAATGACCAATCTTCGTGCCATTTAGTCCCCTCCAGTAAGGAGAATGGGGGTTTCCTAGAGTAAATTAAAATGTCACCCTTGTACATCCCCGTTATATCCCTTACCGTTAATTGGATATCTCTTTTTGTGAATATACTATATAAGCTATTTACGATAGACTCAACACACATTCGAGTCTCAGAAGTAATTGAATATTGCATGTTATCTCCTCCACACAACCAAGTCCCCCATAAGGTATTCAGGTAACTTCAATAACTCCTTAACTATTGTAAGATTTTTATTTGTCTTTATAGCTACTAAAGAATCCTTATGAATACCCAGAAGATACTTGATGTATTCCTTTGTGATTTGTTTCATGCCTGCATCAACTACTACCAAAGGCAATGATTTATAGTTATCTGGAATTAAAGATAACCTATTTAAATCTTCTACCAGAGTATATTGTACATCAGACCACCTAACTTTAGTAACCTTTTGTAAATCTTCCTCTTTTATTCTGCTCTTATAGAAATACCCCACTAGCATTCCCAAAGAGTCTAACCTGTCTTGAAAACCTTTACCACTATCCCTAACTCCTAAGTAACTAAGGAGTTCTTGGATTCTAGGCTTATCATCAAGACCTTTACCAACCTGAGGCTCTATAGACCACAGCCATGACTTCCAAGACTTGTTATTAACCCTTTGGAAATCTACACAATCTATATAGCCATCGTAAATTAACTCATCAATAGCAGTATTTAACGCATAGAGTAACCTAGTTGTCTCAGGATTTACCCCAGAGAAAGCGTCCTCTACTACTATTGTGTCGAAAGTACAGCCCTCATATTCATTCTTTAGGAAATCCTTTAGTTGTCTTCTATACAAAAGCTCTAGGAATCTCTCGCTAGAGTCTAAAAGTTCTAAAGAATGATTAGAAGATGAGTAACTTCCATTGGATATTACTGTAATACCAGTAGAATGCTGGCTAATATCCAAACCTAGGTGAGTACCAGTTTTAGGGATTATATCGTAAACATCTATACTCTCATAAACCCTAACACCATTGTCCTCAGGTTTTTTCATTTCCAAAGTTAACCTATCCCCAGAAACAATACCCTCGAAGTCAGACTCATCAACCATACCCCCTAGGAGTTCTTCCATATCCACACTAATCATAACCTACTACCAATCCACTCCCCAAAGAAATCCTAAACACCTCCTCAGAGTAAATGCCATTACTTAGAGCAACAACATAGCCATTAGCAAACTTGAATGACCACCTGTCCTGAGGTAAGCCAATGCTATCTAACAAGCCAGATAAAAAACTATACTCTGGGTAAGGGATATCGATATACTTTCCACCGCTACCCTTGCCTGCCCATCTAGCTTTACCGCCTTCACCGTATTTTCCTGCGTCTATTAGTAACTCGTCAGAAGCCTCAGCATAAGGGGTAAATACTATGGTCTTACCCTCCAAATAAAAGCACTCAGCGCTAGGAACATCCTTACCTGTGTATTCTTTTATGATGGGGTCTACAACCTCTTCTAAAAACTTACCCAGCTCCTTAACAAACATACTAACAGATACCTTGTCAATTTTGATAGATTCTAAGGTAGTTTTCAAAGACTTCTTAGCTAATTTAGCATTTTCTTCTCTCTGAGCCTGCATAAACATCTCATCTACGCTATCCCAAACCATATAACCCTCCTACAACCGAACTTCGTTCTTTAGCATAACTTTCTTACCTTTAGAAGTTATGAAGCTTAGAGTCTGATAAGGAATATTAAAGGTTACCCTTAATAATCTACCGTCTAAGATATCGTAGATACCCTCTAGGGATTGATTGTACTTCTTCTCAATCTTACGGCAAATCTTCTGGTCTAAAAGAGTATCAATCTTAGAGTAAACCCTGCCGTTTATCTCAGCGACATGCCACGCCCCCTCAAAAGGACAAATAACCACAGTATCCTTACCCATATTGATTCTAACCCTCGAACCCTCAATAACGTACTGGGCTAAAAGAAAGGATGACCTCGGAATATGTGGAACATAAGGCTCACACACCTGATGACAGTACTTAGCAAATAACTGCATAATCTCTAACCTATATTTAGGTAACTTCTTTACAGACATAATTAAAATCTCCTACATTTCATTTTCTTCTACAAGACCCTCACTAATTAACTCTAATAATTTAGCATTAAAGTAAGGTATTGGTCTACCCATAAGTAAACCCTTTCTAATATCACGTTCATAATCAGCAACGGTGTATATTTCCCTGAATTTGTGTAATTGTTGTTCTCTAGATAACTCTACCTGTTCAATATCTACAACCAAAGACTCTAAAGGAATATTGTTGCGTTCTGCAATCTCCTTTATAGCCTGTTCCTCGGTTAAAGTGCGGTTATTAAATATCTTTTCTACCCCTCGATAGAAATCAACAAAATTCCCAACTACCCCACAACCAAAACAATGGTATCTATCTACCCCATCCTTGCCCTTTATAACACCGAAAGAGGGGTCATTATCATCATGAAAAGGACAAACAACCGTATTACTGCGCTCAAAATCATACCTTGAAAACTTAGACGCTTTCGGAGCAACAAAATACTTATAATGCTGCTGAATCGATAGAACTTTTTCATTATTCCTTTTAAAGTTTAAAAAACGCTTCTTATCCACTTACTACCACCATAACCTAATAAACTAATAATCTTTTAAACTATTCTACCAAAAATACACACAAAAAGCAAACGATACACGAAAACTACCACACTAACGTGATAGTTCTCTAAAGTATTCATTATAAAGAAACTAACTAAACCTGACAAGCTTCAAACTAATACCATCAGGTGCTGCAACAACCGTGTAATCGCTAGGTAGTTCATTTCCTAAAGCATCCATAGCTGTCTCCCAATAAACGCAAGCCTTAATTAAGGCATCTGCCCACTTTGAATAAGGCGAGATACCCTTTTCTAAGGTTTTGTTGTAAGAGTCAAGGGAGATAAACTTCCTAGAGTAAACCTCCTCCTGATACTGCTCAACATAAACCTCAAAAGAACTTCCTACCACCTCTAATATAATGATTACCCCACTATCTTCAAGTGTAGCTAAGAAATTCTTCTTACTAAGCCCCTCTACTACGCACTGCCTAAATCCCTCATTTAGTTCTTCCATCTTACTACCCATTCTTGACAATATCGAGCATCAAACCATTACCACTTGGAGCCATCTCTAGGCGTTCATGTACCAAAGGATAGCGGTCAGTAATCAAAGCGTACTCTGCAGGCAATTTCTTACCTTCGATAACCAAAGAGTAACCCGCATCACGCAAGTACATACATACTGTAGCTAAGTCCATATTGAATGCCTTGTAAATTTTACCTTGGATAGTGATATTAGGGCTATCATTAAGGTTATAGATACCAATCTTAGCCTGCTTAACACCAGAACGTAGGAAGTTAACAAAGTTCTCTACAGACTTCTGACGAAACTGCAAAGCGAGTTCTTTCTCCTTAGGTGTGTAAATCTCAGGACTTACACGAGTCAAGATATTAAGGATAGTCTCCATAGGAGTAGTAATCAATACCCCATTCTTAACGTTGTAAACCGTTACAATAGGAGATTTTTCAAAAGCTTTAGTTTCCTTAGCGAAAGTCTCAGACTTACTAGAGATAAAAGCCCAGTTACATCCGTTCATTAAATTCTCTGCATAACGAACTGCTGCGTGCTGAACATCCTCAGGTTCACGCTCCATACGAGCCAAAAAACGCTCCATCAAAATTTGTTGTGCCTTAGCATCGTTCATAATATTTTCCTCCAAAATTTCAAAAATAACACCAACTATAAGCTATCTGGGTAACATCTATTACAAGTTATTTATTAACCCCTGAACAAACTGAAACAACCATCCAAGACCGATATACATCATACCTGCAACTAGAATATACCCTACTACAAAGGCTAAAACAACCCTGCGTACAATCATAGATACATTAGCACGTCGAACATCTCCCTCATCTAATGCTAACACTGTAATAGTGCCTCCAGTAAGTACAGATACCAAACTAATCTCTAAATAAATATTACTCCTATCAAACAAATAGGCTACAATTAAGCCTATACCCCATACGATAAACCAAATACCTACAAATGCTACACAAACTCGTAGGAAGTCTATCCAATTAAATTTATTGCTAGTTCCAACAGATTCCTTTATACTTGCAACATTGTATTGTTGAGACTCGGATAAGCCAGTTTCACCTGCAATCTCTTGACCTGGAAATACAATAGGAAGTTGTGACTCATATAAGTAGTTACGTTTAGACATACCCACTAGCTCATACTCCTTAGGTAAGTTACCATCAGCTTCTACAGTCTCACCCTTAGATTTACCTTCTTCCTTTTTGCCAGATGAAGAAGAGCCATTTAACTTACCTTTCAGACCTTCTGCCATTTCCTTAGCCAAACGAACACGCTGTTCCCAGTGATTTACGCTAGGACTATACGATGGACGCTCCATTACTACCATAAAGATTTTTGCTGCATCTTCTGCATTAGTCATCTGCTTAAACTCATCCCAAGAATTAGGTATTTTAGAAGAAACTGTCAAGCCATAAACTGCTAGCTGAGACTTAACAGTAGCTTCGTTCATTTCACCTTTCCAAGCAGTTTCAGTAATCTCGTAATTTAGATAAGCCATCTGACCCTCCATAGAGCCGAAATCACCATTATATTTTTGCTGTATAAAGTTCTCCATGGCAGTACGTCTCTCAAAAGACCACTGTATCAGACCACGTCCAATACCGTTACCACCCTCAATAGCACTAGAATCAAACCCTGACTCAGAGTTAATATTAGCCATAACACCGATTGTAGACTCATAATTAAAACCCTGCTTAATAGCTGCATTACCAATCTCAACAACAGTAGCTTCCTTACCAGAGGAAACAATCTCTCCCCAAGAGTTATACCCCGCTTTAGCAATAACAGGTGATAGACACTGAGCAACTACAACTAGAACTACTAAACTTTTCTTTAACTTTTTACTATATCTCCCTAATAAGTTACCCACAAAATACCACCATCCTTAACTTCAAATATACCAAACTGAGCTACATTCTTAATAAAAAGCTTAGTAATCTTAGGGTCATACTGCTTAATCATAATACCAGAGAACTTACCTCTGATTACTTGATTACCCCCCTCAGACACAGAGTATAAGCTATAATAAAAATAACTGCCACCTGAACCCCTATACTCAGCCAACTCTACCCCACTAGGAGATACTACAAACCTAGAGAACTCTAAACCCTCGCTAGATACCCCTAACCCAGACCAAATGTCTGGAACTTTCTCTAGTTCTACATTAGTGTCTTTAGATAGTTCTGAATCAGAAAGTTTTTTAATCTTTACTAAAGGAACACCACCTCTACCTACTAGACCATTAGTGATTGAACCAATATATAAGACTCTCCCACCACCTAAAGAAATAACAGAAAAACTCTTACTAACCTTTTCTAAAGAACTACTAGAGACACCAGACCTGCTAATAAACCCAACAATAGTCCCATAATAATCTGTAAGAAACTCATACTTACCCATAGGGTTTACAACTACCACACCACTAGACTTCCAACTAAGAGTAGATACGCCTGTATCTTCAATACCTAAATCATAGGTTTCATTAAAAGCCTGAATACGTTGAGATATAGCTTCCTTATCTAAAACTCTGATACCGTCAATAGTATCTCCAAACTCAACAGAAGTAGCTTCCTCTTTCTTAGCTACCTTCTCAGTTTTAACCTTAGTAGGCTTTTCCTCCCCTTTAGTGCTAGATATAAGGAAATTAGCCAAAACCGCTATTAAAACAGATAAAACAACTACTACACCTGCTACAATAGCCTTAACAGACCTACTCATATCTCTACCCCCAACCAACGTATCGCAAAGTAAGAGAATAAAAGTACAATAGCCATTACAATAATACATAATATCAAATTAACAAGAAACCTAAGGAATCCAATAATCATTCTAAGCCCTCCCCAAAAATAATAAATATAAACATACACTATATACATAAATTATAAAAGGTAGTAACATACACTGCTACTACCCCTCTCTAGGAACAACTAATTAAGTGACATAAACTGACAGTACCCCAAATCCACATAGATATCAAACTCAGGAATTGCATCGTAAAAACGAGTTGGCATAGGCATAATGGTCATCTTGTTATTACTTAAATCCTCTGTACTAGCCCAAAGAGCAAAGATTACATCGGAAGTCTTAATAATCTCATAAGAACCACCACCAGCTGTACGCATATCTCTAGCTTCACCATCTTTCTTACGTTGAAGCTCGTCTACCACATCCTGCTTATACTGGGCAGGAGATACAACCGCAATGTTGTTTTTCTTACAGTACTCCAACAACCTAGGATAAGCAGTGGCAATACGCTCTCGCTCGCTCATAGATTTCTCAGAGTCAATCAACTGCAAGTAGTCAATTATTAACATCTGAGAATTGTTTGCCTTAACAGACGCATCAATCTCATCTAAGAAAGTCTCAACCCTGAAAGGTCTGTCAATAAAGTGCGTGCTACCATACGCAGAATTCGAAGCCAAGTCTAACTTAGAAGTTGCCTCCAACTCCTTATAAGGACTACCATCAGGAAAACGGTCATGTAAGATAGCGCCTTGAGTAACCCCAATCTTCACATCAGTTGCAGATACCCCTGTATTGTAGGTGAAGTCAAAGTGAATAGACCGCATCTGAGCCGTCCAAGCCTCATAACCACCCTCGAAAGCCCAAACAGAAACATTAACACCGTAATTAACCATAGCCGTATGTGCCAACCTTGCACAAAACTTAGACTTACCGGACTTAGATGGAGCCATTACCGTATATAGATTACCTGTATAGATACCCCCATAGTGGTTGTTTAACTCTTCAAGGGCTCCAAAGTCAGAAATCTTAACAGACTTAGCTTCCTGCTTAGGATTTAAGATAACCTCAGCCATATTGATGAAGCCAATACCTTTATTCTGGTCTACCACACCCTCAATACGTGCTAAGTTATTTTTTACATAATCTCTACTAGCCTCAAAACCCTGTAAAACTTTTCTACCAATCTTAAGACCGTCCCCAATAATTTGTAAACTATCAGAATAAATCTTTGCAGTTTCGATAGCCTTATACTCAATAAGATACTTTTCAAATACAAGCTGAAACTCGTCTGGAGCAACCTTCTCATCTTTCATCAGATTAGAGAAGTACTTCATTACCCCACCGATATAGCCTAAGGTGACAGAGTCATCTACCTCTCCATAGGCGTTAATATCTATCTTACGAGCATTAGAGGCATCTTCAATAAGAGATTGCTGTCTCATTAAGGAGAGTTTAACGAACTCCTCATCAATAGTAATATTTCTATCTTTAAAGTTGTAGAGAAGAGAATAAATGATATAATTCTCGTCCCTAAATAGCTCAATACGAGCGTTCCCAAAAAGGAAGTGGCGATTCTTAATAGCAACCTCGCTACTACCCAAGGCACTTGCCAAAAGAATATCCCCAAAACCCTTCATTCGTTGTTCAGGTGAAAGTACTTCATAATCCTCTGACAAGACTAGCCCTCCTACTTCTTAATAATCCCATAAATACTATTATCAGATACAAAACTCTTAACACCTTCCGTCAAGAAAGCATCATTTTCAATGACCAATACCTTGATAATCTCCTTGTCCGACTTAATAGACCTAAAGAATACACTTAATAGCTCTTCCAAGCTATTAGCTTCTTCCTTAGTAATGTGAACACTAGAGTGTTCGCCACCAATAAACTTACACTCTATATTACCATTTCCTGCAAGGAAAGTAAATAGCAATCCTCTACCGTCACCGTCTAATACATTACCGCTGCACTCCAAGACACTAACCCCATCCAAAGAAACAGAGAAATCAGTATCCAACGAAGCAACATCCCTAAAGCCCTCTACACTAGAAAGCTCTAGGAACTCACCCAATACAAGGCTATTAGAGATACCCCTAGCCGAGATGTTTAATTCTTTAGCCATTCAAAAACCTCCCCAAAGTAAACTCGCTACCATCAAAGGTAACATCGCCCTGCTTAACTTTTCGAACACGTCCAACAAAGTCTTCCATACTCGTAAAGTAACGCTGAGCATCCTCTAAATCGCAAGTACCCCACTGAGTAATGTTCATTGTTTTAGAGCCAGTAAAAGCACGAGTTTTAGCAGTACGAGACTTAACATTCAAAGTCTCCCAATCTAAGATTCCTATAGCCAACTTACCACTCTCATCAGCAACATACAAGTACTGTTTCAAATCTTCTTCGTTAAAGACCTCTACCAACTGGTCATCAACATCCTCAGGAACACCATTACGGATAAGGCGCTTACGGTTCTTCTTACCAATAAACTCGCTGGTATCCAATACAGACATACGTCCATCACGATACAACAATCGCTTACGGCTACCATCTACAACTGTAAGATAAGTAATCTTATAATCATCTACAAGACCACGAACACCCAAATAATCCTTAAGGTCTGTATACCCATAAGGGATATCGTTACCATATACACGGATAACATTACCTACATAATCAAATCCAACCAGAATACTATTACCACGACCAGAGAAAGCCATGACAACGCCTTCTTTGCCTTCGTAACCTTCGATTGAGGAAGTCTTCTGCAATCTTCCATCACTGTAAAGAACATAACCACAGTATGACTCATCCTCAGGCACCTCTTCTACCCGTTTTGTAAACTTATAGTCAGTAAATGTAACTTCAGTCTTACGTGGATAAAGGTGACCAAACTTCTTCTGAATTTCTTCCAACTCATTATAGATGTAAGAGTTAAGGTCTTTAAGCGCTGTCTCATAAAACTCAATACTATCTTTAATATTTTGTAAACGGACAGCGTACTTACCACCATCCAAGAAAGCACTAGCCCTTCGACTAGCAATCCAAGAGCAAACATCAGCAGTTATATCTTCAAACAACTCTGACAGATAAGAATTAGCTTCGGAAATACCTACATTAGTTAATAAATGTAGATATTGATTGCGCCACTCAGGATTTCCAATCAAACGTAAGAAGAAATCTAATACAAACTCTTCCTTTTTAAGACCTTTTAAGTGGTGATTGAACTTTTTAGTAAGGACTTTCTTACGGTTAGCAAGCCACTCCTCAATTACCCCATAAACACCTGTAACTACCAGATGATGACCATTAGTAAAAATCATATTACTATGGAATGAGTTAGTTAGGATACCCCTACGAGAGAGTTCCTTTACTACGATCTCAGTATCGGCTGCCTTCCGACAACGTAGACGGATACTAAACCCACTCAAGTCACTGGTAAGAACTACATCATCCTCACGAGTGATATACGGGAACTTACCATAGTTAGGGTTTGGACGTCCATCCTTAAGTTTTGCCTTTTTGTTAGAGCGTACCAACTCTTTGATTCTAGCTACAACACTACCATCAGTAGTGTTATAAGGAAGCTCTTCAATAATTACGTCTTTTTTCTGAATAGAAACCTTGGCGCGTGACTTAACATGACCACGACCTGTAGTCATAATTTTAGCCATTTCCTTATTGTTAGCTACTACAATACCACCATTAGGTAGGTCAGGGTAAATGATTTGATTGCTAAACTGCTCACCGTCAGCAATATACTGCTTAGTAAGGTCTAATACCTCATTAAAATTATAAGACGGAACTTTATTAGCAATACCTACCCCCATGCCCTGAACAGACGCTGTAAGCGCCATAGGGAACTTAGCTGGAAGATATACAGGCTCCAAGCCCTCATCAGTTTCAGTCTCTTTCCACTCAATACCTTCCATATCATCCAAGAACAACTCAATAGCCTCCTTAGATAACATCAAACTAGGATAACGCATACCTGCAGGACTTGAATTAGAATATGAACGAGAGAAGTTACCTTCTCCATCTGCTAACGATGGACGAATAGAGCCATTAGAGCGTACCATACGGCACATAGCCTCATAAACCGAACCATCTCCATGCGGATGATACCCCAAAACCATTCCAACAGCCTTAGCTGCCTTTGTAAGTTTGTAAACCTTACCCTCATTCAAAGCATAAACAATACGTCGTTGTACCGGTTTAAAGCCATCATGAATACTTGCGAAAGAGCGGTTAATTCCCACCTCTAAAGCATACTCAACGAATCCGTCAGCAACCTGAGAAAACCCCTCTGACGGTCCGTTATAAAGTTTTGCCATTTCAAACCTCCTAAAAATACATACTTAAATTCTACCACTAATACAGGACATAAACAATAGAAATTAGCTAAAGAAAATACAATCTTTATAGCAAAAATTATAATCTTCTCTAGCCTAAAAAATAAATAACTTAAAGACCAAAAATCAAAATTAAAGAAAATAAGGAAAATCTGATATAATAGGTTTTTAAGTAACTTAATAAGCCCAAATTAAGGCACTTACGATACCCCTACTTATAGCAGAGGAACAAGCAACTCAACCACCAATAAAACGTACAGAACAAGAGCCACTAAGAAACCCTTACCCCAATACTTTCTTTCCTTAATCTTACTGCGGATAGGTAAGCCAGCAATAAAGCACTTACCAAACTCGCTAATAAAGTAAAAACCACCGACAAGGACAATCAATAACTCCCTAGGGTACATCATCAAGTAGTAACCCTGAGTTAAAACACCCTGAGAAGTACTGAACATACTACCAGATGACCTGAATACATACACAACTTCCTTTATAGTGTAATAAGTCTTACTGATTTCAACTTTCATATCACTCAAAGAATAATAATCCGGTCTCTTAAACAAGGAAGAAGTTTCCTCATACAACTTAGTATTGTGGAATAAGGTATGGTTACCAAATCCTACCTCTACTAAAGCCAAGATAAGCATGAGTAAGACCAGAGGTAGCAAGAAATCAGCCAACTTAAGCTGAACTGATTTCGCTCCACTACGCAACCTACCCCACTTAGTCGTAATGGATTTCTTCGATTTCGAGATTTTCTTCATAATCCATCTCCTCATATACACCTTTAAGGACGTCTAAAGCGTCATCGTAATTGTCGTACCCCTCTAACAAGGCATCAAGTACGAACTCCTTACGAATAGAAGTATCTGCCCCCGCTATAACGCTAATAGCTGAAGCAAACTCAAAGTCATTAGGGCTAACCTTAACCTGTGTAAGTTTACGGGTCTCGGGGTTTAGAGTAGTATTCCACAACTCCTCAGCGTCCATCTGACCAAGACCTTTATATCTTACAAACTCACTTCCAACAAGACCTTTGTTCTTAGCTTCTTGGAACTCTTCCTCAGAGTAATAGTATCGACCATTTGCACGGTATTTAGGCGGGTTAGCAATATATACATGCCCATTATGTAACAAAGGAGAAGTAAACTTATTGAAGAAAGTAATCAACAGAGACTGAATATGCTTACCATCAGCATCGGCATCGGTAAGAATAACTACCTTTCCAACACGAAGTTTACTAATATCAAATAAATCGTAACCTTCCTGCTCAACTGTCATACCAGCTCCAATAATAGAAAGCAACTCAGTTGTTTCCTTGTTATCCAATGCATCAGCAACACTAGCCTTCTCCGTATTAAGAGACTTACCCCTGATAGGGAAGATAGCTTGGAATCTACGGTCTCGACCATCCTTCGCAGAACCCTCCGCAGAGCGTCCCTCTACGATATAAAGCTCGACCTGGTCATAATTACCATCAAGCATAGCTTCACAAGAGATTAAACCATTAGGCATAACCTTCTTGTTGATTTTTGTACTAGCTTCCTTAATCTGGGTTTCGGCTGCCTTTGCCGCCTCACGCACCTGAGCTGCGATAATAGAGCTTTCTAGGATATTCTTAACCCATTGCTCCTCTCTTAGCCAAGAGTCCTGCAATAAACGAGTTACCGCATAAGCAATAGCCTTACCAATATACTCATTGTCGATAGAGTCCTTAGTTTGACCACGATAAGACTTCTCATTAGCAAGTGTAGTAATGATAAGGGAGTATTGAGAGAATACATCAGAGCCAGTAATCTTTACACCACGCTCCTTAGCTTTCTCAGTAAAGAAACGAGTAACTGCAAAGTTAGAGTATTCGCTATGAACACCACCCTGAACTTTAATCTGGTTGTTATAGAAACGCTGACCTGCGCCCTTACCACCCATAGCAACATGTGCCTCACAGACAAGTACCCCTGTAACATTACCATCAGAGTCCTTTTCATCCTCGTGATGCAGATAAGTAGCCTCAACTACCTGAGACTTAAGCTGGGACTCAAGGTGTTCCTTAATATTAGAAGCCTTGTAAACATACTCCTTATCACCATCAAAGAGATGAACATCTACCCCAGACACATAAGAAATACCTTCACAGTTCTGCTTAATCCAAGAGAAAGTAATATTAGTATCGCTAAATACCTCTGAATCAGGTTTCCAGTGAATGTAAGTTCCGTTTTCTTCCGACTGTTCACGAACTTTCATCTCTTTCCAAGCAGGATAACCTTTCTCAAAGTACATCTCATACTCCTTACCATCACGATAAGAGATTACACGGAAAAATTCGGACGTGAACTGCGAACAAGCTGCCCCTACCCCATTCAATCCAACGGACGCAAGATAAGAGAAATCCTTAAAAGAGAACTTAGACCAATCCTCAAAACCAATAAGACGAGTCTTAGGGTCTTCGAGCTTACCCCCTGAGTAAAGGCGGTTATAAACCAAATCCCAACCATACGTCTGCTTCTTCTCAGACCAAGTCATCGGTACACCACGTCCATAGTCACGGACAACCAGAGAACCATCATTACGGTCGTATTTGACAACCAAGCGGTCGCAATAACCCGATGATACCTCATCCAAAGCATTACCGACAATCTCGATAAAAGTATGCTTAGCGCCATCTAATCCACCACTACCCAACATAGATGCTGGGCGCTTCCGAATAGCTTGCGCCCCCTCATACCCATCAAGTGAGTCGATATTGTATTCATTATTAGACATAAAATCCAAAACCTTTCTAAATAGTAATATAACTACAAATAGTATATAAAAATTAAAAGAAAAACTCAATACCTTTATAGACTAAAAATAACCTTTTAGCTATCTTTAGCTACTCCAGTACGAGTTTTTCTTTATTTATAACTATAAGACATACTCTCCCTCTAGAGTGATAACTAATCCATTAGGGAAAGATGCCGTGTAAGCATCAATCATAGCATTTAACGCTTCTTTAATCTCACCTGAAAGGTCTTCTACCATAGAATTAAGAGAAGTGTTACCCCCCTCACGAGTATTGATATAAAGAACACCAGTATCCCTAAGATAAGTAAAAGCAATACCCCAAGACCAGAAACCGTCTGTTAAACCACGGATACCATGCTCCGTGACTACTAAATCCTTAAAGTTCAAGTAATACTGCGGTTCGAACTCTTCGAAGTCATCCACATCGCCATAGGCTTCCATCAGTTTAGGTAACAATTCCCTAATAGTGCTATTGTCGTGATAAGCGTCCTGCATAATACCGCCAAATTCAGAGACAGCATCCTCAAACAAACCCATACACTGGTTAGTTTCACTAAAATCCTTTAAAGATACCAAATCAGCTAAGTCCATATCTATACCCCCATAAATAAGTTTATAGAGCTATTTTACACCACCTTAAAACAAAAAGCAAAGGTAATCTAAATAAAAGATTACCTAAAAGACTACTGATTCCTCAAATGAAAAGAAATAAATACCTGCCATGCAACCCATGCCCTCTGTAATAGTACAAGCTTAGGGTCACCACTAACCAACTCATTAGGTTCCATATCGTTCCAAGTGTAATCAGCATAAATCCTAATCTTTACACTAACAGAACCCTGAGTAAGCGTTGCATAGAAACAATAGAAGTCGTTCCTATTGTGTAGAGTTATATGATACCCCAAGGTTTTATGAGCCTCCTCAAAAGACCGTATAACCCTACGCAACTCAGTATCTGTAAGCTTACAGTTACCATTCTTACCTAACATCTCAACAGTTCTAACCATTTCTAAATCCTTTCTAGATATCTTGCAAGTCCTCCATACTAATACCTAAGTCTGGAGAATAATTGTTACCCCTCAAGGCGTCGGATGCATAAGAGTGACTATTAGCCGTCTTAGACCTCTCGATAAAGTAAGGGCTTGCTAGATATAAACTAGGCTCCTCGACACTACCCAATAACAACAAGACCTCGTCTATATCGTTATTAGTAACAAAAACCGTAGCCTTACCACAAACTGCCCTAGCTTCCATCAAACCCCTAATACACATCAACTCTCGATAAGAACTACCTGAATTAACAAGTACAAACAGAATATCTAAATCATAATACTCCTGCAAGTCCTTATCTTTCATGTATAAAGAGTAATACATTCGACTGGAGATGAATTTACCCACCTTACCACCTTTTTCATAAGCACTTACCAATAAAGGAAAAGCCAACTTATCCACAGAACCTTTTCTCGCTAACCCAAAGCAATAAGACTTCTCAGGTAAATCGCCCCTAGATAACGTACCCCTTAGGAGGCTTATAGCCTCCTCAACAGGCTCTAAAGAACTAGTCTCTAATAAAGGACGCTCAGACTTTGATATAAGGGAATCGAAACTGAAGTAAGAAGTTAAGTACTCATCACTAAAGCCTAACTCCTTATGTAAGGATTGTTGATTTCCTTCATTATCTTCAATACTACCCTCACTAGCTAACTCTTTCCTCTTAGACTCGCAATGAGGACAAGAAACCATCTTCTTAAGCCCCCTATCAAAAAGCATACCATTTACATTACAACCGTAAGGGCAGTCTTCAAAATGTAGTTTCATCTCTCACCCCAACACATCAATTTTAAAAGACTCAGTCACATAAGTGTACCCATCCTGTGCAATAAAGATACCCTCTTCTAGAACCGTTTCGCTTACCTTACCAATTAGCTGAGAAACCAAAGCACTATCAACCTCTAACCAAGACAAAGAGCGAGTTCTTCCACTCCCCTCGCTATCAGGAATAGCATAAATAATAACCTCTTTACCACTAAAAATAAAGTTTACAAAACCGCCAGAAACCCTGTACATCAAATGTGCCGTACTAGAATCAACCAATCCCGCACCATAAAGACCTCTAGTGGTTAAAGTACCTAGCAATAGATTCAGGCAGTTAGTAGTCTCGCTCTTCAAAACCAAATTACACAAATCATGAATGTCTTTGATAAAAGGATTAGTTTCACCCTCGAATACACTTGAAGCACATCCCTCCATCTCCAACATTTTAAAATCTTTAACCATTAAACTACTCCATAACTTTTGTAAACATTATAACATATTTATAAATAAAATAAAATAACATTACAAATAAAAGAACTGACCTAAGCCAGTTCCGCTACTTTTCTTCCTTCGTATGCTCAGCAAGCAAATCCAACACCATAGAGAAATCACTTCCAGCAAACTCGCTACTTGCCTGAGCTCTTCGAGCGATTTCAGTTAGCAACTTACGTTTCTCGTCACCTTTAGTGACAATCATATAAACGTGCTTATCCACAATATTGAAATCACGTGTAATACGTCCCTCAAACTGAATCATATTATTAGGATTACCATCATAATTATAGAACACACAGTGATTACACTTACCAAAGTTCAACCCACGCTGTACATTCGTAATCAATACCCTCGTGCTACCACGTTTAAATGAGTCGATAATCATATTACGCTCATTAACAGGTGTAGAGCCATTCATAATCTCAGCGTGGATACCATGCTCAGCTAAATACCGCTTTAGATATTTATGTGGTTCCTTTAATGTAGTGTAGACCAACACCTGACCTACATTTGCTAGCTTGCCTTTTAAAAGCGAAAGCAATGCACCAGCCTTAGGGACAGTCTCTTCATTAAACTCGACATTAGCGTCAAAGTAAGGTGGACAATCTATAACCATCTGAGGCATTCCAGATTTCTTTAAGAACTCTCTTTGAATTTTGGAAGTACCTACCTCAATAAGTTCCGCTGTACACCCTATCATCTGAGCTCCCTGCCCCTTACGAGTACGCTTTAAGTACCGCAAGGCAACCTTTTCACGAAAATCATCCGCATTCTTATACTTTCCAGAAAACTTAGGTCTACCACCATACCAATCGAAAACCATGTAACGGTTCTGAAACTCTGTCTTAGTAAATAGTAAAGTATCATCCACAAAAGCTAACTGTGACCTAAACTTATCTAAGTGGTTCTCAAAAGAACCTGCATTCATTAGTATGCAATATTGAGCCTTATCAGCCAACAACTTACCTGACTCATAGATTGTGTTCTTCTGATTAGATAAAATCTTACCAGACTCATCAATTACTACCATATCAAAAGGAAAAGAGCCATCTCCATAGTAATCTTCATAATTCTTACACCACTTATGAAAGTCTGCATGACTCAATAAAGAGTGTGCACCACAAACATTTACAGAACTAACCTCATACTCATCAGTAAACTTAGCAATCTTATCCTTCTCACCGTATAACTGCTCAAAATAAAGACCACTAAACTTAATAAGCTCATCTCTAGACTGCTTAAGCAAGTTCTTCTCAGTTAAGTAAAGAACATTGAATGAATACCCCAACTTCGCATACTCCTGAGTTAAGTATCGAATAAGAGCAGAAACCTGTACCGTCTTACCCATACCAACCGAGTCACCAAGAACCATACGCTTAGACACATACATAAAGGAAACACCAACTGTCTGTAGGTCTGATAAAGTTCCTTCTTTTCTATCTTCCTCAGGAATAACATCAGGGTCTTTACTTTCTATAATCTGCTTAACCTGCTCCTCAGTGAGTTCATAGATTAAGTTGCGGAGAGCGTCAATCCCACCCTGCCCCTCAGTAACATTATGTAATTTTAATAACATCTGAGCCTGACGAACAGATAGGTAATCACCTAAAAGATGATTACCATAATATTTTGCCTCCTTTTTCCTACTACCTCTAGCCAATTACAAAACCTCCAAAATTAATTAAGTGGGTAATAACAAGTCTTTCCACTTTCCTGAAAATACTTGTAACCATCCAATACATGCTGTTTAAGCGATTCAAAGAAATCTTTATCCACTGGATGACAAACATCATTAGAGCGATGTTGGTTTGTTTTAGCAAACTTAGTACCTGTAAAACCTCTTTGAGGCATTACTACTACCCCTCCACCATAAATTTTTACATCATGTATCATAAATACCCCATCGAATACGATAGAACAAGCTGCCAACGGATGATTATCAGATTTTCTTTCAATAGAAAAATACCTGATTTTTGTAACTTCCATTATACCATACCTTCAAAACTAAATAAATAGCTTCTTTCCTCTTTTTATAACTTTACCAAGCTGTATATCTTTCATAATTTCCTTTCTTGTGAAATACTTCTCTACCACATCCATAGTGGAACGAGGATTCTCACGCAAGAACTGACGCAAAGACATACCTTCTCTATATACAACTTCCCTAGCTTTAGGTTTACTTTCTACAGTAATACCCACACTAGGACTTACAACCTTAGGTTTAGAAATAACCTCTCTAGCAGAATCCCCAAGCAAATCGTCTATATCGGTATAATCCTCCGACTCGCTAACAAAAGCCTCCGAAGAAATAATAGGGGCGGACTCTACAGGTTCACTAAAATCCTCGAGTTCCTGCTCAACGACACTAACAACTTCCTCAGAAATTTCTACCTCTTCTAAACCTTTTAAGAAAGAATCTGTTTCCTCAGTTTCTTCTACTAAATCATCATCGAATAAATCAAAAGATTCTAAATTGAACTCTTCCTCCTTACCGACGAACTGAACTTCTTTAATGTACTCTAGTTCTACTACCTCATTAGCGTAAGGAGTAACCTGCTCATAAGTTAACCTAAACTCTAACTCTCTAGCCTCGAACTCCTCAAACACATTTTTTCTAAATTGCTTAAAACTAACCAATCCCACACTAGACCAAACAACTGAAGAGCGTAGGTCAGCCGAAAGCTGACCTAAACTCCAAGGGATTTCACAAACTTCTACCATTACATACCCCCTACCAAAGTTGGATGTCTGAATTTAAAATGTCATCCATCTCAGTACTGCTAGCACCACTTAACTCCTTAGCAACCAAGGTTTCAGTAGTCTCTACTTCTTTAATAGGCTCTAACTTATCCCATAAAGCCTTTACATATCGGTAAGTTTCAGCGTTCTCAGGATTAGAAGTACCCAAGACAGCCCCTACCATAAAGGAAGCACTGCTACCTTTATACTCTGGAGACATAATCGCATATTTACCGACTTTACCTGCAATCTTGTAAGGGAAATCTTTAGGTTTAACTTCCATTACTTGCTCAATCTCAGACGGCTCAGCACCTGCAGTCATTTTTAAGTCGATACCCACTTTGATATCTCTAGGGATTGCATTATCTGTCATACGCTGACTAAGACCAAACAAACGGATACCCAGATAGCGACATTTGTTTACAATGTCAGATAAAACTGCCCTATACTCCTTGTAAGAGTCCTTGTCTAACTGCTTGAGGTGGTCACCTAAGGACATCATCTCCTCAACAATCACATATAGATAAGGCATCGTAACATCTGGATATAACCGATGTAAATCCTTGATATCTGTTAAGCCATACTGACCTAACAAAGCTTCACGTCTAGGAACCTCTTTCCTAACAATCCTACGGAAAACTTCCATCGTCTCTTCTTCAGTCTTAACTTTCTCAATAACATGAGGGAAGTTCATATTCACAAAGTCACCTTGACTACCCTTAGGGTCAGCAATGATAAACTGAACCTGATTAGGGCTAGAGAAGAAAGCAAGCTGTGCCAGAATAGACTGAGCTAACCAAGTCTTACCTTTACCTGGCTTACCACTCAAAGCGATTGAGTTAATTTTTGCAAAGTCCATTACAATAGACTGACCCAACTCATCCGAGCCAAGTACAACTGGCATAACGTTCTCAGGGTCTAGGATAAAGTCCTTATTCTCAGACCACATATCCTTAACCGTAAGCATAGGCGAATCATTCTTAATAATGTCGATATGTACATTATTACCAATAACCTTACTAGTTACAAACAACTCAGGGGCGACTTCCATACCCAAGTTGTTGTATTTGAGTTGGTTCTCAATAGATTCAGCAACTTTGTCTGACTTAAACTTATTATTTGCTGCAACTACGAGTTTAATCATGAAGCTATTTTCATAGATATACTCTAAGCGGAAATCATCCTCCGTAAAGCCTTCCCTAGCTGCTGAGTTCATAAGTAAGTTAAGGTGGTCTTGGAAAATTTGTTCATCCATATCTACCTCACGAAGAGTGGAGTAATTAGGAGTAACACTTCTCAAGACTTTGAAGAACTGCTCATATAAGTAGACACGACTCTGCATTCCTGGTGCTGCCAAATCCAACTCTTTAATAGCGTCATCAACACTCTCAGGCTCATCAGCAACTAATACCTCGGGCTCATCATCGAAATGAGAAGATAAACCAACAAAGTCATCCTCCTCTTCCCAACCATCTTCCTCCAAGCCAGAAAGTATTCCGCCATCATCCTCATCTTCCCACTCATCACTAAAGCCACCAGACTCAGAGGAACTAGGCTCAAAACTATAACCACTATCCTCACTAAAGCCCTGAGTAGGTTCCTCATCTACCCCCAGAAAGGGGTCACCCCCATCAATAGGTCTTAAATCGTCTGTAGTAGTACCCTGCATACCCTCTTCGTCTATCCACTTCTTTGTCTTTTCGGCAGACATAATAGAGGCTGCCAACCCAATAACACCAGTTAAAACACCAAAGATAAGTAACCAAGTAGAATTAGCGATGACTGGTAAGAACATACCCAGAATCCAAGTAACAAATCCTGCAACTGAGAACCACATACCATAAGTTCTCAACTGAACCCAAGTCCTCAACCAACCCTGCGGAGTAGTAATCTTAAACGTACCCCAGAGCTCTTCTAAGAATGATAAGGTTCCCTTAGTACCTTTCTTAAGCAAATCCCAAGAACCTTCCATAATTCTATCCTCTAAAGGAGCTTTTTCGTTCTGATTGTTTTGATTAGGTTGCGGTCCAAAAGGATTAGAACCAAAACTAGGGTTCGTGAAAGAGTTAAAGTTACTACCCTCCCCCATATAACTATCGCTAGAACTAGGCGGAGCAAACAAGAAGTCATCATCGTCCTGCCCTGCACCAAAAGGAGGTGGATTCTTACCTGCCTTATAAGCCTCTAAAGAGTCATCATTTCCATACGGGTCATCAAATAAACTCATCGCCACATACCTCCCAGATAAACTGTAAATAACAGGAATAGGATGAAGAAAGCCCATATAACGGAATTAACCCTATTCTCAACCTTACCATTATACTTGTCAATAGATGTAATATAAGCACTTAAAAACATCAATAACAAGAATAGAAATAACATACCTAACATACTAGTCCTCCTTAGTAGGTGCACCACCAGTATTAGGACTTATACTACCATTACTACGTTGGTCAATCATCCACTGACGGAACTGTTCTGTGATATAGTTCGTTACCAATGTACCATTACTATATCGAGCTGCATCATCTATATCTTTATCAATACTTACCAACCAACCAGAGTCGATATCAGGATAACGTTGAAGCGTTACATCAAAAGTAACGTTTCTCTTAACCGCATCCTCCGATTTGTAATACTTTAAGATATAGTCATACAGAAGAATTTCTAACTTAGTAGAGTCATTCTCCTTAGACTCATACCCCAACATATTCTTATAAAGAGTGTCTTTGTCTTTCTCCCAGAAATCCTTGTCGGTTAAATCCAACATAGTAAGCTTTACAGTATAGACAACCTTATTGTTAGCGAACTTGGAACTAGACTCAATACCAGTAATTTCCATTGAAGTAAGAGCCTGTTTATACATGCTACGCATAAACTGCTCTTGGTAATCTGACTGATTAGCATTCTCTTTAGAGAAATAATCGTTGTAAGTTTCAACTACCTTAGCATCCCTAGAATACTTCTGAGCAGTAGCCATATCTAAGGTAGATAAAGCCCTAATGTAAGCATATAACACGTCCTCACTAGACATAGACTTATCCCCTAAAGAGATAGTGTTACCATTTAAGTCCCAAATAAAACCCTTAGGCGGAGTACCAAAAGACTTACGCAACTCAGTTTGCATAGACATCAAGTAAGCATCAGTACCCTCTACATAACTAGAGCCTTCTGTACTAGGTTCAGTTTTTTGCTCTTGCTCAACTTTCTTTTGTTGTTCCAACTTCTTCTGCTTCTGATGATTATTAGCACCAATCATCAAGAAGATAAATAGCACTACCCCTAATAGGGAAAGCGATGCTTTCTTATGGTCACGAAACCAATATATAATGTTCATCATTGTTGTTCTACCTCTACTACCTTATCAATACCAGTCCTAAATATCTCAGAACCTGCTAACTCATCTGGTAACTCCATTCTAACTAAGGAGATAACAGACTTATCCAACTTAACCAAGAAACCTTTATCGTAGATAGAACTAAAAGTATTTATGTCCTCATTCTCCGATACACGTTTTTGTTTAATTGCTAGTTTGTCCAACTCGAAAGCAATATCCTTAATAGACAAAGCCTTACATAAATTTTCCCTAACAGTTGCATCACCAATAGCACCTAATGCAAATGAGGTAGTATTTTCAAAGATACCAAACCTATCCTTACTACCAAGCATTTCAGATACTTTATTGGTAATTACTACGTTTACGTCACCGTTCTTACGACCACCAGTAATCGATGAGTTAATAATAGAAGCAGAGCCTTCCATACTACCCCAACGCTGAAACTCTTCCCAGATTTTGAAGTTAAACTTACCTTTAGCCTTTGCAAACATAGAACGTACCTGTGAGATAATGGCTGCATAAGACTGAGTCAAAGCTAACTGCGTCTCACTAATAGTATCTTCCGATTTACCTGCTAAACCGAAAGAACAAACTACCAACCGAGCATCTACAATGTCTTTTAAGCTAATTCTCTTCTTAAATACTGCCGAATTAACACCACCATCTTTAAAGTCCTCAAAGTAAGTACGAAGCGCTGCTGCCGCAGAATCAAATGCTGAGATATAGTCTTCATTAAGTCTATAATTATTTTTAGCATCTGGAACAACTTCACCGCTCTCAACCTTGTACTTATAAGTTATAGCATCTTCATAAATATCTAAGAATGTTTTATATACATCTTTAAGGGTCAGACCTTCTGATAAAGACCAAGTATCCATATCCTCAGTAACCCCAACCTTAGAGTAAGTTAGAGATACCGCCTCATCTATTATGGAAGATGTCCACTTACGCTTCTTATCTTCCTCACCATCCCCAATCAATACCCTGAAAATAGAACGAGTAAAGCTCGAAGATAAAGATAACATATCCTTATCCAAGGATGGTTTACCAGTAAGTACAATCGATACAGGGTCATAATACTGCCCCTGCCCCTCAGACATATTTAATACAACTACATTGTCAGACCTAGAGACAAACTCAGCCAAAGGAATATACTCAAACCCCTCAATATCCATGATAGTTCCAACAAACCTATCATCAGCAATTAACTGTATAATAACTCCCTTAGTGTAAAAGGACTTACCACCACCAGTCTCAGCCGTAAATAAGAAGTTCTCAGCAGTCTCAGTAGTAGGTTTAATAACCTTAAGAACAGGAAAGCCAGAGTAAATATCAGTCCCCCAATATGTACCCCTTTCGCCGATTTTTCCTTGGTCATAGGTATTAAATCTAGCGATAATCTCATCCGTTAGCACAGTTTTCCCTACCTGTTTAGTAACCTTGTCAGTCATCTCAGCAGACATAGGGCTAAACCCTCTAAGGAACATAGCCAACTCCGAATCAATTCTAGTTGCCTTAATACCCAAGTTCTTAGCTACACTCTCACAACTCTGAACAGTCTCATCAAAATCAGTACCCCTCTCACCTGAGATAATCATCAAGGTACGGTAATTAAAGATTCTACGTTTTCTTCTAATCTCAGCAGAGGAAAGATAAACCAATGACTTACGTCTACGTTCATTGTTATCCAACAACTTAACGTTCTCACGGTAGTTATACTCATCTACATCCTCTACATCCTCGGAGTTCTTCTTCCAAACACGCAACTTAGACTGAATAGCAGGACTATCCCACTCAATCCTAGTAGGCTCTAAAAACGAGATAAAGGAAATCCTAACAGAACCCCTACTCTCCGACCTAAACTCATCAACAAACGCAACAGGTAACTCAGACGGTAGACCATCAAAAGTATAATAATAAGTAATCTTATCTTTTCCTGAGTAAGAGCCAGCTCCGTCTGAGTAGAAATTATAATCTCTGAATACCCCTTGTTGCGAGTTATCTTTATAAGCATTATCTAGGAAACGTCTTTTCCAAACCTCATGAAACTTAAGCCTAGAACCCCTCTCTCGAATTTTAGGCAATGAAAGTAAACCCATAACTACCCCCTCTTGAACAATTCTCTATACATACTACTACAACGACTTAAATATAAGTTCTCCCTCTCAAAAGAGTTGCTAGGATAATCCAACGTAGGGATAGTAAACTCCGCCCCCTCTCGACTAGAGATAGAAGTAAAATATTTAATCCTGCTACCTAAATTTTTAAGTTTAAGAGAATCTACCATAGATACCCCAGATACTGCATAATGAACAGACCTAGTTGACCTAGAATTTAGTACATGCTCTCTAGAGGTTGTAGTCCTATCTAAAACGATAAAAGTATCTTTAGTAGTATCTTCTAGTAACTTAGTAATAACCCCAGTAGTAGGGTAATTAGTTATTACCATATCTCCTACATATTTAGAAGCATCTCCATAATTACTAGAAGTAATCCAGTTGAAATCTTTATAATGTTCTTCGTAAATAGAGCCTACAGTCTCAACAACAATAAGTTTAGGACGCTTATTTAACACCTTATCGCAATACTTCATAAATCCGTAAATAAACGAGAAAAGATATGGAGTTCTTCCAATATCCTTCACTCTAATAATATCCTTTTCCTTACGGTATGAAATACGAGGAAAGAAAGTGACATTAGAACCCTTGCTAGGTACACTAGACTCACTTACACTAGACTCAAGGTCAGCAATAATTTGAGCAAGGTTCTGACGTTCTCTTTCCTGTTCCTTTAAACCTAGAGAAGTATTTTCTATAACATTAGTTGCCTTCTCAGATACAACTAATAACTGATTAGACTTATTTTTATAATCCTCAGATAACTGAGATACCGCAGATTTAAGAACCTGCAAATAACCTTTAGGTATCTCAGTAGAAGTGTCACTCAAATACCTATTAGTGAAATCCTTTAATACCCCAAGACCACCTAGAGATACTAACTGGTTACTAGCACCGCCACTTACAAGTGACTTAATAAGCTCAGGACTCTCAAGGAAGAACTCGTCATCAACATAGAAACCACCATTACCAATAATTGACATCTCTATTAAGTCATCTTTATTTTCTTTAGAAGAAACATACCACAAAGAGCCTAGACTCTTAGACTTTAAAGTAGCTAGGTTTGCTGCAAAGTCATTTGTAGTTTCATTACTACTATGGTAAACTAGTGCATCTACCCCACCTACAAGCCTACTAGCGTCTAATAAAGACTCTACTACCAAAATATCATTATCACCGTACAACTCTAGCGCTTTATTAGAAACTACAACAATCATCTAAAACAACCTTTCCAATTAATCTTGGAGAATACCGCACCCTCTAGTACACCCCTCAGCGTACTAGAAACACCACCCTGTACCAAAGCTAACCCTTTAACAAGAAGCCTAGAAGCCCTTGGAGATACCCCCTCTAGTTCGAGCAGTTGGTTCTCGATAGATGTTAAATCATCGTTAAAGACGGTTAACACCTTAAAGCTACCATTCAAGCTAGAGATAGCACTATCTAACTCAGATACAGAAACATTAATCAAGATAGTTTTACCTGGGAAACGATTTATATAAGAGCTTAGTTTAGAGAAAGGAACATTTAATACATAAGTATTACCATCCTCAACATAGAACTCGCTTTCATTCTCTAAGTAAGACTTCTCAGAGATAAAACTGCCTACACCCAACGTCGATTTAGTATCGAGAATTACCATACCGCTTCCATCCTCTGCAATCTCAGCCAGAAAACGAGAGGACTCAGAACCAGTAACTAATATAACCCCTAATACATCGAAATCACTAGGTAATTTGAATAGCTTTCTACCAAAATTTTCAGCCTTTACTACATCCAATTTTGACTCGTTGGTCTCCTCCAGTTCTAAAACTGGTGAAAAATCCGAATTTTCTGCAACAGCCCCATTTTCAGGCACTGGACTAAAATCATTGACCGGCTTAGAATCTACACTAGACCAACCGCCATCACTAGCACTTGCGACAGGTTCATCTGGTTCTTCCTCATCGATGAAACCAGTTTGAAAATGAGAGTCCCCAAATTCGCTGAAATTTAAGCTATCCGTACCAGAAACCAAGTCACCTGACTCTTCCTCAGCGTTTCCGCTATTTGCATGGAAGAGAGAATCAATACTATTCTGAACACCAGAACTAACTGGAGTACTTACAGATACATCCGGTTTAGCGAATAAATCAGGTTTAGCACCAACACTAGGTGCTACAACAGGTTCGCTAACAACTGTACTAGCAGGTGTAACTACCTCGCTAGAAGTCTCTTCCGTTGCAGGAGCAACCCCCTCTTCTTTCTTACCCCCACCGAAGAACGCTGCAAAGAAACCTTTTTTCTTCTGAGCGGGTTTATTTTTCTTAGTAGAACTTTCTTTGACTTGCTGTGTATCTAAGGAGAAGTATTTAGCCTTTAATTCAATAACTGGTAAAGATACCAAATCCTGTAAGATACGAATTGTTGTTTGCTTAGGTAGGTAAGCTACCGAATACATAGGGGCAGAAAAATCACTCAAGAACAAATCCGCCAACTCAGAACCCCTATCCCTAGGAATTGCCAATACCAACTCTAAACTTGGCGAGTAAGTTTCAACATATTCCTTCAAATAAAGTAAATCATTCTTCTCATTTCCACGAGTTAAAGAAGTATCTACAATAACTAACCGACTAAAGAACTCATTACGCTCACGAGTCTCAGCCAGAAACTCTACTAAATCCTTTCCTCCGACTAAATCAAAGCTATCGTTACTTGTCTTTAAAGCATTGATAACTGCTAAATATTTATCTGATAAAAATGCAATTGCCATTTACTGTACCCCTATAACTCAATGAACTCGTCATTGGCTTCTTCCACCTTATTATTTGTTTTTGACTTCTTACGTGATTTACGTTCTTCAGCACTTCTACGCTTCTTCTCCTTGCGGATAAGTTCGTTAAGTCTACGCTTCTCAACTTCTTCATCACGTTTTTCTTTTACTGTTTTGTTAAGCTTAGTAACTACTCCATCCCTCTCAATGCTGATAGGTACGGCTACGCTAAATGTAGATGATACCAAGGCATTTCTCTGTGCATCTACGGCAGAGAAACTATGAAGATTAAATATCTCTACTGTCAAATCCCTAAGCTGAGAATCATCTAAAGTAGAGTACCCCAGATAATTCCCTTGCATGAATTGTTTGATAATAGAGTTTGCAATAGAGAAGTAACGACTCTCCGTAGAACTTAGTAATACTACATAAGCATCGAAAGTGCTTATCTCATCTTGCATACTGCTATCTAAGTGAAAAAACATACCATTAAGAACCGCTCTAAGTTCTGGATTCTTTGTTTGAGCAACCTGACCATACAAAGTATGAATTCGTTTGTCCTTACCTACGTGTGCCATATAATCGATATGGCAGATGGTTGCATTATTACGAGCTGCCTCGTTATAAGCATTAGCTATTGCCTCGTAATGGTCGTGCTCAGCTTGTACATCTAAACCGACAATAACATCTTTCTCTAACTTAAAGAAGATACCTATCTTTCCATTACGATAATGAGCTGCCTTAACTTCCTCACCCTCTATATCGTAGATACCCCAGATATCTTCCGTTGAGAGTTTGTAGTCGTTATCTAACTGCTCATAATACTGTTTTCTAAGCCTGTTCTCTCTAAGTAATACAAATCGTATAAAATAGAAAATTGCTGTATAGAGAAAACCTACTATCAGCAACCTTACAAAGAACCCCTGAGAACCCCTAAACAAGATACCCAAGCCTATTAAGAAGAATATAATACCAAACATCCAAGCCAAAACTTTTCTCGTTCTAGTCGACTCAGACCTTCCCCCATTATAATCAAAAGTGATAGGTAAACTTACCATATCACTACCGACCTGGGGTTGCATAACATCCTGTAAATTATCATCCATACCCTAATAACACTCCTAATCTAAACCCTGCTTAGGTGGTAAGTTGCTAGGAACACTCTCATTCAACAACTTCTGTCCATACCCTAAAGCGAAAGCACTGTAAACCGAAAACCTTTGAGTGTACCTACCGTAATGACCAGTTACATAAGCTAACTGTCTACCTTCGGCATCCTCAACTATAAACTCATAAACATAATCACCATTTCCAGATGTTTTTGCAACATTTAGAATGTTAACTTTTACCTCTGTATGAAGAAATATGTTAGATAACTCAACCATCGGGTTATTAGAATACCCAGAGAAATAGCTATTTAATACCCCTATATAAGCCGATAAAGCTGGGCTAGAACTAGCATAACTATCAGTTCTTTCAATCTTACCTAAAGCTTCAGTTAGTAAAGCAGAAATATTAGCTATCTCATCCTTAGGTACTTCACCTACGCCCTCGTTTAATACTCTTGAGTCCTTTTCTATAAGTTTCTGATACTCTTCACTAGATTTTGCATCCCTTACACCAAGAGACTCATAAGCACTATCGACCGAAACCTTAGGAGCTGAATACTCTTCCACCAACTCTTCCGTTTTCTTATAGGAATAAACAATTTCTTTCTTCTCTTCTTTATTACTTACCTTCTTACTAGGACTACGCATACTCCATAAGCCTAGCAAGATAACTCCTAAAACCGTCACCCCTATAAGGGATATACCTACTACAACCATCTTCCGTTTCTCCATACCCTTAACCTACCGTACTTACATTTCCTACAATAGAGTAACCTGCATCTGCAGGGTTTACAAAACCATTACCACAGTCATTACCGAAACTAGCTTTTGGGATTAAGCGATAATTCCAAGTATTAGGTTTTCCAATACTTTGACCTGACTTAGGAGTGTTTTGCTCAATAACTAGGATATCACCATTCTCAAAAACATGAGATACGATACCTACGTGCTGATAACTTGCACTAAACACCGCTCCAGTAGTTGGACTATTTTTAACACTAATCCCTAGCTTACTAGCTACGATTCCTGCTACCTGGTCTCCGTTACCTTGAGCGTTTGCAAAGTGTTGCCCATCTTTCTCCCACAACTGATATAGAAGTGAAGCAGATAACTCAGTACACTGCCCAGAATAAGGACTACCTATAAAGTCTATCCAACCACCTGCATTAGGGGCGCTTATAGCCTCAGACCAAGCTGCACCATACTGCATACCCACTGACTCGGGGTTGATAGCATACTTCTTAAGTTCCTCAGGCAACTCCTCAGGAGCATAAGCTATACCCCAACCAGAAAGTTGCTGACCATGACTACCAGTACCGTCTTTCTGTAACTTGCCACCAGCTGAGCCACTTTCCTCTTTCTTAGAACCATCAGATACTTTTGTTGTACTATAGTTACAACCCTTCTTTTTATCTTTCTTAGACTCCTCAGCGTAAATATGAGTATCGACTGCCTGAGATACAGTTCTCTCAGCAACTCCGTAAAGCCTACCTAAGAAATCTCCACCACCTGCTGCAACAGAGTTAGACTTCTTACTACTAGAGCCACCACCATATAAGTCGTATAAGCCCTGAATTTGGAAGTTAACATACTTCTCATACCCCTCAGCAGACATGTGGATATTATCGCCACCCTGATAGCTACCCCAACCCCCGTTGTTATCAACATAAGTTTTCCAATCAAGGTATCTCATATTGTCATGAGAGTTAACAAAGTTTTTGACAGTAGAGTTTATAGAACCATTATCTACCCCACCCTCAGAAGCTGTAAGAACCCAAGTTATAGTCTTAACCGAACTAGGTATCTCATTATAAAACTCCTGTAAGGCTTCGGTTGACATATCATTGTTTGTACCGATAGCAACTACTAAGTTCTCTTTAACTTTACCCTCTGAGGCAAGTCGTTTTAAAGTAGCGATAGCCGTCTCACCAGTTTGCTGACCTCTAATGGAGATTAACCCCCTAGACGGGTCAGAATGATACTCCGCATTAGGAAAGGCTGAAGTAAAATTAGCCTCAGAACCTGCACCCAAAGAGTCACCAATGTAAGTTACCTGCCAACTCTTAGCCCAGTTCTTAGCTTCTTCTGTAAGTTGCCCCATACCTGCTGTCTCACTAGAGCCTGCCTTCTTATCAGTACTAACAGTCTTAGTATCAGCAGAACCAGTACCCCCACTACCAACCGAGCAATCGTTAAGAATGATAATATAAGCTCCTGCAAAAATAACTACAATTACTAGCAAAGAAACAACAAGACCTAATACCAAGCCCACACTGGACAAGAATACTAAGAAAATATCTACAACAATGATAAGAAGATTTAATAAAGCAACAAGGCTCTTTAACGATACAAAAGCAACTAAAGAAGAAGTCTTTACAACACCATTAGTATTCTTACTACGAAGTGCACTACTTGCTTTAGCTACTGTATAATCAGCTGGAACCTTAAGAAGTGCTAAGGTAAGCTTAGCACTATACAAAGCCAACCTCAGCACTATACTTAATATAAAAACTACTATATTCCAAATAAATACCAGAAATACTCCCATAACTAAACCCTTCTACCAAAAATATAATGGATTAAGGGGAATCGAACCCCTTTATAACCTAAGCTATATACCATAAATCCAACCAAGGTACTATCTACGCCCACTACGAGGGTTTCTCTCGTCTCTGAGCATCTCTTCCCTTGCTGCTTTTTCTGCTTCCATATAACTTCTAGCGTTACGCTTTTGTGCCTCACGCTGTTGTATATCTGAAACAGTTTTGTGCCTGTTAACCCAAGCTTCGAAACCGTTGAAGCCAAACCTATCTTTTCTAGCTTCTCTCTTAGCCTTACGATACTCTTGACGATTTTGACGGAGCTGAGCCTTTTCCTCAGCCCTACGTTGAGCTCTTTGACTACCCTTATTCGTAATACCGAGCCTATCGTCGACTGCCCTAGCAGTATTTGCAGTACCCCTAGCAATATTTTTTCCTGCAGTAACAACTTTGTCTGTAGCACCCCTAAAGAGTTTACCACCAATACCAAGAGTTGCTGCACCAGCTAATGCTGCCCCTGCAAGAATACCACCAATATGAGAGAATATAGTTCCACCATACTTCCTCAAGGTACTCCATACAGACCTTAAGACTCTCCAGTAAGCTATAAACACTACAATATTTAAAGCAACCATTGCAAGAATAGTCATTGCAGGGTCTCCAAGAACAACAGTAGAGTCCGTATTTCCAGTTACGGATGTATTACCACCACCCATAAACTTGGAAACCATCCAAGACATAGCTACCGATACCCCAAAGAAACCTAGCGCAGGTACAGATACAGCCTTGACTACCTTGGCTACTGTCTTCTTACCAATACTCTCATCTACTGAAAGAGCTGAGAAGATAATCACCAGTATAGCACTTATAAACAATGCTACGATAATGACTACTTTTAATAACGGAATAGCGTATATCGCTAAAACATCTAATACCAGTAGTAAAATACCAGTAGTGAGTGAGCTATTTTTCATAACCCTCTCATAAAGACTCCCGTTTTCACCCTCATCCGCTGTTAGGCTTTCTCCAGTAGAGTTAGCGATAATCATACGAAGAAAGGCATCGTAAGTGAAGTTCTTAAGTTCGAATGACTGAGGATAAAGGTTAATACTCTTACCAACTAACTTAGTTTCAGAGAACTCTTGGTTGAAGATGAAATTGGCTTCCATCGCTGCCGATGTATTCAAGGCAACGTCTGTGAAGTTATAGTAGTTAAGCAAATCGAACCAACGAGACATTGTCTTCTCAGAAACTTTCATAATCTTACGCTCAACTTGAGTAAGCTGGTCTTCAGATAATCCGTAGTCATACATCTCAGACTTAGAGAACACCATAGGGCGCTCCTTAGGATAACTAGCTGGATTAATAGGGTCATCGACCTGATAAGTTTCACCTTGGAAAGATACTTTCTCCGGCTTAGAGTAAGAAGTATCATACATTAAGTCTACCCAAGGTGTGTAGATATTGTAAAGACGAGCCACATTAACATTATGCCAATACTTCTGAGCCAACTCAGGATTATTAGCAATATCTGGGTCGTTCTCATGACCTTCCTCATAGGTTACCCCATCGTAGAAGAAGATTCCATAAGTCTTATCCCACTCCCTAACTAAATCATTACCCTGTTTTAGATAAGGTATCAGATAAGTGAACATAGACCTCATATCGAGGTAATCACGCATCTCATTATTGTGCTCTGTATTGTAGAAGTAACCTGAGTTAGCCTTACTCAAAAGTAAGTCCCTAAATCCACCCTTATTGTTAGGGTTAGAAGCTAATCCTTGGTCGTATAATGACCATGAGAAGTAATAGAAAGGATTCTCAGACATAACACCATAAGCTGCTAAAGATTTAACATCTTCGTTAGTGTAAGTACCGCCATTTGAAGCGTCGAAACTTTCAGAACTTAACTCGCTAATCAAATCCTGATTAGTATTAAGCTGAGCAATAGAGAACTTAAAGTAACGCTGGTCTAAACCAACATACTGCCCAAGCTTAAGATTTTTAATACTTCCAACTTTTGAAACATCTGCTGCATCAGAATAGATATTCCCTGCAAGAGGTAATCTAACCCTGTAAGCTTGAGAGCCGTCATTAGAACCATCAGAGTCATTAGTTGCATACCCCTCTGTCCTATCGTTGAGGTAAGTAGTGCCAAACTCTGACCAAGAAGTCTTAAGACCTCCACTCCACCTAGCAGTATTCGTAGCAGAGACACCTGTAGCTACTCCATCACGTGTCTTACCATTAGATACGAAGTCACCATACATGAACATCGAAACATTTGCTAAATCCGTATAAGAACGATACATATAAGTAGATGAAGTATTTTCTACAAAAGCCTCACCAGAATTCTTACCATCTGTAACTGCTTTAATTACTTTCTGGAAGTCATCTGAGTAAGTTCTCTCCTCGTTGTTAGATAGAACAAGGTTAGCCATCTTCTTAGGCGCTTGCCATCTAAGTACCATATTATCCTTACCCTGATTTCTTGATTCTTTAGCGTTCTCACGATAAAGATTTAACAAGTAATTTTGGTAGGAAGAATTACTAGAGTCTATCGAATCAGCTAAGTCTGCGAAGTAAGCCTGTTGCTGAACAATACCCCAGAAAGCAAACTTATTGCCGAATACATAATTAGCAAACCTATTAGATAGATTTACCGAAGCCCCAACTGCCACAATAGGGACATAGGACATAATAGAGAATAACATTAAACCTAGGATAGCTTTCTGGAAAGTAAGAATACCAAGTAAAACATAAGCCATCATAATTACAAAGAAAGCAATTACAAGATAGATTATAATTGACTCGTACCACTTAACCATAGCGTCTGTCCACTGCATATCGCTAAGTTCAGGTGTAGTAACATAACCACTAAATCCGATATAACGAGAAGTACCTGGTAGTACACCAACACCCTCAGTACCTGCCATATCGTTGTGCCAACTAAGAATGAAAGCATTTAACTTGTTAGTAATCCAAGTTACAAAGTAAGCAAAACCATCAGCTGGATGAAGCAAGTAATACAACCAGTCACGAATAGACTTCGTAATAGTGTCGTTCTTATCTTGTTCGGAAATCTTAATAGACTCCCCAGTAATCTCAGGCAAGTTAGGCTCACTAGGTGACCAATTCAACCTATACCCCAAATTGTCACCACCTGCAAGTTTACCACCCTCAATACCTGCCACAGCGTATGTAACATACAGATAGCGCCAGATATCCTTAGCAGTACCAGATGAATCCAGTTTTGCATAACCTTGGTCTTTAGTTTCTTTGTATGAGTTACCCCAAGAGGCTGCCTGAACACTAGCCTTACCAAAACCATCTACAAAACTACCATCACCCTGAATTAAATCAAGCTTCTGAATTAAATTATATACACCATCATCAGTTGTTCCATAAGAGTCATCCTTAGAATCACCAGTATCAGAACTAGCGCCCCAAGAACCTGAATCATCTAAAGCTGCAATCCCACCCATCAAGTTTACTGGGTCTTCATTAGCGTAGTATGGGGTGTACATGCTCCAGTTCTTATCAGAATTATTTACCCCTCTGTCTTTGAGATATGGCTTTTTCATAGTCTCAAACAACTTATCTTGAGGAGTAGACTCATTACCAAATAGACCTGCTAGGTTATCCCAAACACTTTGAGTATCGGTTATGGAACTTCCGACAACCATACGCAAATCTGCAAGGTGCGCATCACCCGGTGGGAATACCTGATTAGCTTTAGGGTTTAAGTAATAAGTACCCTTATCCTCTGCAGGGTGACCAGTTCCTAGAGAACCTTGATTGATATGAGCTAATAACTGAGCGTTTGCAACGTTTAGAGCGTTACCTGCTTTACCGAAATCTTTTCCATTACCATCAATACGTTGCCAAGTGAAAGGATTCATAGCACCTGGTAAGATAACATATTGGTGATTAGCACCCATCCATAGCAAGTTACCAAAAGCATCTACCCTTAGTTTAGCACCATAAATAGAAGATTCATACAGTTTCTTCTCCCCAATAGTTTCTAATAGCTTTTTAAAGCCATCTCCAGAAACATCGATTTCGCCTTCCTTAAAGTCTAGGGCTGCGAAACCGTAACCTTTCTCTGTATCTACCATCTCCATAGCCTTAAGGAAAGCTACATAAGATGCAGTATTATCCTTAGCCTGTGTATCAAAGCCAAATACAGGTTTAAACCCCTTCCCATCATCGAAACCAAAGTATGCATAACGGTAATCACCCTCTCCATACTTATTATTAAGTATTCCTTTAAACTCAGGTGAACCCTTAACACTATAAGCGTACCCACTCGCCATGAATAGTAAGTCTGCATAAGTAACAGATAAATCAGAGTACTTAGAATCAGGTAAAGTATTAAACTTACTATCAGACTGACTAGCTTTAAACCTAACTTTTAACTCTTTAGAGGATGCCCTAGAGATACCCTGTAGGTATGAAGCAAAGGTTTTAGAAACACTTTCATCAAAACCTGCATACTCCGACAAAGCCTTAGTCATATTGTCTTGAGCAGTCTTAGAAGTTTTATCACTACTGCTACCCAAGTCTGTCATCCATGGAGTATAAAAATTAGAGAGATATACCCCCATAAAGCGTAGCTGAGTGGTATTTAAACCCTTAACAGTAGAGGGGTCTAAAGTCTTACCAGCTGCAAAGTTGATGTAAGTAGAAACCCTACCGTTACCAGAACCATCACTACGTGTAGCTCTTTCACTCGAAACAGTGTTTCCGCTACTGGTAGTAGACTCCTCGGCAAAAACAAGACCTCTACCACCTACAAATAAACTGCTACCACACATACTTAAAATCATAACTGAGGTAAACAGTTTTTTAACTAATTTCTTAAACATTTACTAACCTCTCTACCACACTACTTAAAGGCATCCGAGAATACCTGAATAAAATTACCTACAACCTCAAAAATTAATCCGCTATTTAGATACCCTAAGGCTATCATAACTAAAGCCACTGCCCAAGCCCTACGTTTCAGATACAAAGCCATATAAGTACCCTTGTTCATAGAGTCCTGCTCCTGAGCAGTAAAGTAAGCCTGAGAAGAGACTAATTTAGGTAATCTACCATCAGGTTTACTATCAAAGGACTTCCTAACCATCGGAAGAACAAGATAAGAGATATCTAACACCATAGAAAGACCTAGACCAATAAAGACAGCCAATGCAACTAAACCTAAGATAGTTGTAACAGGTCCGTTGAAAGGTTCATACCACTCTCTACCAGTTGCAATATCCGCGGTTAAGTCTTTCTCTAAGTTCCTAAGCACCTTAGAAGCGTCACCGTCCTGCAAGGATAAGAAATTATATAACTTATTCTTACTTTTTGGAGATAATTTAGACTTCTTTATTTCTAATAAAGCATGCTTAAGGAACTCAGTTCTTTGATTTACATATAAGCCCCTATAAGCGTTATTATCGAAATAAATGACTTTCTTTACCGCATTAACACTTAGAATGTCTACCCCTATAAACTCATTACTAGACCTAGCTACCTGAGAAAATACAGAAATAGCTGCGCCATCATCTACATAAGCTGAAGCAACACTATCTGTACCATCTTTATTAAATTTAGTAGGGGTCTCCGCATACACAACCCCTCCTCTAAATGCTGAAAAACTAGGAGAGAACGCACCCATCAAGGAAACGCATACCCCTCCTAGCAATAAAACTTTTCTTGCTTTCATACTAACCTCTAATCTGGAATATTTCTTCAAATATTTGTAGTAAGAACGTAAAGATATCGTATATCTGACCACTAATTAGATAAATAAGGATAATCGAAGTCAAAACGAAAATACCAACACGCTTCCTAAAATATACAGAAATGTAATCCCTATAAGTACCTGACTGTAAACTACCATCAACCTCTTTCGCGGTATCCCAAGCTTCTCCAGTAATTAACTTAGGCTTACCCTCTTCTGATTCAAGGAATGACCTAAATACCCCAATTGTTAGAAAAGCGATATCAAACACGATAGAAGATGATAAGAATACAAAGATAACAATTGCCAGAAAACCTAAGAACGTAGATAAAGGTCCACTGAACGGTCTAAACCAAGCATAACCCCTCGATAACTCAGAACTAGTATCTGAATTAAGAGCCTGAATACTTGTAGCCCTTTCTTTATCTTGGTCGGTAACAAAGTTAGTAACCTTAACTTTCACCTTACTAGGTAACTGAGACTCTTTTACCGTCTTAAGAGTAAGTTCTAATACTTTCTTCTTATCTTCATCAGACAATGACTGATAAACCTTATTGCTGAAAGAAAGCATCCCATCACTTGAATAAACAAGTAAGAACTTACCCCCAATAGATGTATTAACTACATTCATTGTGCTCTCCATAAGAGCAGAGGTTGCAGGGTCATCCGAGATGAAGCGGATAGCATCGGTCTCAGACCTTCTAGAGTCCTTAACGTAATTTCTAGCTTTCTCATCTACCTTAACACCGTTACCAGTACCACCATTATAATTAGCAGACGACTTAGCTTTTTTGCTATTCTCATCAGCCTTAGACTTAGCATCAGCTTTATTATTTTTAGAGTCGCTAGGGTTCTTGATACCCTTCTCGTTTACATATTCCGTATTAGAAATCTTTTTCTTTACTTCTTCTAAAGACTTCTTATACTTCTCTATGTCTTTTTCAGCCTGTTTAAACTCTTTCTCAGCTTTTGCATACTTACTACCAAGTAACTCTACCTTTAACCATTCACCCTTATACTTCTCCATATCCTTTTTGGCATTATCTCTTTTCTTAACAGCCTCATCATACTTCTTTTCTAAGGATTTCTGTTCTTTCTTAAGCTCATCTAAATTCTTAGCATAGATAACGTAAGGAGCATCCTGAACGCTAGACCTACCCCCTCCTAGAGCCGTATAAGCCATCACAGAGCCACCAAACAACAGGAGAAAAGATAAAGATAAAATAATTACCCTGCGTATGCCTTTCTCCGACTTACTACCCTTTCCGTCGAAAAGGTCAAATACTTCTTCTTTTCTAGATTTCCTAAATAACATAATAATGCCCTTTCAACAAAATAAGGCTTGGAATTTACTCCAAGCCTCTTAGCTAATAGAATTAGAAGCCCAAGAATCCTTGAACTAGGTCCATGATGAACCCTACTAAAGCGTAAATCTGACCTTGTACTAGGTAAAGCAAAGCAATTCCAAGGAAGATTAAAGAAATGATACGTCGACGTAAATAAATACCAATCGCATATTTATAACTTCCACCATCAGAATTTTGTTCTGAATCCTGAACCGCTGAAACCGCTTCGGTAGAAACAAGGAACTTAGCAACACCTTTCTCATCTCGGTTACCTTCAACACCACCCATTAAACCACGATAAGGCGGAAGAGTGATAAACGCAAGGTCTGAAACCATTACTATCCCTAAGAGGGCTAAGGTAAGGATTGCAAACAAACCAAGAATAGTACCCACGATGCCACTAAATGGCTGATAGATTGCATTTGCACGAACATAGTCAGGTTTAGTATTCTTAAGAATCTCTGTTAGGAGTTTAGAACCCATACCTTTCTTTGTTTGTAATTTTTGAAGCAACCCTGTTACAGTAGAACTTGTTACACCGTTATCACCGACCTGCTCGTTAGCTTCTTCAACCAACTGAGTAGTGAAGCGTTGTTGTTCCTGTTTGGTAAGGTCGTTGAACTGGTCTTCGTTAACGTCATAAGTTGTACCGTTAGAGCCATTAGACTTCTTATTGAACAACTCCTTACCTGTTACAGTACCACCTCCCTCGAGTGTGTAAGTATCCTCCGCCATCTTATTATAGATGCCGGTAGTCAAATTTGACTCAGCCTGTTCCGTGGTAATCGCATGATAAGTTGCACCCTGCAAACCACCAAATGCCAAAGCAATAGACATAGCTACTGCGACTACAAATTGTCTTTTCTTAGATTTCATAATCTAATCTCTCCTATATAAAGTATATTTTGTACGGTGAAAATTCATACATCAGGTAGAAGAATAACAAGAAACTCGCTACACCCATACCAAATCGCCATAACTCTTCCCACTTACCACCAGTAGCAAAGAATTTACTATTTGGTACAAACCTTATCTTCTCAGGTAATACCCTATGCCCAACTAGTTTGTTGACCAGTACCCCTCCTAAGAACCAGACACCACTAGGAGTGAGCATATCTAATACTAAATGAGAGATTAAACCTAAGACCAAACCCATGGAGATAAGCCTCAATACAATTCCCTCAGCTGTAAGCAGTCCACCACTACCACTCATAAGCTGTAGTAGCAACAAACAAACAACTGCAAAAGATAGGTCGGAATGTGTCTGCCAAGACCTGTGCCTTGCATCGAAAATTCCTAGCAATCTATACCATGTAGCTTTTTCACTCACACCCATCGAAAGCATTCTCTTTCGTAAGCCTGTTGTAAGGTGAAGTACCTTACAGAAACTCATAGAAATCACATCTTTCATAGGTGCTGAGTTATCATGATGGTCTTGGTCTGGCAACAAAGAACCAACAATACTAAAAGGATATATAATTGCTAGCTGAACTAAAGGAGTTACACCTTCTATTAGAAAACCCTGTTCCTTTAAAATATAGTAACCACCTAAAGCTGCAAGGACTCCTCCAACCCTATGCGACTTACCCTCCATAAATAATCTCTCTACCCTTCTAACTACTAGAAACCCCACTAAATAGGTAAGGATTTACCCTAGCACGAACTTTCAACCCATTCTGCCCGAATCGAGAAGAACTTTTTACGCTAACTCTACCACTACTGGTTGGAGTAAACTTAATCAATCCATACACAACCACAATATTTTTTAATTGCAACTCGTTCTTAATAAGTTCTTCATATCTTGATACAATATTTTGAACTAAGTTATACTTAAGACCTAATTTCTCTGCAATCTCATAGTATTGATACCCTAAAGGTAGGATTTCTACATCGTGTACCCCTACCATCGTTGCAATAGATAGATAATCTACTGTCTGACCTGCCTTTACCCTCTCTAAGACTAAATCATTATAAGCATCAATAACTAACTTAACCGTACTCTCAGGCAAAGAAGTCCACCAAGAGGACATCATTACCATATTAGAGGAATACTTAACTGCTACCACTACGCTACCTCCAACGTTACCATACGAGCCTCAAACAATGTTTCAGAAATCTGAACTATATGATACTGCGACTCAAGAATATCATCATTTAAAACAGCTACTGCAAAAGGTAATGATGAACTCATTACCTCGAAAACTAATATATCTTCAGGATATTTTAGGTTTTCCTCGCAGAGCCTGAGTAATGCATTACGAACTTTAACTCGCTCTAGTAAGTTGGAAGATACCGACTTACCAAAACTAAAGTAACGCTCTCGTAAAATTTCCCAAACCTCACGCATACCTAACTACTCCTACCTTAAAATTGAAATGAGCTTAACTTCTCAGCAATGATTGCAAGAACTCTCAAGATTAAACCACCTACATTAATACCAAAATCAGTAAATGCTGATGTGAATAATAGAACAGTTGCAATACCCAAGAAGAACAAGAAACCAATCCGCTTACCTAGATAAATACGAATAGGAGACTTACCACCATTCTGCTGTACTGAATGACTCTGCGCACCCATACCAACCGCAGGTCCGCCAAATCCTCCAGCTCCGAGAACCCCTGGCATCCCACCTGCCATGTGACCATTTGCCTGAGCAGAACCACCAAGCATAGAAGAAACCATGACAGCCTCATCAGATACCCACTGACGACCACCTAGAGAAGTGCTACCACCTGCACTAGAGCCAACCATACCACCTGTACCATCAGTACCTGCCGTGTATAAGAAACCACGAACAAATGGTACGGCAATGTAAAGTAAATCTAAAGCAGTGATTAAGCCGATACAAGCAAAAGTACCAATTAGGATAAAGCTAATAGCAACTCCAATCATATCTGTCAGCCACTTAGAGTTATTTTTAGCATTTTGCATATCTTCTGTTTTTACTGGGCGATACCCCTTTATAGTATCAGAGATATTACCAGTATCACTGTTAGTGTTTTCTGTACCAGTGTTAGGGGTACTGTTGTTTTGCTCATTACCAGAATTAGGGTCATCCCAAGCATAAACAACTTCATTACCTACAAAAGCTTCCTTAATATA